GAACATTTTATGTTCTAGAACACGAAGCGTGTTTACTGGATTATCCATTGTTTTTATCCTGCTCATTACTCAACCGCAAAGCGCCATTGTCTTCAATTCCTAGCACAATGCGAAGATAGTCTTGCGACTTCATAATATACACAAACTCGCCATTGCCAATATGCTCAGCAGTGCCGTCAATAGTCTTGCATCGCATAATATTGTGCATGGTTTTCTTTTGAATCCAGATGCCTAGACACACACCAAGCATTGCGGAAACAATCATCAACGAAACAGTGTCAATCATCAGTAGTGTCCCCAAAAAGTTAATCACGCCATCACGCCATGCGGATGATGTCATCGCGGTTCATTACGAAAACTCCCTTGAACAGAAAGAATACCCCTCCTCATCATCCCAATCATATTCAGGATTGAAATAACCTTGCTTTCGCGCTGCATCATTATGAAGATGATTCTTGATTCCGTTATGCGCGTTGATATGGTTTGGTGACTTGACGGTTTCTATCAAACGCACAAAATCTTCATAGTCAATGCGGTCATGATACTCATCCATGATAATCTTATCTTTGAGAAATTCTTTGTAAAACTTCCAAGAAACAAGACCATCGTACTTGTAGCCTTGAAAGGTAAATGCCCAACCACCAGAAGACTTGCCAATATGGAATTCTTCATCATAGCGATTGCAACAATCACATTTGTTCTTCGCAACGTAATAATTAGTTCCCATTATCATGCATCCTTACTTTCATACGTCAAACATTCTTTCTTCTAGTTCATTTAGTAAACGGCGAACCTTACCGTCATCTCTATCATACAATGCCGCTCGCATATTGTATAGATATGGACGAAACTCGCCAAAGACTTCTTCTATAACTGCTCGCCTGATATCTTTTTGACATTCTGTAAGATGTGACGGTTTGTCAACAACTTTACTCATACCAAATCTTGCTTCTACGTTATAAACATAAGAAGTTGGGTATGATGAATATGATGGCATAGATATACTGTTAGTTTCGATATCAACAAACTGCATTGTATGCACAGTTTCACCAGTAAATGTTGCAGTAATTGCATCCGATAGTTTACTCATTCTTCCACCTTTCTAATAAGAATTTCAATATCAGCAGGGCAACCGCAGCCACCCAAGCCACGCATATCTAGTCCAAAGATTTCGTATGCGGTATCATCGTTGGGGTCAACATTGTAGACACGGATTGTGCCGACAATCTTATGACTGCCAATCCAACCCTGCTCATTGTCCATGCATCCAATATCCTGCACATAGTCTTGAAAGACCTCTGTAAACTCTTTTAGTATTGGCTCTTTATCCCACCGCATTATTCAACTCCAAAATGCTTCTTAATCATGTTGTAACAAACCTCAGTGCCCATTTCTCTACCTTCTTGGTAATCTTTGCTAGCCGATACTTGGTCACCGCCCACAGTCTTACAAATTTGGGCACATTGTCGCACAATCAACTCAGCAAACTTTTCTGCTACTTCTTCGCTTAGATTGCCTTGACTACCTTTGTCCATACAATAATTAATTGCCTGGTGTCTAAGTTCTTTAATTCGTTCGTTCATGGTCGATACTCCAGTTTGATACAGTGCCAGCCATTACGCTTTGCCCACCACATCTTGCGGATAGCAGCAAATAGGCTTTCACCAGCGTATAGTTGCAACCATCTAAATTGTCCACCTTCAGGACCATCCCAAACATTGACTTCGTATGTGTAACCCATCACTTGATTCCAAAATGTTCTTTGATATCACTGACGCAGTGCATTCTGCCTGTATTGTAGTCGCTGTTACCCACACGACTCTGACAGGCTTTGATACACTCTTCCATTACTAGTTTGCCAAACTCATTATAGTAGTGTACGTCAGCAGGAAAATTATGCTCCATTAAGGTAAATTCCCAAAGTTCTCTGAGCCGTAGATTAATTTCTTCGCCCATTACTTGACTCCAAAATGGTCTTGTAGCATTCTTGCTGCGCTCTTATGGGATACAGGTTCTGCGTCAAGCACAAAAATAAACTGAGCACATTCTCGCACAATCAACTCAGCAAACTTCTCTAGCGCATCCTGTCGTAATTGTACTTCTGGGACTGCTACTGCAAGATGTCTTGGGTAGCGTTCCTCTGCTTGTTTGAGTAGTTTACCAATTCGGTCGTTCATCACATAGTATCCTTTAGATACTTGACCTGAGCAATTGCGTCAGCATCTCGCCCATGCCACTCTAGGTTATCAATTGCGGCTTGAAGCACCAATTGAGCATACCGATATCGAGTGTACGGACCACCCCAGTCTTCCTTGGTGTCCTGTAGTGCCTGATTCCACAAATCGTCAAGTTGAAAATTCTTCATGGGGTTGAATTCCTGTTAGCACATCAAAAGTTCATGAACATCAAAGTCAGCGTAGACAATATGCTTGAGTTTGCTCAACTGTTGAGCCCTAGCGCGAGCAGCCTCCACATTATCGTAGACCGCCTCAATCTTGCGTTGCTCAGTTCCACGTTCTCCAAAGCCTTCGTAGCGTTCATCGTAGTATACAACAAAAACGTTCATTACATATTCCTCAGTACAGTATTACCATCAGCATCAACAGTGAGCCAAGATTTTCCGCGAGGGCAAATTTGTTCACTCACTATTTTCTTGAGAGAATCGTTCTGTTCTGATAGCAATTTTGATAGTTCTCGCAGCCTTGCAATTTCAGTTTGCATAGCCTGTATTCGGTCACTAATTTCTATAGAATCATCGTCCCACCAATCGTTCATCGGTAGTCACTCCACTTCAGCCGCTTGATTGGCCAATCCATCCAAACACCCTGGATAACCTTGCTTTCGCAGAGCCACCATGAGGAATGGTCAAGACCCATACCGCCAGGACGATAACAAACTTTGAATTGGTTCATCATCACCATCCACCTTCTGTCATGTCCATCAGGTAATTATAAACTAGATTTGGCTCAGAGTCAAATGTTTTGCGCGGAGTTTCCCCGTCAAATATCTTGTTTGGAGAATCCCACCATTGCTCAACATAATCCTTGCCGACTAAAGCAGTCACTAGTGCATCACAACGGTTGCGCAAAGATTCATTCATTACTTCACCTCTCGCGGAACAAAACTCTGCTCCAACAGGATAATCATGGTTTCAATCTCACGGATGAGGTCAGCGGGTTCTTCGCTCCAAAAGATATCCCCCCAAGCAACCACTTCTTCGCTGTATTCCAGCATCATATTGAAGATGCCCTGAATACAAACGTTTTCAGGATAAGAAGTCAGAAAGTAATTCAGAGCAAAGTGCTCATATGCGTTCAATTTACTCATATTATTTCCTTTTGCGGTCTGTTACGATTGCATACATAATTATGGCAGGTACGATAACGCAGGTAATCAAACCAACCACCATTCCAATGTTTAGCAATGCCAGTAATACTTCTAACATTTTACTTTCCTGTGTCATTCATAAACTTGAGAGCCAAGACAATTCGTTCATGACCAATCTCAGCATCAAATCGAGCGATGTACGTCGCAACGACTTCTGAGCGAGAATCGTTGGTGTCATCAAACAGGCAAGTTTCCCAACGGTCAGGGTCACGCATCATCTTTGGCAGACGCACCGTGGAAACCGTGATGTTACCAACGACAGTCAGACTAACAGGTTGACCAACCACATAATCGTTCATCACTTCAATTCCTCTTCATGGACGGTGCAGAACGCCTCACGCTCGCGCGTTCGCTGGATGCGCGCAGCCTCAGCATCCTCGCGTCGAGTGAACACACCAACGACCGTTGCGCCATACCCTCGACTATCGTCTTCTTCTATCACGACATAAACTTTCAGATAGTCTTCCATCTCACTTACCCTTCTTGGCAACTTTCTTCTTTGCCTTCTTGGCATCTTCCGCTTCGGCTTCAGCCAGTTCCTTGCGCAACTTCGCAAGACGGGCAACACGTGCCTTTTCTTTGCGTTCCTTGCGCAACTGACGCTCAATCTTGGCTTGTTCTTTTTCCTTGGCTTCACGCACCTTGCGCGCAGCATCTTCCTTCTGGTGTTCTTTCCACCAGTTCAGGTGCTGCTGCTTGGTGATGCCAACTTCCTTCCAATTGATGCGGTCAACAATGGTGGGGTCAATCTGCATGATGCCGCACAGCACGGCTTCAAACTTCTCAACCACCTTTTCCATCTTGCGCACTTCGCTGTGCGCGCTGTTGTAGCCACGGTCATACGAATCATCGCCGTTATAGCAGGGCATAATCTAAACTCCAATTAAAACGTGTTGAGGTCAGGCTGGTGCTCAGCAATCAGCTGACGCTCCAACTGGTACGCCGCTTTGCGACCACGAATGACCTGAAGAATGGTGCGATTCCAGTCACACTCCATAGGATGCTTGCGCAGGGCTTTGTGGAGAGTCCATGCCTTGGCTTCCGTGAAAGCCTTGGAGACATGGCGCTTGAAGCGCACCTTGAGCGTGCGTACCTTGGCAGAGCCAATCACGGCAGACAGCCCGATATAGGTGCTGCCCGTGTGCTTGTTCTCCAGCACATACAGGATGTAGTTGCGGTCTGACCGCTTTTTGCGTTTTGCTACCATACTTATATTGTACTGAAATCTAGGAAAAAGTCAATGCGAAAAATTCTTGTAGAATCAACCGCTTACAGAATCTGCTCGCGGCAACCAGGACGCTTGCCCAGCGCAGGCGCAAACGATACGCACCACGGTGCAAAATCATTAGCATCATCGCGCATGCCGTAGACGTTGAACACGCCATCTTCGCACAGGATTTCAAGCCCATCCACGATGGCGTACAGGCAACGCATGCTGGCACCAGCATACGCATTGCGCGCATTCTCAGGGAGCAGCGTGAACGTAGCACGGGACAGCAGATTGTCGAACGCTGTAAAAGTCATGTCATCGGGATTGGTGATGTCGCGGTTCATATTCATTCCTTGTTTCTATACTTAAGATTGTACTGAAATCTAAGAAAAAGTCGATAGGAAAAACTTCTGTAAAATCAATCCCTTACTAGGCTGCGTAGAATTGCGCAGGTGCCAAGCAGATTTCAGCCACCCCGTAGCATCCCCAGACGGAAAAAATGCCCCTGACGTGAATCTAGGGGCATCTATTCAGAGTCAATCCCATAATCCCTGATAATACTTTCCAAACAGCAATAATCCTTTTGAAATCCGATTATGATGCTTTTTATATCCCTCATAATCAAATTTAGCGGTATGATTTGGACCATTAACTATTTCAACATAACCATTATCCTTTTTTACAAAAGCATAATCATTTACGCCGGAATGAAACTGAGAATCATTATCCTCATCATTCAGTTGCTCAAAGGTCCAGATAATCTCATCCAGCACCCAATCCCAACGGGCTTCATGATTGGCATCAATATCCCATTCATTTTCTTTCGGGGGAGCAGCCGTTGACCGTAGATTCTTGGGAACATCCTTGTTGTCAACAAAGGGAGAGCTGTGCTTGGTTGCCTTCAGTTGCTTGAGCATCGGCAGGATAATCATGGCAAGAGTGCTGTTCATATTCCACGTGTCATAGTTGTCAATATGAATCTTCACCTTGCGTTCGCGCTTGGACTCAACCCACTGACAGAAACGTAGCAGCAAAGATGGCTTATTATCATCGCCAGATAGCCATGCGCCAAACTTATGGACAGAATCATCTTCATGCTTATCCTTCCAAAACAGAATCTTTTCAGCAATCTGATATGGTCCAATCCAATTCTTGTATGGTCCAATGTTTACCTTCATATGAACTCCTAAATACGGTATCTACCTAGACTTGGGGAAAAGGATGCAAAATATCCTACAAGAAGTCGGTATTAATGCAGGATTAATTGTGTCTGGATTGTTCGGTTCTTTATTAACTATCAAAAAAGGTCATGCTACACGACTCAGTAGTGTAGCCCTAAGCATTGCTGCGGGCGTTGGTTCCGCTAACTATATAACTCCAGTTGTTGTAGATTCCCTGAATCTCACCAACCAGAACCTTACCTTTGGAATTGCGTTTATTCTGGGCTTCCTTGGCTTGAGCGGTATTGATTTCGCAATCAAGAAACTTATGCCTGATATGGAAGAACAGACTGCCCCTAAACGTAAACCTTCAAAGCGTAAAGCCGCCAAAAAGAAAACATCAGGGAAGAAAAAGCCAAGGGGATAGAGCATGAGTTTCTTTCAAATCATCAACATCTTTGCCAACTTACTAATTTGTATTGGTATGACTGGATTCTTTGTTCTGCTGTTCGGCAATGCTACAAGCATTGTCCAAAAGTGGAGCATCCTACAGCACTGGTCATTAAAGACAACATTAGTATCTATCATCGCGTGTTCACTATGGAATGCGACAAATACCGTATATACTGTAATTGTACCACGTGGCGCTGATTACGTCACTGCTATAGAAGCACCAGTTGGCGAAGTGTTGATGAATGTTGGTCTAGCCTTTCTGTTTGCTTGGGTTGTATACTTTCACAAATTTCACTTTATGAAAGTAGCACCCCAAAAAGGTGCAGCCAAGAAGACTGCGGTCAAGAAGAAGAAAGTTGCTCCTCGTAAGAAATAGCATCATTGGTATAATGCTCATCGCATCGGGTTATAACCCAACCGCTACCGCGCAGCCTACCTTTGTTGCCGCATTCTTCACAGATGCTGTATGACATCTCTTCTGCCATCATGACCATTCCGCGAATGACGTCATTGCCACCGTCAAAGTAGAAACGCATACCGCCAAACTTCTCTTTGACTTGAGCGGCAACAACTTGCTCAATCTCTTCATCATGAGGCGGGGGATACTTACGTTCCCAATCTAGATAGTTCTGAATTCTCTTACAGAGAGCATCAATTAAGTCAAACCAACCGTCACCGCACTCAAACCCAAACCCCATAGGAGTCTGAGTTACTGGTGCGTGACGGTCACGAAAAATCTCAGGATACTTTTCGCAAAGTTCATTATCTAGTTCTTCACGCATTGTTTTGAAGCCACTTCAGAACATTCTGAGGGGAAGTCTCACCATATGGGTCAGCAGGGCAGTTGTCTTCAAGACCCGGCTCAACAAACAACTTCTCAATGACGCCATTCTTGATAACAGCAGCATAACGCCAACTGCGCTGACCAAAACCAAGATTATCCTTCTTGACCAGTGCGCCCATCTTCTTGGTGAAGAGTCCGCTGCCGTCAGGAATGACCTCAACATTCTTCAGTTCCTGCTGCTTTGCCCAAGCATTCATTACAAACGCATCATTTACAGATACGCAGTAAATCTTACTAATCTTATGGAGAGTAAACTCAGGATAGAGTTTCTCAAAGTCAGGCAACTGATAGGTTGAGCAGGTTGGAGTGAATGCACCTGGCAGTGAGAATAGAACAACGCGCCGACGCTTGAACAAGTCGCCGCTCTTTACATCTTCCCAACGATAAGGATTTGGTCCACCAACAGACTCATCACGAACACGAGTCTTGAATACAACATTCTGAGGAACCTTCTTGCCTTCTTCAATCATTTCAATCTCCTAATATAAAATGGCGGATGTGGTAGGATTCGAACCTACGGATGGTTTCCCATCGACGGTTTTCAAGACCGTTCCATTAAACCAGGCTCTGGCACACATCCTTAAATGGCTGAGGGGCTAGGATTTGAACCTAGATAGACGGATTCAAAGTCCGTCGTCCTGCCGTTAGACGACCCCTCAATATACGATAATTATATATCTGTTTGCTTGAAGAGTCAAGTACTTACTTCAGCAGGCTTCTCTGCTTCTTCAGCATACTTTTGTAGTACCTTGTCGCCAGCACGGCAGACGGATTGCGCAATGTTTGACGCAAGAGTGCCACCGTCAAATACAAAGTCAATCTTTGCTTTTTCAACGTTGTCCATACCAACAAGAACAAGTTGACCAGACTGAACCTTACATGCAGTTACTGGAACAGCAACCTTTACAAAATTAAAGACCGTCTTGCCCGCTTGGTGTGTTCTAAACTGAACAATCCAAAACATCTGCTTGCTGTCGTTAGTAATTACATTTAGAGAGTTGTTCTTGAACTCCCAAACCGTGCCATCAGGCATCTTTGTAAATGTTGTCCACTTGCTGGGCTCTTCAGCAAGAGCAAGAGATGGGATTAAGGCTAGTGTAGCAAGCAAACGTTTCATATATTCATCCTTAAATAGGAAAACAGATTCTCAAAATGGAGCGGGTAGCGAGAATCGAACTCGCACGATAACCTTGGCAAGGTCACAGGCAACCATTACATCATACCCGCAAAGTGGTAGCAGGAACGGGACTCGCACCCGTGACCCCCGGATTATGAGTCCGGTGTTCTGCTGCTGAACTATCCTGCAACTGTTTGGTACCTCGTGACAGAATCGAACTGCCGAAACCGCCGTGTAAAAGCGGAGTTATACCATTTAACTAACGAGGCATACATTCTATATAGGTGGAGTTGCTGACAGGATTTGAACCTGCGTGAAACTGATTTGCAGTCAGCTGTCTAACCACTCAACCACAGCAACAAATAAATCTTGGTCGTCGTCAAGGGACTTTTCTCGCAGCCAAGACTGCGCTACCGATTAACGATGGTAGAACCGTCGCGATTGGTGCTCTCGGACTGAATCGAACAGTCTATCTCGGGGTTACAAATCCCGCGCATCGCCAGCAATGCTTCAAGAGCGTGTATCTTCCATCCAAGAGTAGTCACCTAAGCAAACTACCTTGGCTTTGTATTCGTAATCTACTGGTGGTCCACTAGACCAATCATTTGGTCCCATTGGAGACAGTATCATTATACTCTTTCTTTTTTGAAAAATCAAATAATAAGTCTTGCCGGGAATAATCTTAAAATTATACTTGGCGTTGTAGACCATATCAGTTATATCTAGGCGTCTTTTAATTCCATCTGCTTGCTTCTGCAACACAGCAACAACTTCCATAATCCTGTCATACTCTTGCTGAGCACTTAGCCTAGCAATGTTTATCATCTGGTCTTTTTCTTTCTCAACAGGAACTAGGTCAAACTTTGGCGCACCTACTTCCATAGGGTAAGCAATAGCATGACGCTTCATCATATCTTCTTTAGTGATGTCCATGCTATTTCCTGTATTGGCGACCCCGACAGGATTCGAACCTGTGACCCACAACTTAGAAGGTTGTTGTTCTATCCAACTGAACTACGGAGTCTAAACTTGGAGCAGAGTACGGGAATCGAACCCGTTTAGCCAGTTTGGAAGACTGGGACACAACCAATATGCCAACTCTGCTCAATATGGTACGAGTGGCGGGATTCGAACCCGCAAGCCCGAAAGCGGCAGATTTTAAGTCTGCTATGTATACCATTCCATCACACTCGCATTGTAAATTGGTCGGGCATACAGGATTTGAACCTGTGACCTTCTGCTCCCAAAGCAGACGCACTACCAGTCTGTGCTAATGCCCGATACTTTTATATAGTTGGTGGGACCACTCGGGTTCGAACCGAGAATGCTCTTTAAGAGGACGAATTATGAGTTCGCTGCCTGCGACCAATACGGCTTTAGTCCCTATTTTAAGGTGGTAGGAGTGGAGGGTAATGCTCCCTCTTTTACGGATTAAAAGTCCGTTACATCACTTTAATGTTTCACTCCCATAATATGGTGGGTGAAGTAGGATTCGAACCTACTCAGCCTAAACAACAGATTTACAGTCTGCCCCGACTCTCCAACTTCGGCGTTCACCCAAATTGCTTCCTGTATGCGGTGGTAACTATAGTATCACTAGGTGTATTCCATGCATTGGTTTTCACCCGCTCGACTAACACCACGCTCTTACCTTCCATCCACTCCTCGACCCATACAGGACTGTCGTGTTGCCAACGCCAGTTCGGTTAGACTGGAACCACCCTACGGTTATCACACCGCTTCTCATCGTCTGGGTAGACTAGCCATTGACTAGATGGCACGTTAGGTTGATTGTTTGCACTATTTGCTGCGTCTCACCTTCAGGAGTCTAGAACTGAAGTTTTCTTTTGGCGCAGTTACTCAGGCGTTGCGTGCCTGTGGCTTACAAACAATCAAATTTGGTGGACCGTGAGAGAATCGAACTCTCACCTTCGCGATGCAAACGCGACGTGCTCCCATTATCACTAACAGCCCAATACTTTATATAGTTGGTGGGATAGGAAGGACTTGAACCTTCGACCTGACGCTTATCAAGCGTCTGCGCTAACCAACTGTGCCACTATCCCGTAAACTTGGCGGAGAGTACAGGATTTGAACCTGTGTGACGATTACGTCCATCTGTTTAGCAAACAGCGCCAATTAGCCTCTCTGGCAACTCTCCATAAAATTGGTAGTCCCAACGGGAATCGAACCCGTGTCATCACCGTGAAAGGGTGATGTCCTGACCGCTAGACGATGGGACCATTAAACTTATGTGGCATTAGTGACGAACCATACAGCGGCTTCCCAGCCTGTATCTGTAGGTTCAAATCTTGCTATTAGACCACTGCCATTATGAAAATGTGGGTCAAGTTTGATTTTTTCTCTAACATCGTAATTCGTAACTAATATCTTATTGCCCTCAAATGTTGTACAGTTGGGGTAATTTACCAATGAGACAAATAGTTCATTGGCTGTGTAAACCTTTTTTACTTTAAAAGAAGAAGGGTCTGGGTTAACGGAATTTCGCATCAATATCGATGGCGGAATAAAATCTGACCCTCTGAGAAACGGGTTGCAGCCCATAACAAACACCTCTAAACTAGAGAAACAAAATTGGTGCGCAAGGAGAGACTCGAACTCTCACGCCTTTCGGCAACGGCTTCTAAGACCGTCGTGGCTGCCATTACACCACTCGCGCAAATAAAAACGCAACATGTCAACCGACAAGCACTTGACACTAGGCACTGGGCGCGACCCCTGTCTTGCTGTTGCGAAAAAAGTATTGGGCTTCGCACCCAAATTGGACATTGCTAGCGCACTCAGTCTATGTCTAATCATCAACTGGCTGGCACGGCTGGATTCGAACCAGCAACCTAATGATTAACAGTCATTTGCACTGCCATTGTGCTACGCGCCAAAATCATGCCGATTTTTTCTGTAGTATCAGAACTGCGGTCTACATTTATAGTGCGCCTGTCCTCGCGCAATGCGGTTTACGTTTGATACCTGAAAGCGCAGTGCACTGGGCAATCAGCAATGTATCATTCATCCTCTTGCCTATAGGCATCAGCAAAATTACACCGCAAGGTCATGTTTGCTGTTATCTTACACTGGCTGGAGCATAACAAAAATACATCAACAGCCATATGTTTCGCCAGAGTCTCACTGGCTCATCAGAGATATATCCACATTTAAGCCAAACGAATGTTCAGCCGACCGCATGCGCAATCCAGCCCCAAGTGTTTTTAGTAGGTGGGGCGGGTAGTGGGACACCCTTTGAGAATCTGTTTTGTAAAGAGCATACACAAGCCAACTTGGACTCGTGGTGGGATATCTATATATATCCCTTTTTTCACGTTAGATAAGAATGATACCCTAGTTCGCGTGAAAAGTAAAACTTTTTTTTCGTCATCAAATCAATTAGTTACGATACTCAACAACTTTCTTCAGGTTTTTCATGGGAAAGTTACATCGTCCTTGTTCTCGCATTTTTCGCTGAAAGCAAATCGTACAATCTGAACAAACATCAAAGGTCTTGCCAGCCTTAACAACTACAACTTCCTTTACATATTCAGTCCATTCACTATCAGTAAAACAATCCAACTTAACTAGACTCATGATAACTTCCTCACATTCACTACATGACTACAGGTTTTCCTATAAGAAAAACCAGTACAATTACATTGCAACTTGCCGTTAACACTAGAGACATAATATGTCTTGCCAGTGCTTCTGACCCTGACCTTGAAGACACGCGCATTGGTTTTATCCGCAACACCTCCCTTCAGCACTTCGATGCTAATGACAGCAGGGTCACTAGCCTCAAACTCAGACACAGGAAACCGTTCATTTCCAGTGCGTACAGCAAACGTAAATGTTCGGCTTGAAGGCACAACAATACCTTCATACAGATTCTTATTGCCAAACCTTACAGTCTGGATGCGAACCCGTGAACCAATGCTTGGAGCAATATTCATAGCGGATTGAAAAAGAAAATGTGACGAATGAACTTGTACACAATGTACACGATGATTGCTACAGATAGCGCACCAAGTGACATTCCAAACATGACATTAAATGTCTCCATCATCATCTCCCGGTGGGTGCTTGCTCGCAAAATACTCTAGCAGTGCGCCAAGAGTAAATGCGATAGCAGCAGTTGTATACCAACCAAACGCAAAGAACAGCAACGCAAATACAATGAATATAATCACGCAGCATCATCCTTGACATGCCGTGCGATGCGCTCCACCTCAAAAGACAGCATGCGCAACTTGGTCGCAAACCGCTCCAAATCGGCAGGCGTGCGGTCTGACCGTAGAATCATCTCAGAAACAGAGATGCTCATAAACAGGTCATCCAACTCACGCTCAGTCTTGGTCATGTTAAGCAGCCTTTTTGTTCTGGTTGTTGAGAAAGTTGATGCGACGTTGCAGAAATTCTGCAACTTCAGGAATGTCCATCGCAAGACGGCTCAACATGGATTCGTAATAACCGGCGACATATGCATACTGCACTTCACCCTTGTTGGACTTAGATTGCTCTTCAATAAGCGCAATCAATTCTTTGATATTGTCGTTCACTTTCGTTCCTGTTTCGTTGTTCATAGGTATATAATACTGGATTCTGAGAAAAAGTCGATGTCAAAAACTCTTGCGGAATCAATAACTTAGAGAACAGCCAGAGATTCCATGACGTTGATGGCATCTTCACAGGAACCATCAACGGTCGCAACAGCCCTGAAAGAGTCACCAGTGCGAGTGTCAATTTCGTACTGGTAGTTGCCTACCTGAAACAGGCAGTAAGTGATGCCCTGCTCATTGGTCATGCTCTTGATGAATTCACACATCTTCATGTTAGGCAACCTGCTTGAAGCCAAAGAAATCAACCTGATACTTGACGCCATCCTTTTCCATGATGTCGCCCATCATGGTGGAGCGCAAGCCATACTCACGACCATCAACCACGTGCAGCGGAGCCTTGACCCACACTTCAGGATGGAAGTCAGCGTTTTCCACCAGACGGTCGCACTCATCAAAGATGAGGCGCGTCTTGGACCAAGAACCATTGATGTTCTGGGTCATGCGGTACGCTTCCTCAAGGTCATCGGTCAGCACTTCAGCGACCAACTCCTGCGGATTGTTCAGAACGGCAGCGCCGTGAACCAGCACGGTAAACTCATCTTCAGCAGTCCAGGTGCGGTGGTAAACACGAATCATCTTTTTTTCCTCAAATTTCACTATACCTTTATTGTACTGAAATTAAGGGAAAAGTCGATAGGAAAAAATCCTGTAGAATCAATAGGTTACGTTTTTACCAGTTCCAAACTGTCTTTGCGCATCCAATTTGTGCGCCGAATGTTGAATGGTGTGTTGGGCTGAAATACTTGGATAAATTCAGCACCATCAACAAAGCGACTTTCATACATATTACTTGTGTATAAAATGTCGCTGTTGATGCGATTGCGATAGGCTACAATCTTTTCAGTTTTCTGTGTCCCATTCTGCTTCTTCATATTCTTCACCTTGGATGTAATTTCGTGTATTAAAGTCAGCCCGTCGTAGCCTATCACTAGGCTGTAGTCGATGGGATTTACGCTTCTCTCTGTACTCACGGTCGGATTCACCCAACTCTTGGTACTCATAACGCTTCTTCTTAGACATAGAAATTACAACTCTCCCTTCTTCTTCATTTGCTCGTATATACGGAACAGACCATATTCTCTGCCGTATGCCTCCACTTCCCACGGAGACTCAAAATAGTTTTCCAAGCGAGTCTTGTAGGAATCATCAAACTCTTCGCCCTTGTATCGAACAAATCCATTCTTATAATCAAATATCTCATTGTTGAGGTATTGCTTAACGTGAATTAGTTCATGACCAAGGTCAATAAGTATTTTCTTTAAACGTGTCAGCGGTTTTTTAGCAGCCGCATTATATCTAGGGTACGTCAGGACTACACTAAACTGGCGCTTGTCTTTGATGACGCCTTCATACATACACCAAGCACGGATTGAACGTGCCTCTTCATACTCTTCATCATCCAAGTCATCAGGGTGTATGATTTTAATCTTGATTAGTGCAGTCTTTTGAACTGACTTCGGCACAAAGCGATTCAATACAAAATTCGCGTACTCTCTAATATAATTCACATCGCTCTTATCCAAAAGTGTGTTTTGAATTCGAACCATGTTTGCTCCCCTATTCTACCCTTAGCAGAATCGTATCTTTGTTGATACGCCCATTGAGTTTCTGAGGCTTGGCATTGACGCCATCCATAACCTTACGGAGGGCAATCTTACCACCAGTCACAACAGTATTTAGAACGTCCTTTGGCTTTCTTAGGGTCTTGGAGATAGAATTAGATGGATTGTAATTAACAATCGTAGCGCCCTTTACAGCCAATCCGGCACTGTTTTCTGCGACATACAAGCCCAGTTTGCGAGTTTTCACGTTAAATACCCAAAGTTGCTGGGCTTCAAGAATTTTTACTGGATTTAGTGATGTCAACTTAAATTCAGTGTCTTCCTGCTTGAAGGTCAACTTACTGAGAATCTTTTCTACAGAAATAGACTTCTTCTTGCGAGGCTTGCGGACAACCTTCTGATTGACGCCAATCTTACCGGCATCTTGTACAATACCAGCAATCATCTTGGTTAGGTTCATCAACTTGGTCTTTCCAAGCGCAGCATACCCTTCAGCTAACTCCTTGTCCTTACCGGACAAAGCCAATACAAGTTCTTTAGAACGTTCACGGAAGTAGTCTGCGATATGACTGGCATGAGCAGCCTTTACGCCATTTTCTGTCATCCATTCATAGGCATTGAACTCGCTATACTTGCCTTCATAATCATCAACTGCACCTTCAAGTTCAGAGATGAATCTCTTAGCCTTCTGTTCAGTTAGTTCCTGAATACTAGGCGCATTCACCTTTGCGGCTTGAATGGCTTGACGCGCAGTCTTAACTCTAACAATCTCATCCTTCATCTCTTGCTCCATCTGTTCAATGGTAGCAAGAGAGGTTTCTGTAAACACGCAGCCGCGCTCTAGCATGCGCTTAGACCATGCTAGTGTACGAAAGTTACGGGCAATGTTCTGTTCAACCTTAAGATAGGCTGAAGCATCCTTCTCATTCTTGTTCTCATCATACCAAGTATAGGCTTTGATGATATCAGACTGCGTGAATTCACCTTTCCAATCTGGTTCCAGATTGTAGACAGGCTTACGAACCTTTGCCATTATTTTTAACCTACGCGAATGTTCTTGACGGAATCAACACGGAAGGAACGCCAGCCACCTGCTTCAACATCCCATACAGAGAGATTGTTGCGCACGCCTTCAGTAAGCATCTGCTTGCTGCCGGTTTCAGGTGGGAGATATTCAGGAAGGAGAGTACAACGCATGGTGCGCTCAGTACCGTCAACCTTAGTGAAGGTGACAGTCATCACGTTGTTCTTGAGCAATTCAGACAACTGAGCCTGATTCATATCAGCCTTGGGTTCACGAACAAAGAACCCATCATTAGTAGTCACAACATCATTATTCATAATAACCTCACACTTGTTTCAGTACATTCTTAATTTGCGAATCGGGAATGGAGAAATCGCCCATTACCTTTTGGACCATCTGCTTAAGCGTTTTCTTCGGAATACTGTCTACCTTGACAAGTAGACCATTGTATCCCATTTTGCCTAATCTGGAGATGTAGCCGTGCGGGTCACCAAGCACGGCTTTCGTATATTCTACTTCGTTTTCTTTGAAAAGTAAAATGTTGTATTTAAAGCCGATTTCAGTTTCTACGGCTTTGGTTGCATTTTTGAATTTGTAAAAGTCAGTATTCAATACAGTGTTTTCAGAATTGGCTGTTGTCTCAGTAGTGAGATACCAAAACGCGCCATCACAATTCTCTACAGTATCTTGCTCCGACATTTTAGTTTCTCCTCAAAGTATGCTGCGGTCTTATCTAGACCTTCTTGTAGTTCTACAGTAGGATTCCACTTCAGTCGCGTTTGTGCTGTAGTGATATCAGGCTTACGCTGTTTTGGGTCATCTTGTACAGCAGGAACATAACATGTCTTAATTCCGTAACGGTCTACTATCATATCCGCTAATTGCTGAATAGTAAACTCAGTTGGGTTGCCGATGTTTACAGGACCAGCAAGGTCACTTCTTGCGAACCGCAGGATACCTTCAATCAAGTCATCAACATAACAGAAACTGCGACTCTGTTGTCCTGTTCCTTGAATGACAAGGGGCTCTTTGCGAATGCCAGCAACAATAAAGTTACTGACTACACGACCATCATCCGTAGCCATACGTGGACCATAAGTATTAAAGATACGGAACACGCCAGTGTTAGTATCATGAACTCGTTTAAAGTCAAAGAAAAGGGATTCTGCTGCGCGTTTGCCTTCATCATAACAAGACCTAATTCCAATTGGGTTAACATTACCAAAATAACCTTCAGGTTGCGGGTGAACATGAGGGTCGCCATACACCTCAGACGTGGATGCTTGTACAACACGCGGCGAGATGCCATCAAACTTTCTGACAAACTCGGCTAGTTCAAGAACATTCATAGCGCCAATCACACTCGTCTTCCAAGTATAAATCGGGTCTTTCTGATAGTGAACTGGAGATGCTGGGCAAGCAAGATTATAAATTTCACTTAGGTTGCCGCCAGTAAGGCAATGCGCAAGATGCACAAAATTTGTATATGTGACATCTAGATTATGGAAACTGAACATATCACTCGTCATGAGGTGACGGATGTTATCCATTGACCCCGTGTATAGGTTGTCAAAGGCATATACGCGACAGCCTTCGGCAAGCAATCTCTCGCAAAGGTGTGAACCTAGAAACCCAGCTGCGCCAGTAACCAAAACCTTTTTCATACTTTCTCCAAACTATGTTGCATGTATCTTGCCAAGTACCAAGCGTCAACAATGTCCGTGATAGGGGAGTTTAGTTTGACGTTTGGCAACAAGATGTTTTGTAAGTCAATCATTGTATCATTAACGAAAGCCTCATACATCTTTTCCTTTGTTGCATTACCCTTGCCTGTAGCAAACTTCTTGATAACGGTAGGAGCAACAGTATGGAATATGTAGTTGTGCTTATATAACAAGTACTTTAGAATGCCGCAGTTCTCAGCAAGGTTGAACACTCTGCCCTTTGAACCGAAAGAATAGTCTTCAATCATGATAACAATCTCATCGCGATTAAAGTTGGCTAGGATTTCAATCACCCAAGTTGCAATGTTCTCATATCGTTCCTGGTCAGTTAAGTACTCAGGATGAGGGTCACCAAGGATGTTATGAAACTTGCCTATCACTGATTTCCGGTCTGTCAGATAGTAAAAGTAACTATTACTGAATGTCTGGTCTTTAGCGACACAAACGCAGGGGCAAGTCAGTGAGTAGTCAATACCAACGACAATCAATCGTCATCCCCAAACAGGACATCATCGCTTTCCATCATGTCCTTAAAATTGTCGTCATCATTGTTGAAATCTAATTCTTCTGATGCGTTGTCGTAGTAGTCTCCGCAGAAAGGGCAGTGTGATGGGGTATAACTTACCTCATCTTCATCATATAGTAAAGCGAAGACAGAACCACAGTTGTCACATGTGATTTTGTCTGACATTGTTAACTCCTAGTAATTGCCGTAATCTTGTCAATCTGTTTTTGTATGACAGGTGCCCGATTCTCCCACTTGATGTAAGCCTTATCGGGGTTCTTCATCAGATTATATAGAAGCGGCAGAATCAAGCCTTCTACTTCCTTCAACTTGGCTTTATACCGTTCCTCTAGCAGCTGGTTTTGCGTATCAAGCAAACTAGTCTGTGATGTCAAAAGGGAGTCTACTTTTTCCTGTAAAGCCTTAAGGTCAGTATTGTCGGGAACTACAGGAGTTGTTGGCTCACTGTCCTCAAAACTAAACCCAAAATCGTACTCAGTTGCCATTAGTCTTTTCCTCCACTGTATAGTCATACCTGTCATCATCCGACAAGACCCACTTTGTTGTATTTTCAACAGACCACATGTGGGTTCCAATCTTACGGTCAATAACATTCTGTCCTGGTTTTGTGACAAAGGAGGGTTCAAATGCTCTGATTCGGTTGTTTGGCTGGATGGCAAAATTACCGTCGTCGAGTTTGATGACGTGCCCACATTTGTGCTGACCAGGGACTTCACTAAATCCCAAATCCGCGACATTCTTATCCTCCTGTGCCCAATCAAGAGTGAACAAGTAAGTTCCATCTTGCCAGTTCTTGTTGCGGTCAATGTATCGCATACGCTTGTTGATTAGAAAGTCATACTGCGTAACACCAACATGATAACTGAAGCAATCCCATAAAACTAGATTGGTAAGTTCAGGTTGTTTGGCTGGCGTCTTGTGACAGAATGCGTGGATTGGCATACGAAACCAAAGCCCCTCATCCTCCATAATGAAATGAAATAGAGGCGCTCGGTGCGGTATAGACGCCACACCAAATATTAATACTGGAAGATAGAAATCCTTTTCAGCATCCCACTCAGGTCTGTTTTGAAGGAAGTTTGACCGCACATAGCATTCGATGGGCGGGATATTTGCGTTGATGTATGCCATATTAGTTGTTGTTAATGTAGATTATTAATTGACCAGTAAAATCATGCTTGTGTTCCGCATCAAAATTTTCGATGTATGAATCATCAAAGATTAGATGCGACACTTCTACATCATTGCGGTCAAAGATATGAAAATTACACATATTCTTTAGGTAGGTGTCTCTAAACTTTTTGAACTTTGCTACTGCATCTTCTTGATGAGTGATATGCCATTCACCAACCATATGCTTAACATTGTTCTTAATAAAGTCATAGTTCTCATCAGTAAAGATGAAATACTCCCCGCCTTCGCAATCAAACTTCAAGAAATCAATTTTACTGATGTTATTGGTTGCGATAAAATCCTTGAAGGAAATGCCGGAGTATGTGCCGTGTCGGTTATCATGTATGAAGACGCCATCAGCAGGAACATTAGCCTCATCAAAGGAAACTTCAGTAATTGCCTTGTTGACGATAGTGACAGGATATCCTTCCATATTCTTTCGTAGTGCTGAGATGATTGTTGGTGATGGCTCAACGCAATATACATGACTTGGACTCTTGTCCATAATTGAATAGGAGAATGCGCCAGCATTAGCCCCGAAATCAACTACAACATCACCCTGATTTACATTGAAGTACTTCTCGTACATCTTGTTAACAAAGATTTCAGTCTCAAACATCTCAGCGTATTCAGGAAGATTGCTACCCCAATCAAATTTACGATTCCAAATATAAACCATAAACTCGCATTTATAGGTGTCAATAAAGTTGTTGTCAAAGATGAGTGATTTGAGGTCTACATTGGCTCCCCAAACAATCTGCTGAGTTGTGCAAGAGACTACCTTGTAGTTCTTGAACCTTCTCAGATACTTGTCTCGGAATCGCTTAAACTTCTCTCTGCAACCATCATAGTTTAAATGAACTTCCATTGCAATGTATTCAACATTGTTGAGTAGGAAGTTAATATTCTCATCGGCAAATATGCTATACTCGCCACCTTCGCAGTCTATCTTTAGGAAATTGATGCGGTCAATATTGTTGTCAGCAACAAAATCTATAAAACTAGTAGTTTCAAAATCGTTGCTACCACCAAAGATATTGACCTTATCATAGTTGCCAACTATGGCTTTATTGACATACTCAACTGGTATTGCTGATTCGTTATACTTTTCGATGTTTTCCCGCAACTGTGTTGTTAGAACTTTTGATGGTTCAACGCAATACACCTTGGAAGGTTGCTTATTCAAGATTGTGCAGATAAATGGTCCTACGCTAGCGCCAACATCGACAACAACGTCATCTTTCTTAACGCCACGCCAGTATCCGTAAACATCCTCATTGCCAATCTCTCTCTTAATGGTGATGATGTCATCCCAAGTGAGAGTACCCCAATCTATGTTGTTAACAATTTCGGAATTGGTTACTGCTTTAGCCCCATATCGCTTAAGCGGACTGATTCCAAGTTTAACAAGATTGTCTTGGAGAACACCTAGCGTGTATGGGTCTAACTGGTCATAGTAGTTTTCAGCAATGTAACTAAAGAGTTTGCGGGATTCATCACCCTTACCCCACCACCAAGCAGCAAGGGCTTTTTCAAACACAATTAGATGTTTGCCTGTATAGCCCATTCGGTCGCGAAGTGGCGGAAGGTCAAAATTAGCGCAATTTAAACCAAGGCAAGCGATGAGGTAGCCATCTGGAAAATTTTGATAGTAGTTATCAAACTTGGCTAGCAAGTAATATGCTTCAGGACGGTCAGGACGGAAGGTGATAGCATGCTTATAGACACCACGAACTGTATTGTGGCGATTGTCATGTCTATCATAGCATAATCCTACTTTCAGAAGCGATTCATATGCTAAGTCATCATCTGCGGTTCTTTCCGCAGCACGCAGATAGAAAGATATTGCTGCTGCATATTGTCCTTGCGCTTCATATAAGGTCGCAAGGAAAAAGTTCTTTTCAGCGTTCTCGGGGTCACGCGCATATTCGCTAATGGCAAATCTCAGGTCAGACATTAACATAATCTCCAATAAACTTAGCAGGAACCTTTAGTAGATAGGCGGCATTATCTTGGAAGCCAAACGTAATCAAGATGTCATCATTATGTGCCGTCATACCACAGCAGAATTCAACTTCTGCTCCCATAAAATCAAAAGGTTCAGTATACTTGACTACATTCCAATCCTTATCCCATACAATGAATACATGACGATATGTCGCGTTCTTTCTGCCTTGCTCACTCTTGAACAAGTTTACAATATGGGCTACGCATATGCGGTATTCGCCAAATGGTATAACCTGAGAGCCTCCCCGGTAATCCCAAGGCTTCTCGACAAACTTGCCCATAAAGACCGATTCGCAAGTTTTGTTAACTGGGTCTACGCGAACAATTTCAGTAGGGTTGCTCCACTTAACATAATGATACGGCATGTCTTCAATAGGCATCCAGTTCTTTTCGCAATATGACGTATCTGGGAATGGGGCAGGAATGCGAAAGCGTGATACTTCCTTAACAGTATTACGTTCAACTACAATCTCAGAGAGTTCCATTCTACCTTGACCATTGGTAGTTGTATCACGGCGAACACCAGACAAATACAACTTATTGTCCCATCGAACCATGCGACAATCTTCCAATCCGACAAATTCCCAGATTGGACGTACATCAAGAGCACTAGTGTCAACAGGAGCATATTGCGCAACCATGCCATCAGCATCAAGTTCGCAATAGTAGTTGGTTGTAGTTAGAGTGACATCATTTTCAGGATTGAGATAAATCAGAGGACCATAGTGGTGCTCAAACCGATTCTTCTCAGCGTGATAGATGGTATACTGGCAATGTCTTAGATTGAGGCGAAGCGTGCCATTATCATTGTATACACATGGATTAAATAATCCTGTTCCTCTGGTTTTCTCATTAGGTGGAACAAGCAAAGGAACAATGCTGCCGCCAGCATCAAGAGCCTTAGTGACAAAGTTAGTCATTATAATATTCTCCCATTATCTTCTTCAAATTTGCATGTGGACCAGCAACCTTCCAAAAATCTTTGTAGTAGTTGCTAGAGATGTAGTGGTCGCCTTTCATAGCGTTCTCAACATCATAACCTTCAAATCCAGTCTTTTCGTATTCTTTCAAAAATGTCGTAGGCAGTTTAACTGACTCTATGAACAACGGACAATTATATACCTTACCCAAACCGCAATATAAAACATTTTCGATTATGGGGTATATATCGCAACCTGGAACATCTAAAACAAATCCATCACCATGACAATACTGATTGATAATCTTTCTAGCATAGTCTCTGGTTAGTAGATACGTTGCGCCCCAGTCATCCCAATATCTATCGCGAAAATTTAACTTCTCACGAACTTCAATTTTGCTATGGTTCTTGATGCGAATTAGTTGTACACACTCCCAATCTTTCGGGAGTTTTGCTACAAACTCATCCCAAGTAAATGACCAGTGTTCTGATGTAGACAAGTCAATGTCATCTTCGCAAAACAAAGCATAAGGTTCAGTAGTGTTATCATACCAATTCTTGATGAGACTTAAGTGTGATAGCACTGCACCAATACCACCATCATCCATCATCCAAAGATGCTTACCAGTGTAGTTAAACTCTTCTTTGTGCTCAGATAGACGCTTTGCTAAGAATACATTAGCCTTATCAATCCCGTATTTTGCAATCTGAGAATTCATAAAGTTTCGCCTATCTTCGCTCTCAATCAAACTAGTATAATTGATTGATGTCAAAAAGGCAAACTTTTGAGGTATCAACAAGTCTTTAATGTTATGTTGGGTCTTCCATAAAACTTTAATGTAATCATATGAATTAATATGCGCATTTTCATATATGTTGTACATATTATGCGTAGGGTTGCACGTGCTTGAACTAGTAAGCAAGTCAAGTTTCTCAGCAAACAACGGAAAGTTATATACCTTACCAAGATACCGATACAATATATTTTCAGGCAGCGGATACAGGTGTTGCCAAATTGGACATGGTACGTCAAAACTGTATTCTATCGGAGATATGTAATGTCTGTCCAGTATCTTTTTGGCATAACTTCTCTTCAGAAGAAAAGTTGTTCCCCAATCATCCCACATTTTTTCTCTGAGTTGTAACTTGGGAATTTCTATTGCCCAGTCTCCAACTACATAACTACCACTCGCGCCCATCCAATGTTTAACTCTGAAGAGTTGAACGCATTCCCAATCTTCAGGCAAGTTGTTAACAAACTCATCCCAAGTAAATGTCCAATAATCTATGCTTAAGAATTCAGTATCATCATCGCAAAATATAGCATACTCTTCTTCATTCTTGTCATACCAGTTTTTAATCAGCGTTAAGAATGACAGAGTTATTCCCGGCATGTATCCTTCATGCGGAATAGCACTATGGATAGTGTACTGGTCTTTAATCTTTTCGTATCTGTCTGTCAGATAGCAGTTTGTATTGGTAATCCCATACTTGTCAAACTGAGATTGCATGAATGCCCGTCTTTCAGGGCACTCACGCAAACTTGGATAGTTAACAGAAGGAAAATTTTCTAGTTTAGATTTCACAACCGCCTGCTGCACATGCTAATGTTTGAGCACTTTCTGTAGTATCTGTCTCTTCCATAAACTCAGTCCAGTTTAGTTCAACGTTCTGAGTTGCAAGAAGTTCCTTATACTTAGTCTCATCAATAGCCTCATACGGAGCCTGACGATACGAACCAGTATCACGTGGTAGGAATGAAACGCCTGATAGAGAAGCCATGTTCTTATAAACCCATGCGCCTACTTCCATCCACTCATCATCACCAACATATACGGTGATAGATGGCTTATGCTCGCACCAGTGGTCCTGATAAATCTTCCACAATTCAAGTTGCTTGATAGCAGTTACATCCTTAGTGAGGACTGCACCTTCAGGAGCCTTCATTGGAAAACTAAACACCCAGTTGCTCTTGCCGTAGAAATCTTCCTCAGCCTGATAGCCCTTGCTAATCATAAAGTCAGCAAGAGGGTCTTTCTTGTCTGCGCGAACACGACGGATGTAGTACTGGCTATAACGTGGGTGAATACCTGAAGCGGAGTCAACCAACTGGCTAACTGTACCGGAAGGCTTCACGCAAGTGATAGCAGCTGATGCTTCAATACCAAGGATGTCAGCAAACTTCTTATTGGTCTCAACACATTCCTTGCGCATTGACTGAAGTGCGCGAGGTAGATTGCCATGCTCATAATCAGCAGGATTGCTACCATTCAATAGAGCATGGTCCATGATACCAGTTAGAGAAACGCCAAGCAAACGCTCTTCATCGCAGTTTTTCTTCCACTTCTTGTTAATGTAACGGAAGTCTGTCATAGTAGACTGAAGTGTACCAATGATAGTAGCAATACGGCACTTGCGCTTCAGGTCTTCAATGGTATCTTCTGCACGAACAACAACCTCAGAGAGATTGCAGAATTCATATGGACGCAGAATGATTTCAGAGCAAGGGTTTGTACCGAACTCATGGTTAGGGTCACGACGCTCATACTTGGCAGCAATAGCCTTAGATGCCTGACGTGAGAAGATACCACGCTCACCAGACTTCGACATATACAATGCTACCCATTCCTGCATGAACGTATCCATGTCAGGCTTCTGCTCATAAACAGCAGAGTTATTGGCTAGAGCACGCTGACCGTCAGCGAGCCACCAAGAACCAGATTTAGCATGGCGAGCAGAGTCATCGTTAAGATCAGATAGAGAAATAAGCGCAGAACGACGAACGCCGCCGCACACAACGATGTCAGCAATCTTACAAACAATGTCATGGCACTCCAATGTGGATAGTTTGCGACCACGCGCCTTCTGGAAAATGTTAAGAGTAAACTTGAGCAAGTCTACAAGTGGTTCTGGTCCTGATGCTCTGCCGCCGAATGTCTTGAGCCGAACACCAGCTGGACGAACCTTCGATACATCCCAGTTAGGAACATTGCCAGCATAAAGCAGAGAAATGAATTCTCTGTAGCCTTTTGCCCAACCAACCTTAGAGTCTGCAAAAACGACTGTAGTATCTGTAGGATGAAGTTCATCTGGAACCTCTGGCAACTTGTTGGTGTATCGGGATTCAATAGAGAAGCCAACGCCAGTACCGCACATCAAAACATACATAATTTCATCAAATGACTTAGGGCTATCAACAACGACATATGAGCAGTTGTATCCAGCAACTTGGTCTTTTTCAAGAGCAGGACCAGCAGTCATCAAGCAACGCATTGATGGCATGACTTCAAGATTTAGAATAGCACTGCGAATCTCTTCCCAAGGCACTTTCTTGTTGTTGTCAGTGCGTTTCTGAAAGAATGAAATGTAACGGTCTACGGTTTCATCCCAAGTCTCACGGCGACCAAGTGCGTCATTAAAACGCGCATAGCGAGAAATGTGAATGAAATCCTGATAAATGCTGGGTAGTCTACTAGCCATGTTATGCCTCTTCTGTTAGTTCTTTTGTAAGCGGGAAAATCTTGGTAATTGCTGCAGCACAAGCCTTAGCAATTTCCATATGTTCTTTTTGGGTGCCGTTCGCTTGACGGAGTTGTATATAGTGAATCCACGAACGCAAAGTACCATTCATATACATGCGTGACATAGTAAGTCCTTCAGGAAGAACTGCGCGAGCAACTTCCTTAGCAATACCATTATCAACAGCCCACTGATATGCACTTTGAGCATTAGCGATAATAGAACGTTGATAGTCTTCCCAACGCTCTTTCAAATTTTGGTTATCAGTCTCAATACTGTTCTGACGGTTCTTGGTATCCTGTAATCTTGCTTCACGAAGTTCAAACGACAAGTCTTGCGTTGGGTCAGCATAACGCTGCGAGAATTCCTGGAAAGAAAAACTACGATGGCGTAAAATCTGTCTAGCAATATCACGAGTTGTTTCAATTTCTACGCAAGCACTTACCATCTCAAGAGGCGACCAATGCTGGTGCTTGATGAGATACTTGATAAGTCTTTCAGATGTTTCCGTGTTCAACTGATTGGCAGGATTAGAAACCCTTGCACAGTATGCTACCAGTTCTTGCGGCGTATCAATATATGCCGGTAAGTTAACTGGTTGTGAACAACTAATCAAACGTGCTTTCATATTATACCTTCTTCCATGTTACGAATTTAAGACTTGCTGACAAACCGCTAACCGTGTTATCATCTATCAAGGTTCTGAGTTCATCAACGCTCATTCCGTTCTGAACCATCTCATTAATGTCCTTTCCCGGAGCATCTTCAGGAAACAAACAAACGCGATAGCCTTGTTCGATGGCTTTGTTTACTTGCTTGACAATCTCTCTGTTGCGAGGTTCATTGTCAAATACAAGTACAACATTATCCTTCCCTAATACGTCTCCGCAACCAATAAGATTGCTGTCACCAGAAGCGACACTATTAGGAACAAAGAGCGAATCGAACTGACCTTCAAAGACATAAACTGGTTTGCTCTTGTCAACATTCTGTAAGCCAAAGATTTTCTTTTCATCTGTAATCTTTACTGTCATATAGCGAATTTTAGAGTCAGCCAATGCCCGCCCTGCTACGTTAGTGACAGAGCCACCCTCATTCTTGTAAAAAAGAATGATTCGCGCATCGTCTGGGATGTTTTCTTTACCGTGATTAGGGTAATTCTCGTCAAGAAACTGCTTAAAGTTTTCAGTGTAAAACACTTCAGACCAAGCGTTCTGAGGAATCTTCCTATTAAGTATATAGTCTTTGGCGAAGTGTCCGTCCGGCAGTTCTACAATATTTTCAACGTGTTTTAGAGTTTTTTCTTTTTCAAAAACATGCTCAAAAACGCCACCCTTGTACTCGCTAAAGTCAGGCTTCTTTACAGGAGAATGTACACCAGCGCCGTCAGCATACTTTTCAAAAGCATACTGCTTGTACTGATTCTCATCCATGTACTGTAGAAAGTTTGAAAAGGTAGTGGATTTGCCGCAATTATGGCAAATAAAGAAATACCCATTTAACTTTCGGTACACGAAAGCACGGGCTTTTACTTTGTTACGTTTGGAGTCGCCGCAATATGGGCAACGGAAGTTGTACAGGTCATCCTTCTTTTTCTTGAACAAATCAAGTTTGAAGGATACAGACCCAATGTACTTCTGGTCAATGTATACGCTCATAATATAACTTTAGTGGTGGCTAGGATTACCTAGCATACCCTATTCGAAGGGAAAAGTCAACTACTTGATAAAGTCTGCGGCTTTGGAGAGTAGGAATCCAACAACTGCTGCGCCACCCATCATCTGCCAGCGCCACTTGTCAAGACTTTCAATTTTGTTGTTCATCTTATTCTGTTCAGCATCTCTCTGTGATACCATTTCGGTTTTCAAATTACGAATTTCATCCATAATTTTATTCTCCGTATCTTGTATTTTTTGGTATACATCTCGTAAATCCTGATTGGTTTCGTTTCTTCTGTCTTCCATGAGTTTCTCTACCTTTTCCAGGGTATCGTCAAACTTTCCATAGATGACATTAAAAAATGATACTTTTTCTTTGAGTGCGCTGACTTCTACCTTCAAGGCATTAATATCGTTGTCTAACCGCATTAACTTTGAGGTATCAAATTCACTCATTGCTTAGCCTTTTCGATAGGTATTTCAGCTGTATTTATATTTTCCGGAACTCCGTTATCCCGATTAATCTTGCCGACAGCAACCTGCTGGTCTGTGTACCATTTTTGCCAAGCCTTCACTTTTTCGGCATTGGCTGCGCAGATTCCGTAGTTGTCGATGACTGTTTCGAGGGCTTCAGTGTCTTTAATTTCTGAGGAGGTTCCATCAGCTGCGGCGGTACGGTCGGCATCACGACCCTCTGCTGAGGAATCGTGGACGTGCACCCAACCAGCAGACAACTCGCAATTAGAAGGTACTTCTTTGACGATTTCAACATTTTTAGTTCTCCACTTGGTAACATAGATGATACGGTCAACATATTCCGTAACAATCTTTGTATTTACATCATTCTTGGCTTTTTCATAGGCATTACGAAGTTGTTCATATTCAAGTCTAGCCTTGGCTTCAAACAGCGCAATCCGCTCCTTGCTAACCTGTAATCCCTTGTAATATCCAAATCCAAATAGAGATAAGGCTATTAGTATAACCGCTAAAATTCTGTAAGGCAAGGGAATAAGGTTGAACATATTAATTACACCAACTTGACTTGGTGCCTCCATTGTATGCACGTGCATGACCGCGAAGAATCAACTGGTCTTTAAGGCTCTTTCCGTCAACAACAATATCACCAAGAATTCTTCCGCCATACTTGTCCCAATCCTTAATGTTTACTTCCACAACTTTACCAGTTTTGATAAAGTCTCTAGTAAATGCTGAAGCAAGAAGAGCCTTGGCTGCTTCCTGTTCGCACTTGGCGCGTGGAGCCTTTTCAGGAGTATCTACGCCAAGAACACGAATCTTGATTTTGGTTCCTAGTTCAGGAGGAAGCCACTTTGCTTCAACTTCAACAGTGTCGCCATCTACTGCGCGCAGTGCTTTCCAGTTGTATGGATTAGCCGATGCTGTTAGTGGGAGTAGGGCTGCAAGTAATAGTAGTTTTTTCATTTGTCATCATATCCATGTGTTTTAATAGTAACATATCGTTTAGGTTCTTCAGGATGAGCAACCATATGATGGTATGACGAAACTTTTGCAGGTCCACGTCTTGCTTGACCTATATGAAACACCGTCAAATATGGATGAGTGCTAACTTCTACCTTATGATGGTAACCATGGTCAGTTACAGAATAAGTTGTAGGCGTATTATCTGTAAAGTGCATTCTACGATGCGCTTGAAAAGGTTCACTCTTAACCATTGCATTAAATTTAGCCGTACCAATAGCAGCCTTTACTTTTCCAGCATCGGTGTAGTCTACAGGTTCCGCTGCTTCTAAAATGAACTCTTTAAAGGTCTTCATCTGACTGTCCTTCCATATAATTGGCGGCAGTAACAATGTAGTCCTCAGCAAGAGTAATCTTGCTCTGTACCCATTCAGGCAAGTTAGTATCAGGTTCCATCATGTTATGAAGTCTCTTAGCATTTGCCATTATGCTCTTTAGTTGCGACATTGCCATGTCGCCTTCGTAGTCATACTCGCCCTCATCCTTTGCTTCCTTGATTGGAACGCAATTAGGAACCTTTCTGCCATTCTTCATCTTCACGCCAACTGCAGTGTATCCTGCCCAACAAGCCTTCTTCAAGTCGCCTGTTGGTTCTTTGACTGTTTCTGAAAAGTCTTTAAATGTTTTCATTCGTTTTGTCCTGGTTCTGTTTTACTCTTGAAACCTAGAGCAGCACCACCAGCAGCAAGCACTGCGGCGCAACCTGTTCCAAAAGCAATAAAATCTGTTACCTGCCCTTTATATATTGCAAAAAATCCCATTCCTAGAAAACTCAAAACAGATACTGCCCATAAAATACGTCCAATGTCTAAGGTTTGGTTATCCTTACCTGTAAACGTCTTTAATAGCACATCTTTAATTGACATTTTAGTCTCCTATATTGTCGTAAGAACTTTCTTTGCTAAATCATATAGATGCTGACGTTCTTCCAATCCAATATAGCCACCATTAATTTTCTTAGTCATACCTTTAATATCATCCGTATCAGCAAAAGCATTCAGATTGTTTGTATTCCAAAACCAGTATGCAGATTTTACTGCGCCTGCTACTGACTCTAGATATTCAGGAGATGCGGTTAAATCCAATCCAAGGCTTGGTCCGCACTTTAGATAATTGAATTTACCTGTAAGTTGAATGAGTCCGCGACCTCTGTACTTCCACCCGTCTCCAGATGTTTCTGGTCCATTGCCCATACGGTTTGCATAAACCTTATTAGCAATCTTTTCAGGTAGTCTAGCGTAATTCTTTGTAGACTCAATGGTTGGAAAATACTTCGGGAAGATTTTAGTCAAACCTTCAGGAGAGTAATTGAGGTTCTCTGTAACACGGCAGAAACTTCCTGACTCATGAGCGCACTGAGCAATGAATGCGGCTTGGCGATTGATTGATGCGAAGTTAACTTCATCAACCATCTTTGCGCAAACTTCATTTAGGCTCTCAACTAGTAAGTCAAGATTTAGTTTCGTGTTCTTAGCCGCAGGAACAATTTGCAAAAGTTTCTCTTTGGTTAATCCAAAAGCGCCTCTGCTTCCTACTGGTCTTGATATTGTTCCTGATACTGCCATGTTATTCTCCTTTTAATATATCTCGCGCCACTGCAATCCTACACCAACATCAGTGGATTGAGTACCTAGATTTGTAGCAACAATTACATAAATTTCGCTATCGGTGCTCGCATAGTTTTGCACGATATAATTTTTCTTGGCTGATGATGGAATGTTACTTGTAGGTGCGCCCCCAGCCTTTTGACTTCCTTGAGTAGATGCTCCAACCCAACCATTATCAATCTCGTCGCCACCAGAATATGCAGTGCAAGTTGCGTTGTACTGCACGCCGCTATCTGCACTAACATCAGTCCAAGTGCTACCAGTTAATGCTGCTTGATTAGGAAGTTTAATCAACTGCCATTTAATGTTTTCTCCTGAAGAGAAAATATTGATATTTCCCATTCGAACAATCATTCTATTTGAATAGGTTTTGTATGCGGTTTTTAATCTAATTGCCATAATAGGAAGCGTAGACCCTGACGTAAGTGTTCTTAGTGTTGGATTTGAAACCGCCCAGTCTTGACCTGCTTCGACATATCCGCCTTCTGACATTACAGTTCCACATATTTGGTCCATATATGCGCCAGTTGTTGTTCCTGTATTTACAATCTCACAACGTTGCGGAAGATTTGGTGTACTCATATACACAGTATTTAATTCATTAGAAGCATTAAACGTATGAGCAAGAATAAAGTCTCCGTTGTGTGCAAATCCAACACGAACACGACCGACACCTAACCACTGAAAGTCAATTATTAGCAGTTGGGTCTTAGTGATGTCAAGGCTAAAGCCACTTGGGTTTAAAGAATTACTTGCGCCACCAGCGCAAGCATCTACATTCCAACCTGTATCGCCTGCGCCATATACGCCACCAAATTGGCTAATCTTTTTATCAACAGGAGAACCTGTAACGTAATTACGAAGAACAATTGCTAAGGTTCCGTCGCCTGCCTGTTCAAAAAATATGCCGTTGTTATCATCAAAGTATCCTGTACGTTTTCTGACATTAGCAGTAGCAGTATAAAAATTAAAACTGCTCATGATAATTTGACTTTTGCCTGGCATATAGTGGTGATAGAACTTGGTTTGGTGAATTACTGAACTGTTTGATGCACTTGATGTTGTAAGTCTTGCGCATGCTTGGTTTGATTGGAATGTAACTGTTCCGCCATTAGCAGTATTTTCTAGGAAGTTGGGGTCAATACCGTACAGATGTTTGTAGTCACCCAATGTAAATGGCGTTGAAACTCTTTGGCGAGCAAAGGCATCAACGCTAACAGCATTGAAGTAATTTGTAACCTGCCAAGGAATAGTGCCTTGCGTAACGCTTCTGTCTAGTAAGTATGACATTAGATAATTCTCCATCCATTACGGAATAGCAACTGAACTGCTCCGTTGTTAATTGCTAGTATCACGCCACCAGCATCATTGTCTATTGTTCCAGCAATAGTGATGTTGTTGTTTTGCGCGTTACCAGTTTCATCCTTGATAACTATGGTTCTACCTGAAGTGGTAGAAGATGGTAATGTAATTGTTACAGGACCAGCGGTTACTCCAATATAATAATCATTATCGACAGCTGTGTAATTTGTTGCTGTTGTAGTTGTATTGTATGTAACTTGTTGAGAATTGATATCATCTAGACGGAATTTGCCATTAGTCCACTTAAGGTATCGACCCTCAGCATATGAACTCTTGTCAAAATCTACCATCTCATCAATGTAGACTGAACCAGTACCGCCACTGCCCCAAGACATCGTAGAAATCTTCTGCATCATTTCAGCAAGAGTCTTACGAATGCCCTCTATCTCCTTGTCGCGATATGTATCTGCGAGAGGATTCTTTGATGTAGTGCCTAGTGTGTTTACTACTTGTTGAACAAGGTCTTGTTTTGCGGGAACAATGTTAGTCTCAGCAGGCTTAGGTGCCGGAACAGGTTCTGGTTTTACAACGACAACTTCCTGCAAAACTGGTGCAGGAGGAGGTATTTCTTTTTCGAATATCTTACGGTTTAGATACTCTTCTCTCTTGATAGATTCAACCAGTTCTGGGTCTACAGGTTGACCCAGCATCTGCGACATCTTTACAAGTAGTTTCTTTTCTTCAAGTGTTTTCATAGTCTTCGTAGATGCCTGGGTTTCTCTTGCCATAGTTGCGCATTAAAACACCAGCCTTGCTATTCGCCTCATTTTCAAAATCGCTACCAGTCTCACCCGCATTATGGGTAAGTCTGCCATCTTCATTTTGCTTGTGGTGAACCAATTCATGCGCTAATGTTCTTAACACATCAGCGACATGACGACCTGCAACATTTACGTTAATGTCCTTGTTACTAGGAGAATAACTGCCAAAACTTGTATTGTCTAGTGCGGCTTTTCTATCATCAATTAGATTGATGTTTGGTACATTCTGTAAACCTAGTTCTTGCGCAGCATATGACTTGAACTCATCAATATGATTTGATACATCCTCTTTTAGAGGACGTTTGCGGCGTAGAAGTGCCTTTACAAGTTTACTTGGACCAGGAGGATTGTTATCTGTTACTGGACCGCCAACATTGCTTACCCCCATCACGGGAACTGCTCCAGCAGCCTCTTCTCTAATAGTCTTAAATTTCTTGGGCATTTTAGTTGACTCTTTTCCAGTTTTATGGTATAATCCAGTATGTCTGGGTTTAAGTTATAGTTTCCTTAGAATCTCTACGATACTCCAGTCCATCGGAATATCACTAGAGAGTACATCTCTCCCATTCACTCCCCTGACCACATCCGGCATAGCAGATGTGTAAATCAGAAAAGGTTTTAATGTACCATAGTCTTTATCACTAACCTTTGCAAACAGAATTCTAGTGCTTGGCACAATACCAAAAACATTCTGAAGGAGAATGATATGATTAAGTACCAATCGCTCCTTCAGTTCACCTGTTTCTCTATACTTTTTTAGCAATCGCTTGATGTATCGGACTCTTTTAAAATCTTCATCAAACTCACTAATAATGCAGTTGGGCTTGTCATAGCACTTCACAGCATAAAGTAGAATATTGTCATCAGTTAGGTTTTCAAACATTATGTGTAATCAGAATTGTCTCCGGAATCGTCAGCATCGCCTCTTCCGGCATATGGAGTCTTGTTAGGAACATATGGCTTGTTTTCCATCCAATCTTCGCTATCAAGTTTGTACAAGTCTTGAAGTTCATCTTCAGTTACAACTTGCGCATAACCTTCAGTAAACCCAAACTCATTTACGTCATGTACGATGTATAAGAATCTGCTGCTTTCACCTAGTTTGAAAACTAGTTCTGCATCAGTAGACAGAGATGCGTATCCCATTGGAGGAATCAATAGGCTGTAACGCTCTAGTGTTCCGCGAATTGCATTCATAAAGACTGCACTGTTTTGGAATGGCTTCTCTGTTAATTTGTCTAAGTCAGCATTTAAAAAGTCTAATTGACCTTCAAGTTGCTTGGTGTCAATGTCTAGAGTGCCATCTTGCTCGGCAAAGTACTCACTGAACTTTAACATTTTCGTTTCCTGGGTTTGTTGTATCATAAGCCGCTGTAGTTGGCATAGACTTCATTGTTGACAAAGAAGGTTCAAGGTTAACAGTTTTGTTTGCTTGAACCTTCTTGCGCAACTGGCGGAACTTAGTTTTCTTAGGTTCCTTATCCATACTTATTTGCCTTTCTTAGCCATAGCCTTAGAGATTGCAGCACGACGCTTTAGCAAGTACTTGTCAGTTGAATGACCATGCTTGCCGTCGTTATTTACATCTGCATCTTCTTGACCAACTGGGTCTAGACCTTCTTTCATGCCCTTCTTATCGCCATAGTATGCACCAAGAGCCATCTTGGTACGTTCGGCTTTAGACTTACCGGCAAACTTAGCATTCTTTGAACGAACAAAATCGCTAATGTACGCTGATGCGCCCATAGATGGCTTTAGTACTTCAGCAACCTGTTCAGTTTCTTCGCCCATATCCTTAAGATTGGCAACAACTTCCTTTGGCTTCATACCAGCAATTTTGCCAATAACTCTGCCATACTTGTTGGTTGCTGCAACATCACGCTTTTTGGTGCTTAGGGCTTGCTTAACGTTCTTTGCTCTTGGCGTTAGTCTAGCCTGTGCCGCATCAAAACTGTGACGTGAATTTACTTCATCAACCTGTTCAACTTCTTCTCTAGTGATAAGTTTGATTTTATCAATAGAAGGTGTTCCTGCTTGACGAGGCTTCTGCTTCTTGCTAGCAGCATCAATTTTTGCTTGCAAACCAGGATTTAACTTGTGGACTGGTGTTGGCGTAACTTCTTCTTTTGCAAGTTTCTTTGCTGCTACGGCAATTCCTGTCTCTCTGTTGTTGACCTTTCTAATATTTTTCATCATATTATCGACGCCACCTTTTTCGTAAGCGATATCCATATTTGGTTTACGGAGTGCTTTAGCGGCTTTTCCGATGTAAGAAGCGAGAGCATCTTTTCCTTTTTGAGTATCTCCAATTTCGTCTAGTTGCTCGACTTCTTCTTTGTATGTATGACCAGGCTTAAACTTCTTAGCATCTTCCATGCTACGATAGTTGCCAACTAGTTTGCCATTCTTGTCATATGCACGAACGCCTTTCTTCTTCGACTGACGCTCATATTTTGCCATATCTGATTTGCCATTATCATCATCCATTTCAGGCATGTTTGCCTTCATGTAACCTTCCTTCATAGCCTTCTTCTTTAGGGCTAGACGGGCTAGGTGAGCAACGCGAGACATTCCTTCAGGACGGCTCTTGCCTACTACAATACCCTTGTTCTTAGAAGGAGTCTTACCGCCTTCAAAAGGCTCTTTGTATTCTTCATTCTTGAGTTTAGCCATGTACTTGTTGGCGTCATATTCATTGCTGCGCTTCTCTTGGCTCCACTCAGCAGGAAGACCTTGGTATCCAGTCTTCTTTGGGGCTGGCTTGGCTAATTCTTTCTTCTTGCCTAGAAGTTTGCTTAGGATACCTTCGTTCATTGTCTCTTCCTTCTGAATGTTTTGCTTTAGACGTTTTAGACCTAGACCAACAAGACCATACTTGTCATAGGTCTTCATGTCTGAGGCAATATTGGAATCTCTTTCTGCTGATGCATTTTTAAAGGCATCATAGTGCTTTGCGCGCTCTGCTTTGAGTGCTGCGTGTTCATCATTAGCATGCTTGAGGTCTAGTTTGGTTTCATCATGTCTTGCGTGAGACTTATCTTTGTATGATGCTCTAGCCTTGATGCGCTCAATCTTTCTCTTGATTGGCTCCATTTTCTTAGTGACGGCTTCACGGGCTGCATCGGACTGCTCTACAGAACCTTTGACCTTATCACTGTGATATGAAGCAATCTTGTTAGCAACAAATCTGTCAATAATGTTCTCAGCAACCCGCTCAACTTGCTCATCATAACGGTACTTGGGAACCTTCTTTTCATCAGCCTTATGGACTAACTGCATTGGCACTTTCCAAGTTTTTCCTCCGCTCTTCATAGTAATATGGTCATCAGCAACTGTCTGTACTCTACCGTAGAGATGGTCGCCTAATCCTTGATGGAAGTAACTTACTAAATCGCCAACTTTGTGCGATTCATCCATGCTGTAACGACCACCCATATTCTCATAACCTGTTCCAGATAGGTCATCAAATCCGCCATGGTCATGTTCTTGACCGCCAACAGCCGCAATAGTGCGTAACTGCTTAGCAGATACAGGAGGATTGTTAATCTTCTTTCTTGATGCTAGACGCTTAATCATGTCTAGGCGAGATTCTTCTGGTTTTGGAGCCTTTGGCTTCTTTTCTTTCTTAGGTTTGGCGGCTGGTTTAGCAGCGGCTTTCGCAGTTCTTTCTGCGGTCTTAACAGCAGCATGTTGCTCGGGAGAAAGTGGTGCAATGGTGTCACGGAGCGTTTCACCTGAACCATCAGCAGCACCCATACGGGTTCCCTTGGTAGCACCATAGGCTTTTGCGGCTAGTTTTTCACGGGCTTTCTGCTTGACCTTGTCAACTTGTGACTTGGATACTTGCTTTACGCTAGTTTCAGTTTCAAGACCTTGGTCTTTTAAAAACTTCTTAAACTCAGGCTTGTTGCCATGGGCTGCTCTGAGTTTTTGCTGTAGGGATTTAGAGCCACTCTTAAATGCTCTTTCCCAAGCCTGTAGTACCGATGCTGATGCCATGTTACGTCTCTCTGATTTGTACTGTCAAATCTGTATTCCCGCGCTTTATTCTATGATACACATATGCCGGAATATGATATGTGCATCCCTCTTTTAATTCAGTAGGGAGGTTGTCATCTAATTGTAGAAGCCAACCTTCTCCTGATATCACAGTAACATCGCGATTATTTCTATCTCTGTGCCAAACTAATTCTTCAGATAATACATCCTTGGAAAATGTCCGTACAATGATACCATTATTTAGGAATTTTTCACTGTATGGTTTCACCTTTTACCACCACTGTTGACCGCCTGAACTGAAGTATCTTGGCCAACGGCAAGCCCAGTAAGACGCAGATGTTTTGTCCTTATTGGTCAAGCAGTGATGTCTTGCCATAAAACTCTTCAAACGACCTGGGTCATTATACTTCTTGGTCATGCCTGACTGACTAAAGTTAACTAGTTTGACGCCATCACCGCTCTTGACATAGACTGCACCGCCACCACCTTTACGGAATGGCTTGCCAATTCCATGACCCTTAGTTGGGTCAGAACCCTCTTCAGCAAGTACTTCAAAAGGAAAATCAAGTACAACTTGCTTGCCCTCATACATGGCTATTTCGCCAATGTTGCTTTCTAGGACTTCAAGTTCATACTCATCTTCAGGCTGATACTTGCCTTCAAGATACAACTGACGGGCATGGTCAATCATCTCAAAGAACTTTTCTGAACCAGGACGATAAATGTTCTTGGTAAAGGAAATGTTGTTCTTGAGATGATACTGTATAGACTCATAAGTAGATGTAGGTGAGCCTACAACGGTAGGAGCTGAAATCAATCCAATGTTGATTCCAAGTCTACCATCATAGTTTGTTGGTCCTACACCTTTTTTGGCTTTGATTTTGCTTTTGAGACTGTTGAGGACTTTGACTGTGCTGGCTTCTTCTTTGACGGCTTTACTGGTTCCTGCACACTCGGCGCAACCACAGGAGCCTCCACAATCACAGGGGCTGCCGGAGGCACCTCCACTGCAGGCACAGTCTCCTTCTTTCCCATCAGCCAATGCCATACCTTTTTTAGAAACTTGAACATTATTTTCTCCTAATGCTTGTCTTATCTTAGCAAAGTTTTTTGGACTGGGAGTTTGTTGTAACTCTAATCCCATTCCTACTACACGCTCTAGCAGTTTTTGAATCTGCGACGCAAAAAATACCTTTTCCATCTCACTGGATTCTGATAAATTTAATGAGTTGTTAAAGGTAAATGTTTCTGGAATAGACTTAGCAAGTCTTTCGGCTTTGAGCATCTTGCCAATACGAACATCTTCCCGTAGTGGGTTTAGTCGGGCTTGATTACGCTCACGGCTGACCTTGTTTGATACAGAAACGTATACATGGTCAAACTCATAACCTCCCAGCATAGACTTGATAGTCTCAATCTGTTCAGAATTTTCTGCTGAGCAGTTGATAACAATATTTGCGTTATCTTCTAGTAGAATACCAGCATAACCTTGTAGCAGCTGGTCGGCTTGTACTTCAGTTAAGTCAAAACGTGAGAAGATATTCTTGAGGACATAATCCTTGCCGCTGCCAGGACCACCAAACAAAAAGATACCAATTGGTGCAGTTGTTTGTTCTTTCATTGCTTTCTTTACCTTGTCGTGAATTTCAGCGCCAACTTTCTTGTTAGAGTAATGACTAATGAATTCATCACGCTTTCCTGCTGATACCAAACCGCGAAGTTTGGATGCTGACATGCCCTCAGCGCCTTCTGCGTCAGGGTCACGATTGCCAGCTGACTTGACATGAATCTTCTTAAAGTTGTACTCTTTGCCATTGTACTTGCCAAGCAAAGACTTAAACTCAGGAACACGGTCAGAGCCAACAACCATTGTTGCGTGGGTGTATCCTTTCTTTTCAAGATGCTTCATTGCATGAATAGCAGTCTTTACTTCAGGATGGCTAACAATGTTTGTCTTAGGGAAGACTTTGTGCATAGCAGAAACCTTGTCTTCATGAGACAAAGGATTCTTTTTTGCATCCTGAGAATGGGATGGGAAGATGAAGTGGTCACCGCCAACTGATTCTGCATGAGACTTAACGGCATTTACTAGTTTGCCGTGTCCTGCTTCTGTTGGAGGATTAAATCTACCAAATGTAAAGACTGCGTGTTTCATCGTGGTCTCGCAAGAAAGTTTTCTCTACTGAACTCTGCTCTGTCAACTAACTTAGTTGGCTTATTATCTATAACGGCAACAAATCCTTCTGGTTTTGCCGCTTTACCCTTGATACTATGACCATAGGTGCTGTGAGATGATAATCCATTGACCAGTTGGTCTTTGGCGGCTTGCAAGTGGTGATGAATTGCTAAGGTTGTCTTAAACTCCTTAGCATTAGCATCAATATGTGATAGATGCTTGTTCATCTTATCGGTAATCTTACTTTTTGATGCTGCTGTCTTTAATTTTTCAGCAGCCTTTGTGTGAAGTGCGGTAACATGAGCCTTTAGACCTTCAACAGTAGGCGCATCACCAGTACGGACGGTCTGGTTGATATAGGTCTTTAGATGCTCTTGATGACCCTCTAGATGAGCATAATCATGCTTAGCATCAAGTGCCTTAGCCTTTTCGATATGATGATTAAACTTATCTTTTTGCTCAGATGTATAATGAACCTTCTCGTGGTCTGTTTCAGGGTCCATAATATGAACATCTTTGTGTTCAGCAAATCCGCCCAACTTAGGGGCAAACTTTGCCTTCATATCTTCAAAGTTCTTTCCTTCATACTTGGTATGAACTACAACACCAATCTTAGCCTTACCAATCTTCTTGCCCTCATCAGAATCTTTCTTAGAGGAATAGGTAATGGTGTTAGGCTTGAAATGGTATGACCCGCCATGTTCTTCTACGTCACCCTTAGTATACATCAAGTCGCCTTGATATACGCCATGACCAGGGGCTGCTTTGGGTAGGTGCTTGAGCGCAGTCTTCAACTTATCAACTAGACCAGGAGCATGACCATGATTCTTGTCAATGTCTTTAGGTGTATAGTTGATTTTAGGGTTCTTATTGAATGCGGACTTAGATGCTACAAAGAACTTTCCGTTCTCTGGGTGATGTCCGAATACTATGGACGGGGAACCATCATACTTGGTTGTCAAAGCGGCTTCTGACTTCTTGCCAGATAGTTTGTTATGTACGGCTTCAAGAGTTCTAACTGCGTGGTTAAAGCCAGCCTTACCAGCATTGATATGATGGTCTTCTGCGTGCTCTAGGTGAGTTAGTTTTTCTGTCTCAAGCGACTCTGTAATAAACTGCGTAAACTTTAACATTTAAACCCGTCCACTCTGTGGGATAGTCTATTATTTAGGTATTTTAATAAACTCTCTATACACATCTTCCCATGTTTCTGTAATAGGAAAGAACGCATTATCAAACTTTTCATGGTTTAAAATGGTCACCATAGGGCGATTTACAGATGCGTTTAGGTCTTTGTAATGGATTCTCTTGATAGGAGGAGTTGACTTACTGTAAATTGTTGGGTAATTGGTAGCATAAATCAACTCAGCAAAGTCCGCAAATGAACAAAAGCCATTAGGAGATAGATGATACAAACCATATTGAGGCATGAACAGAGTACGATAGACCTGCTTGGCAATCCAGTTTGCTGATGTTGGAGTTGTAAACTGGTCTGAGACTACAGTAGCAGGTTCATCGACTAGGGCTTTGGCTTGAATGCTCTTGAAGAAATTGGTGTTGCGGTTGGAGTAAACGGCTTGAACTCGAAACACCTTAGACTTAGGATACTCAAGTACAAACTTATCACCAATGCTCTTGGTCAAGCCATAATGATTTAATGGCTTGACCCTGTCGTCTTCTCTATACTCATTCTTCTTACCGTCATACACATAGTCTGTAGAGAAATGAATAATTTCAGCGTTGTGTTCGACGGCAGCATCAGTTAGATTCTTAGGTAATTGAATGTTCATTGCACTAACTGACCGATGATTAACATCCTCTTCAGCCGCAGCAACATTAGTGTATGCAGCGCAGTTGATGATAACTTCAGGTTGAATCTCATCCATAATTCGACGGATTCGGTCTGGGTCATTATAATCTATGGCTGTCCCATTTAGCGCCCACCATTGATGTAATCCCTCGCGGACTAGTTTGGTAATCTCACTACCAATCTGACCACGAGCGCCAAGGATTACAATTCTCTTATTCATAGATGGGACAAGTTGATGCAGCATAGTCATAACCAGCAATATCCTTTGGTGAAACAATTACGTCAAGTTTAACATCTACCATATGCTTGATATCAGGCACGGTTAATGGATTAATTGAGTGCTCATCATCCTTGTGCCAAGCATTACCAAATACATGGTAGCAGAATACGGTGTTTTCGCGGCAAGAGAAAAACCCGTGAGCATAACCAGGAGGAACCCAGACTGCTGGACCTTTTGGCTCTATGAAGAAAGTGCGACACTTCATAAAATCTGGAGAATCCTTTCGCAAATCAATTACGAAATCAAATGCTGCCCCAGATGCTACATAGCAGAACTTGCCTTGAGGATACTTATGCTGATAGTGCATTCCTCGCAACGCGCCATTATTGTTAACTGACATATTGCTTTGCACATAAGTTAGTTCATTAAATGGCGGTTTAGAAAGATTTAATGTCTCACAGAAGTAACCACGGTCATCTTGGAAATACTTAATATCGACGTATTGGGCTAACTCTTTGTTCATCAGCAATCTTCCTCAAGTAAGTACCATAATCAGATTTACCGTACTTAGTTGCTGCTTCTAGCAACTCAGCCTTTTCAATCCACCCATTCTTAAATGCAATCTCTTCAGGGCAACAAATCATAGTGCCAGTGCGCTTCTGCACAGAAGCGACAAAGGTTGATGCCTCAGCAAGAGAATCAAACGTGCCTGTATCAATCCAAGCAATACCGCGATTCATAAACTCAATCTCAACCTCAGTGTTTTGCATTAGCAGATTGTTAAGGTCTGTAATTTCAAGTTCACCGCGAGGAGATGGCTTGAGTTGATTTGCATAGTGTAGTGCGATGTTTTTGTAAAAGTATAGACCTGTCACTGCGTAATTAGACGGGGCAACAGCAGGTTTTTCAAGAATACGCTTTGGCTGGTTATCCTCACCAAACTCAAGAACACCAAAACGTTCAGGGTCACTTACATGATAAGCAAACAAAGTTGAAGCCCAAACATCTCTATTTGAACGCTCTAGACGGTTTACAAGGTCATTGCCGTAGTAGATGTTATCTCCAAGGATTAGAGCAAAGTCATCTTTACCAATAAATCCTTGAGCAATTAGCAACGCGTCAGCAATACCTTTTGGTTCTCTTTGTGTTGCATAACAGATGTTGATTCCCCACTGTGAACCATCACGCAACAGAGTCTGGAACTGGAAATTGTTTTCGGGATTGGTAATGACCATGATATCACTAATGCCAGCCAACATTAGCGTAGCAATAGGATAATAGATTAATGGCTTGTCATATACAGGAAGCAGCTGCTTTGAGATAACTTCTGTGCATGGATAGAGTCTGGTTCCTAGACCGCCAGAAAGAACAATACCTTTACGCATTATAATACTCCAATGTCTTCTTCATACCAACTTCAAGGGTTGTTGTAGGACGCCACTTAAGTTCTTTTTCAATTTTCTTAGTGGATATAGCATATCTAGCGTCATGCCCGGGACGGTCTTTGACAAACTCAATTAGGCTGCGAGGTTTGCCCATAAGGTCAAGAATGTATCGCGCAAGAGACAGATTGGTCAGTTCATTATGACCGCCAATGTTGTATCGTTCTCCATATACAAAGGCTTCATTAATACGCAACAACGCATCACAGTGGTCATCTACATACAACCAATCGCGAACGTTAGAGCCATTACCATAGATGGGAATGGTCATATTAGCCTTAGCCCTACGGATGATTGTAGGAATTAATTTCTCGCTATGCTGTCTTGGTCCATAGTTGTTAGAGCAATTAGTTACAACTGCTTTAATCTTATGCGTATTGACATATGCGCGCACCATATGGTCAGATGCGGCTTTGCTAGCAGAGTATGGATTCAACGGATTGTACGGAGTCTTTTCAGTAAAGACATCAGTTGTATCTAGAGACAAAGAGCCATAGACTTCATCTGTTGATACGTGAAGCAACTTGATTTGATATTCTTTTACCAGATGTAAAAGGTTAAGTGTACCCATCACATTAGTCTGATAAAATACAGAATCATCTGCAATAGAGTTATCAACGTGAGATTCAGCCGCAAAGTTGTAGATGATGTGCGGCATATACTTTGCCATCACCTTATTCATTCTATCTTTATCGGCAATGTCAACTTTGTGTACGATTACCTTATCTGCAACACAAGACAAATTTGTCCTAGAAGCAGCATAAGATTCATTATCTACAACAACTACTCGTTCATCAGGATACTTTTCAAGATGACGAATAACAAAATTTGAGCCAATGAAGCCCAATCCACCAGTCACAAGTACAGTCATAAATTACCTATCTAAGTGATACTGTCTCTGCATTATTAGGAAGAGAATCTCCGCTCACTACAACAATGCGCCCAGCACTATCGCCTCTTGATGGCGATTTGCCATAAATCTTAGGTACACCCTTATTATCTTTAGCGCCAGGGTCAAAACGCTGGTCTTCTCTTCTTGCGCGCAATCTGAAGTATAGCGTATGCTTCTTGGCATACTCTTTTGCTTCATATAGATTACCATCAACTTTAAGAATATTCTTCTTAGCGTCATAGGCTGGACCGCCAACGGTCATTGGTCCAATGTACATATAGTCAATTGGTCCACCCATGCTAGCATTACCTACGACAATATCCTCAACAAGACGACTTGGAATCTTACCATATGTATCTGGTACTTTATCACCAGGACTTAGTTGTAGGTTATCTCTAAGGTGGTCATAAGCGGCTTTGAAAAACTTAGCGCCAAGACCAGGAGCCGCCATTTCAATTCCGCGAAGACCGCCACCAGCCAAAGATGGGGCTGATTCACCTTTCAAAGAGAGATTAACTTTCTTCTTGCCTTGGAGGATAATAACATCAGTATATGGTTCTGAACCAGAAGTCTGTCGCCCGTTATACTTCATAGCATCAGTAACGCCAGTAAGTTTCTTGCCGTTAGCAAAAACAATAGTTACAGGATTGTTTTTATTAGCCTTGATAGCGGCTTTAATTTTACGGATTAAGCCAGATTCCTGTCTTTCTGCGGATGTACCAGCCATTGTTTGCTCTCTAAGAATTCCACGGATATCCTATTTATATCTTGAGATTCTTAAATTTATCCTTAGAATTCTGCGGAGATGACTGAGTTTCCTGCACAATATCAGTCTGTGCATTCAGTTCTAGGTCATACAAGCGCATCTTAGCCCTATCAATACCAACAACAAACCGCTTGTGCTTGTTTGGGTCACCATATCGGTTCTTCAGTTGCTTGACCATAATCTGTCCCATCTTCTCTAAGTCTTCAGTAGAAATGAGAGCAAACATAAAGTCAGCTGTCGCAGGCAGACCAAATGATTCAGAGGTATCTTCAAGACCAGGGTCAGAATTCGTAAAGCCTGAACGGGTAGTCTGAGTAGCGGTGATGATAGGAACCTTGCGTTCCATTGCTAATCCGCGCAACTCTTCTGCGATTGCCTTGATGTAAGTAAATGAATTGACATTAGCGCCAGCCTTGATTCGCGCTGATGCGCAGATGTTTAGATAGTCAATGCAGATAATATCAGGTCTAAAGTTTTTCTTTAACTCAAGTTCATTTAGCAGCGCACGAAAGTGAGCAGCATTTGCTGAAGCAGTAGGATACTCTTTGATGATGAGTTTGCCCTTTACGTTTTTCTTCAACCGTTCCATTCTACGGTCAAAAACATCCTTTGGCATGACAGCAAGGTCATCTAGGGTAACATCAAGCAGGTTAGCATCAATACGTTCAGCAATACGCTCTTCCGCCATTTCCAGAGTAATGTAGAGAACATTGTAGTTCTTTAACAAACAACTTGCGGACAGATGACACATAAACATTGACTTACCAACACCAGTGCCGGCAAGCGCAACATTTAGAGTCTTCTGAGGAAACCCGCCTTTTGTAATGACGTTAAAGTATTCCAAGTCAAGCGGGATACGCTTCTCAACGCGATGATAGAAATCATAGCGGGAATCACTGTTATCAATGTAGTCATGCCCAACATTAGGGTCAAAACTAACCCCAAGGGCATCAGACAACAGAGTTGGAATGGCGCCTTTGCCTTTGTTAGTATCTTTGCCGTCGAGGATTTGAATAGAATCCATGATTGCATTGTAGACTGCCTTCTCTTGACAGAACTTCTCAGTTTCGTCAATTAGCCATTCCAAACGATGTTCTGATTTGTCTTTGGATGCCTCAGCGAGCAATTCAACTGCTCGCTTCAGTTCTGGCTCAGTCACATCAGTACGGGCTTTCAGCGCAAGGTGTACTGCCGCAGGAGATGGAAGAGTATTGTATTTAGTTACGAAGTTTTGAATTTCTTCAAAAACTTTCTTCTCATGACTTTCGCTTAGATACTCGCTCTTCAGATACGGAATCGTCTTCCGCATAAACGGCTCGTTCTTCAATAGACTCGACAGAATCAAGTGTTCCGTTTTCATTAATAATCTTCTCCGCGTGCCTAACCGACTCAGTAATTATACCGCGCATAATGTCAGAAGTAAAGGTTCTGAATGCTTTAGATTCGACATTCTTTAGGTTTGGGTTAGCAATTACATTAGCATCAAAGTGAAACTGTCCATCATCACCAAACTCTATGTTGGTGTATTCAATGATAACACCTTCAAACTTCTTCTTCAGAACCCTAACCGAAAATGCGGTAGGGTTACTGATGTCAAGCATAAACTGATAGTCTTTGTCCAGTTTAATTCGACTTGCGCGCCTAAACTCTAGTTTAGCAATAAAATCATTCATCATCGACTTCATACTCATCGTCAGACTCCTCTGTCAATGTTGCAGCAACGGAATTAGAGAACTGGTAGTTGGTGTTTACCCATTCCTTGAAAGACGCAGACTCAAGAATAGGAGTCCAAAATTCCTTGGTATCAGTATCCTTGATGCGATACTTCTTGGGTTCAACTTCACCAGTTTCCTTGTTAACACGAGCATACCAACCCATAGATGGCTTAATGACGTGACCAGATTCAACAGCCATATCAAGCAAACCAGACCACTTGCTGACTCCACCTTCGTAGGTTACAGTGATAGGAATCTTAGCCTTCTCACGAACACAACGAGACTTCTCAACGTTGACGATGAAACTGTAACCAACAAGTTCAGTACCTTCCTTTTCCTGCTGACGACCAACAATGTAGATGTTATCAGCGGAGTAGTATGGACCAGTACCACCAGACACGACAGGCTTAGAGTACATTTCCTGCGTCATGTAGATGTGTGCAACAGCAATCATAGGAATGTCCTTGAGATTGAGGTGCGGTGTTACCATACGGAACAGAGACTTAATCTGCTTGGCGCGAGACATATCAGCAACAGACTTACCATCTAGTGCGTCATCAACTTCCTTCTTGGAAGCAAGATTACCAATGGAGTCAAGTACAATCATGATACGCTCACCGCGATTGATTTCCTTGAGTTGCTTCATGATATCAAACTTCAACTGTTCAATGTCCGTGATTGGAGTATGAACAATACGGTCAGTATCAATACCGAAAGATTCAAAGTAACTCTTCGGACTACCAAACTCAGAGTCATAGAACAGAACTACAGAGTCAGGATACTTGTCCTGATATGCCTTGACCATAAGCAAGGTGAAAGCAGTCTTGAAGTGCTTAGATGGACCAGCCCAGATTGTAAGACCAGGAGCAAAGCCGCCATCAAGACTGCCAGACAAGGCAATATTGAGAGCAGGAATGCTAGTGGGAATCATATCCTTAGCATCAAAAAACTTAGACTTAGCAAGGATGGCAGAATCCTTGATAGTGGTATTCTTCTTTAACTTTTCAAGCAAACTCATTGTATATCCTTTTTGTGCTGTATACCAAATTCGTCATTCATCATGACGGTGTAAAGGTTATCGTTATTATACTTCGGTTTCTTTGTAGAGGCAACCTTCTTGGAAGGTTTTTTCTTTGTATTGGTTCCCATGAAACTCATATTGGCTGCAATCAGTAACAATACAGCCAGTGGGTCAAACACGGCAACAATAAGGATGATTACAGCCCGTACAGCAGAATCAAAGTGGTTCTTGGCATCACTGCCATAAATCAATTCAGCAATGTATTTAAGCGGACCAACCTCAACTTCACGTTTTGCATTATCAATCTTCAATGCATTCATCTTAGTATTCAAATCAATCAATTCAGACTCAGCAACTTGGCGTTGCTTTTCAAGTGCGCCTCGGTCTGCTTTTAATTTATTACGCTGCTGTAATCCTGTAGAGACTTTACCCTGTTCCAGATACTTAATCATTGAGTTATCAAGAGTATCAATCTGACGCTCAATCAACTTGATGGTCTTCTCTTTGGAACCAATCTGCTGTTCATATGAAGCAATCTGATAAGACGTATCAGCACCCATACTAGCAGTATGCTCAAGATGAGATTTGGATAAGAATCCAAAGATGCCCATTGACGTGAAGAACATCAGAATCACTACACCAGTACAAAACACACTCTTCAAAAACAGCGGGGCTGCTTTCCAATTACGATACAACCATGATGCAACGACAAGTTTGGCAAACTCCAGACTTGCGCCCATTGCAACAATAGCAATAGTTGAGCCGGGAAAGATTGCCATCAAGCCGACAATAGAGTAGTATGCGGCAGTTCCTGAAAGGAGCAAGCCTGCTAGTAGTGCTAAGTATCCCATTTTTGTTACCCGAAAAAGTCGTCGATTGAATTGACCTGCTCAGTCTTCCAACCAATCGCATCAAGGATGATACGCAACGGCTTTAGGAAAGATGTCTCAAACTGGAGGTCATAATCTATGTATCTCTCGGCATTAAACTCTTTTGGCATTTCATTCATGAACGCAAGTGTATTATTTCTAAATGGATTAGGTTCCTTCAGATAGATGAACTTAATCTTTTCACCTTCCTTGATGAGTTGATACTTCTTGGTAAGACGCATCGCATCAATAAAATGATTATGGGTCAGCGAGGCTTTGACGTGGATTGGAGTACCCTTCTTGTAGATGTTAGAGCCATCAGAGTATTCAGCAAGACCAGTCACGCCACGGGGGAATGATATCTCTTCAAGAGGCAGAGTTTTAAATTCATTACGAAACTTATCAATGAACTGAATCATTGTGGCTTCATCTTGCTGAATCATAATCTTGATTGCTTCACGAATCTTAGACCGGCAAGCAGATGGAGTTGATGACTTGACCGCAGCCATGCCAACAATCTTAATCTTAGGCTCCTTATATACGACACCCTCATCATCCCAAACATTAAGAAGATAATTCTTCTTCGCAGTCCAGATAGCCTTGTCAGCAAGAGATTCGCGCTTCATGAACATCTTCTGGTCATAAGCATTTAGATACTCAGCCAGTTCTTGGAATGACTTGTCGATGTATGGCTGAATCTTCTCCTCACAAACCTTGTTCATGAAGTCAATGGCTTTCTTCTTATCCGTGATGCCAACCTTCTCAATTAGCGGTCCAAGATGGATATAGATGGAGTCAGTATCAGACGCAACAATATAATCCTTGTTTGTCTTGAGCACACTATTCATGTACTGATTGACTTTGTTCATAATCCAACGGATAGACAACTGACCAGAGTAGGTAATGGCTTCAGCAATACGCAAATCAAAGAATCGGAAGTAGTTGTTACCCATCGCGCCATAAGCGGAGTTTAGAGTAACCTTCATTGCCAACTGTAGATTGTTATATCGCGAGACTTCCTTTTCAAGATACTCAACCTGCTTCTTATCACCAAGAACAGTCTGTAACTTCTTCTTAGCATCCTGAGCCATGTTCTTGTACTTGGTTCTATCCTTATACATCAAGTCCATAATCTCAGGCATCATGCCCATTCTATCACGCTTGAAGAACTGACCATTAGCCGCCATCGTAGCATCCTGTCCAACTAGGAAGTCAGTGTACACGCCTTTACATAGCAACTCATCTACAGACATATCACTCTGACGGATAGCCTTCATCTCTAATGAATATGCATCAGGCTGGATTAGAGTCTCCATAGAGATATTGTATTGCATGATTAGATGCGGATACAGAGAGTTCAAGTCAAAGGATGCAACGTAATCATATGCGCCAGGAACAGGTTCCTTAACATACGCGCCGGCATATTGTTCCTTCTTGCTCTTGTCCTTTGGCTGCGGAACAACAATACCTTTCTCAAGCATATGATTATAGGTAATAGCATCCCACATTGTCACTTGAGCAAACACGTCATCGTAGTTTACCTTAGCAACATAGGCTAGAGTCAGAGCAAGGTCAATCAATCGACCCTTGTCATTCAACTTAGCAACAAGTTCAACGTCACGAATATTGTAGTCAATAAACTTCTGAAAATCTTCCTTGTATAGACTAAACAAAGAGCCATGCTCAGAGTAGTCTAACTTGTTTTCACCAAGTTCAATAAATGCGATATGGTCCAACTTCCAAGACTCTTGCGACTTGGGCATCGGATACTTCTTGTACAAATCAAGATAGTCAAGTACACTCACGCCAACAATATCATACACTTGGAATGTACGATTCTGAATAGTTGTCTCTCGCGCATGAACCTGATTCCATGGAGAGAGTTTCTTTGCTTCACTCTCACCCATAAGGTTGATGATACGGTTTACGATGTAAGTGATGTCAAACAGATTGACGTTCCAACCAGTAACAACATCAGGGCAATACAAAGTCCACAGGTCAATGAACTGACTGAGCAATGAATACTCATCAGCGCACTTATGGTACTTTACATGACTTTGCGTGTTATTGTATTCACCGCAACCAAAGGTATGAATCTTGTTACCAAGTTTAATGGTAATGGCGGTGATTTCTTTGTTAGCATCTTTAGGTTCAGGAAACCCGTCATCAGATGCGACCTCAATGTCGAGATATGCAACAAGAATCTTAGAGATATCCCAATCAATTAGACCAGGATACTCTTCACCAATGAAGGCATACTTGTATCGGGTGTTGCCATAGATGGCAAAGTTGTCAACATCTTTGTACTTGTTAACAAACTCACGGCAATCAGGAATAGTGCCGGGTTGAACAGGAGCAACGTACTCTCCTGTCAGAGTCTTAAATTCAGTTGGTTCTTTAGACGGCAAAAAGAAGGTGGGTTGATACTCCACCTTCCTGCGAATGCGCTGTCCATTCTCAATCCCTCTCAGGAGGATGTTTCGACCTGAGAGGGCTACATTAGTATAGAAGTTCAAGTTTTACCCCAGTAGAATATTCTTAGGTGGCACAACAATGCCGCCAAAGATAGTATTATACTGGTTTTTAACTGAATCGTCTACTTCTAAAACGTGAATTACCTTATCCGTAGCAAACTCTACAGACTTGATTGCTGCATAAGCAATGTATGGAACAAACTCAAGCCCCATCTGTCCGCCTTGCGGCATTCCGCGCAGCATAACAATTACAGGATTGGAGACTAGATATCCCCCTTGAATCTCTTCAACATCGCCAAGCACTTCTTCTCCGGTTACGGATTTAATCACTCTCACTGGCATCTTCATATCCCCTATTTGGATTAATTTTAAATGCTCTTGCTCTCGCAGGCATTCTCTTATCAATTACATATTGTTTGATAAAGTTCTTGTCAACCTTGACGTAGTTTTTATAGTATTCTCCGTCAACTATGCCCCAAGAATCATTACCGCATTTTAAATACCAACCACCATATTCGGTTACAGGAACTCTGTTCTCTCTGAACAGAGTCCTTAGTTCAACTAGAGTGTTCATCCTTCTGCGTCAGAAGTCTCTAGTTGAAGTGTTGTGCGACGGTTGCGTGCAGTACGATTGATGCTGTGGGCTTCAATAAACAATCGTTTCATTGAACCATACTCGTGCGCATCTTTAAACTTACCACCAAGCAAAAACTTTTTGATTTGTCGGGGGAGTACTGCGCGCTGAAAATCACTACGATTAGCCATTTAGAATTTCCTTACACTTTGTCTGAAACTTTTCCTGTTGTCCTTCCATTCGAATTTGGAAATTATGGAAGAACAATTCCTTACCGTCAACGCCATAAGTTGTTCCCATACCATATACAGGCATGCCATCAGCAAGTGCCCAATATGGAGGCTGGTCTTTTTCCCAATCGTAACGGTTAGGAGGATTATCATAACGTAATGGCATTGAAAGGTCAACTTGGATGCCACTCTTTTCGGCGGCAAAGGTATACTCTTCAAGAACATCACCGCGCTTTGTTTCTAATCCTGAAGGCTTTTCAAGTTTTAGAAATGTCTCAAGTGAGATGGCAGCAGCTGATGGCGCAGCAAAGACATGCTGATTGTTTTCAATATGATTAGACCGTTGGGCATTACCCATAATCTTTCCAGCTGCGGCTGCTTCAAGGTAAGTATCAATTGAATCTTCATGAAGAGGAATACAATCAATGTCTAGAAACAGAATGACATCATGGTCTAGAGTTGCTTTGATATCATATGTTTCTAACGTATGCGGTTTATGACCATTCATTGCCCAGAAGTAATCAATAGCAATTCCATGAGGAGCATCAACCTTAATGAGGTAATGCTTCACATTGCTCTTGTTAAACTTCTGCACAACAGCTGCTTGTAAGTCTACAGTTTCACGGTCAATGTTATTCATAAAAAATGATACGATACACGGATTCATAAATTACCTCTTGAGTATTGTTCTAATGCCATCTTCAAATGACATTGGGGTGTAATGTTGCATGATGCTTCTAAGTTTGGTGATGTCGGGGCGTCTATTTTCAACTGAACCAGGCATGCTAGGAAGTTCTTCAAAGTTAGCATCTGGATGACCAAGTTCTTTAGCAATAACCTTGACAGCATCACCAATGCTAATCTCTCTATCATTTCCAATGTTAACAACTTGATTAACAGTATTCTCGGCTACATAGATGCTGGCTAAGATAGCATCCTGAACATGACAGAATGACCTAGTTTCGTTGCTTCCAATAACAGAAAATACGCCACTCTTAATCTTAGCAATCTGGTCACCTAGAAAGTGCCCTTGCTTGCTATTCTCGCCATACACGTTAAAGTAACGAAGAACAACCCAAGGCAGATTGCTGTTAGCCAAAAAGTTTTCACTTGTAATCTTGGCTAGACGATAACTCCAACGTGCATTATGAATGTTCTTGATAAACACATCAGTGTTTTCAGGCACTGGACGGGTTGGGTCATCTGCTACGATTTCGCTGCTTGATGCGTATACCAACTTAGATAGGTTAGCGCAACGTGATGCAAATTCAAATATGTTAATGTCACAAACAAAATTATTTGTTAGCACCTTTGTCGGATACTTGTAGAAGTTTGTTGTACCATTAATAGCACTGTAGTGATAGATGTAATCAAAATCAGTAGGCAAAGCATTTAGTTCTGCTACATCATTCAAGTCAATCTTTAGCCACTTACTGCATGGTGGAATAGTACTAGAACGTGAATGATTATCAACAGCCCAAACTTCATGATTTGCTTCAGTAAGTTGTCGGCAGAATTCTGTCCCCAGCAAACCGCTGGCACCAGTCACTAGAATTTTACTCATTGTTAATCTTCTCATTGTCTGAAAGAACTGCTTGGATTGTCGCATACTCTAGTCCAAGATTCTTAACAAGGTTGCCCCAAGCACTAGTATCCTTTGGCAAACAGTGTCCGCCAAATCCTCTGAGGTTTTCATTACACATTAGGTATGATGAGTTGAAGCACTCTCTCTTGATGATAGCATCATAAACATTATTGTAATCAGCACCAACCTTTTTACATACATCATAGAAGATGTTAGCAAAGATAATTTGTACACTGTGATTAACGTTGTTAAAATACTTTACAATCTCTGCTTCAACAGGCTTAACGCAAGATGTTGCTTTTGGTAGATGCCCATGAATCTTCTTAATTATATCAAAGTCCGCATCATTATGGCTACCAATAATAAGCAGGTCATGATTGTACATAAAATCTGCTAGTGCTGTCTTAGCGCGGAGGAATTCAGGTACTGAGCAGATTCGCAGATTTGGATATGCGGATGCTAACTTGTCAGATGTGCCGGGGATTACGGTGCTTTTAATAGCAATCAATCCCTTGTAGTTTCTATCATTTAATTCGGCTACAACAGATTCAACAATGCTGGTATCGCAATCGCCGTTAGATGCTTGATTTGTAGGCACTGATACGAAAACGCAATCGGTGTCTAGGATGTCCTCTACCTTGGAACCATCATACTTCTTATCAAAGAAACTTACTGTATGACCAAGATGCTTTAGCCCCTCATACACGGCAGTACCAACTACGCCTTTTCCAATAACGCCAACTTTCATTTACGACTCCTTCGGGTATTCTAAATCAATACACTCACTTAATGCTGTTGATGACATTGCTAATATTTTTTGCGCTACATCTTCCGGAAGTATGAATCTAGTTGATGCTGGGTCCATCATCTTAGTTTTGGTCTTCACTGGATTAATTAGTGAAACCGCAACATTGCTACTCTGAAAGTATTCGGCAGAACTTAGCCACAAATTATATAGTGCTGCTTTGCTTGCGGCATATAGCATGTAGTTCTTTCTGCCCTCACGATATGCGCTTGAACCAACAAGGATAACTTTAACAGGTTTGGATGATGGATTGTCAATGTAGTGTTTAATGATGCTCCAGTTAGAGCCAACATTGATGTCCATCGTAGCATTATGCGTTTCAGTATTGTCCGCAAAATGTCCTGCGCAGTTGACAACTAAGTCTGGTTGCATAGCAGTAAGGAAAGCGCATATCTGATTATAACTTAGATTGTCAAATAAGTCAATTTCTTCTCTTGTTATAGCAATGACTTTATATTCAGCAGACAATGCTAGGCAAGTGGCGTTTCCAATCCCGCCACTTGCCCCAAAAACTACAGCAACCTTAGTCATAGATGATTGATTCAACTCTTACCGTATCAGTCTCATAGTCAGCGCCGCCGCGTGGACCTTCTGCAAAAGCAATAAAAACGCAACCATCCTCACCTGCGCGCATTGCATGAATCTCACGAGGTTCGCTTATAATCATATCACCAGGAACAGCAACATAACGTTCTACGAGATTACTATCAACTTCAGATGAATAGTATTCTAAACTACCTGAAAGAATGTAGGTGTATTGAGTAGTATGATTGTGGTAATGATTACCGCGAACAGCACCGGGATTGTTAGTAATAATACAACCATGATTGATAGACTTCTTGAAGAAGATATCAGTAATGTTGCCGCGATTATCTGAAAAAGAACTTAGACCTTCTTCTAAATTCATATAGATGTTATAGACTTTCATTGCGAAATGAACCTCACGTTTGGATTAATTTTCAATAGTGCAGCCTTTAGAGCATCTCCAATGTTCCAACTCAAAACCAGCGCATATGGCTTATCATACTTAGCAAATTCAGAGTCATCGACAATAGGGATGCGGGTTAGTGGCGTATACTTACCTTGCTTAAACTGAGATGCATCAGTAATACAACGCAGTAATGTCTTATCTAGTCGATGCCAGTTGAGCCAAGTGTTAGCCTTTGCTGCTGCTCCAACACCGATTATTACGGCATCTGGTTCATCATTTAGAATCTGATAGAACTTGTTCAACCAAGCATTTCTATCGCGCTCTAACTTTTGCTGAAATGTTGTATAGAAGTTAACGTCAAATAGCCCCAGTTCAATTTCTTTTTGAATTGCATCAGCAACCTTCTTGGGCATGATGCCCGTCCCAGTAGACTTCTTTGCTTCAATTCTAAGACTACCACCATGATAATTTACAACATTAAAATCAACGATGTCTAGACCAGCGGCTTGTAGTAGATTCCAGCAACTCCGCACAGTAAAGTAACTGATGTGTTCATGGTATACCATATCAACAAATCGGTTGCTAGTAACCATCTCAGCCCAAGATGGAACCTCAAATACAAACACGCCATTAGCAGACAACAGTTTCAATACGCCTCTAGCAAACCCAACTGGATTGTTAGCATGATTGAAAACATTGTTAGCCATGATAATATCGGCTTCACCATACTCTTCGCGAATACTATCTGCAACAGTCTCATCAAACAAATTGCAGATGGTTGGAATATGATTTGCGTTGGCAAGATTGCACATTTCTTCAGATGAGTCTACTCCAAGCACTCTCTTGGCTGTTGACTTAAACTGATTGATTAGATATCCATCATTGCTTCCAATCTCTACTGCTAGTTTAGGAGATGGATACTTCTCCTGTATTGTCGTAGCATATTCAGTCCAATGATTTCTTGATGTTTGAGAGTTGCTTGAGGTGTAACTGTATCCGTATAGATTGTAGCGGTCTTCAGCCTTGCTAACGTAACCAAGTTGAATTGAACCTGAATCTGAGTTCATAAACAATTGTAGTGGGAATACTGGCTCAGACAAATCAAGTTGATTTTCTGCTATGAAGGTATCTGCATACGCATGCTGACCTAAATCAAGTATCTTCTGTACTGGGCTACCAGTAATTAAACAGGTAGATAGGTGTTCACTTTTTGTAATCATTCTTGCCTCGCTATACGATACCAATCTTCTGGCTTTACGATAATTTGTTGAAAGAATTGTGCGCGTTCGAATTCTGAGGGATACTTAATGTAGTAACCTAATTCCTCAACCCAGTAACCACTTTGCCATCGGGTTTTTCCTTCCTTAGACCTAACGGAATACATTATATATGGAAAGAATCTGCATATGTTAGGACCAAACTCAAACTCTAAAACTTTCATAACAGACTTTTCCAGATTTATTTCATCTTGGATTTCATCTTGCAGTTGCTTGAGAGTATTATATAGATTGTTCGTGTTGGTCATGATATGCTTCATGATGCTGAAGTAACCATCAGCATTTTTTTCAGACAAGACGGCATAACGGTCAGTAATGCCGCCATAGTGTTCACCATCAGGCACCCAAATATAATTTGGATGGAGCAGTTCCATTGGAGGATGCGGACAGAGGAACATAAAGTCTGATCGAGTTATGATGATGCGGTCATAGTGCTTGAAGATGTCTTCTTTCTTTAAGTTGTGCCATAACAACCAACGGAAGAAAATCAGAATAGACCCTGCGCCAGGATACCCGTTAATTGGCGACATCCAGTTGCTTGGGATGGTTAGAATTTTCTTCCAGTCATCAGTTGCTTCTGGAAAATCCGTTTGCCTCGCAAACTCAAACGCATCAGTCCAATCTTTATACTCTGGACATGTCCACTTGTATTTGGCGTTCTGCCAATATGGATTAGAGTAATCATAATCGTCTGATACAGCAATACATAACGCTAAGTCAGCGTTTAAAGTATCCAGTACATTCTTCTTGAAATTATCCCAAACAATTTCTTGTTCTCTTGTTTGAGAGATTACGCAAACTAGCGTTCGTTGTTGCATATCAATTCACCTTTGTTATATTGTCATGGCCAAGTAGAGTTCCAATATGGCGGGGCTTCTACTCTTGGCACAGTATACCAATCTTGCGGTTTCACGTAAATTGCTTGGTAAGTTTTTGCGCTAAACAGTTCTTCAGGACTTTTTATGAAGTAGCCTAATTCTTCGTACCATGTTCCATAATTATGGCGCGATTTACCGTCAGCTGACCTTACCGTATACATTATATATGGAAAGAATCTACATGTATCTACCGGAAATTCAAAATCTAAATTAACCTTGATAGACATCTCTAGCCCAACAGGAATTACCTTATTAGGGTCATCAGTATCAGTTGCATAATGTCTATCGTAGTTTTTTCCCGCTTCCCGCAAACATGCACAAAATTGGCTCGTATTTGTCATTATGTTTTTCATAATGCCCATAAGATATCCTTCAGCGTTCTTTCTCGAAAGAACTGCATGACGGTCTGTTACGCCACCGTAGTACTCTCCATTAGGAAGCCAAATATGCTCTTGGCTTAACAAGTCCATTGGAGGATGCGGAGAGAGGAACATAAAATCAGAGCGCGTAAAGACAACCCTATCATATTGCGCAAAAATGTCATCTTTTTGTAGATGCTGCCAAAGCAACCATCTAAAAAAGATTTGAAGTGCGCCGCCAGCAGGATTACCATTTAGCGGTGATATCCAATTACCAGGAACCGTTAATGCAGTTTTCCAATCATCACCAACTTGAGGGAAACTAATTTTTTTGGCATACTCAAAAGCATCCATCCAGTTTTCATATTCTGGACAAGTCCATTTATACTTAGCATGCTGCCAATATGGATTAGCGTAAGCATAGTCATCGGGTACAGCAATACAAAGAGCCAAGTCAGCATTGAGAGCATCTAATACGTTCTTCTTGAAATTCTTCCATACTAATTCATGTTCGCGAGTTTGCGCAAAAACGCAAACTAAGGTTCTTTGTTCTGCCATATTAAATCTTCCAAGGAAGTTTGCCATCATATCGTTGCAACATAGCGGCATTGCCACGCTCAAAGAATTCTTTCTGCACTGAGTGCTGCGTGTTGCCTACTCTATATAGCAACGAATAATTGTAAGTGCAATCATACTGTGGGAAGTTATTCATCAGCACGTGCGCTAACACGCGGTCAACTTCAGGCTGTCCCGGTTCTCTGAATTTTCTGTACCAAGCAGGTGTAATCGCAACAGCAACATCCCTTCGCACAAAGTAGCAATTTACATCTACAAAGAAGTCTCGTGGGTCAAGTACAGAAGCCCACTTGCCCAGACTCTCGCAATCATCATGACAGAGATAGTTACCATCCTTGTCAATAATCTTACGGAGCGAATAAGCCCAATGTAGATTCTTTTCTGTAACCAACTTGATTAGGGATTCAATATGGTCAGGCTCAAGAACATTGTCCTCATCAAGATACATGATGAAGTCACCCTCTGCCATATAGGTTACTGCTGGATAGATGCGATGTGCATTCCAGCGGTCTTTTCCGATAGGGTAAGGAATCTCAAGATAGAACTGATTTGTCCCATTAGGAAATCCAGCATCTGTAAAGATTGCGTCAATCTTCTCCCAATGTTCTGGACCATCTCCAACTACAACATGGGTGACATCTCTATGGGTTTGTGCTGCCACAGAACGCAAACAACCCGCAAGAAGCGGGTTGCCTGTAGTAGCCGTGATTACGGTTACTTTCATAGATTAATAGTCCTCAACAAGACCAATCGAAGTATTCTCAGGAAGAACATATCCGCAACCAACAACAAACTGCTGGAAGTGTTCAATCAACATGGTTAGGTTCAAATCGCCATGAACGCTTAGGGTATTGCGCACAGATGGAATTACAGGATGCGAACCATCTAGTTGATTGCTACCATCTTCGTGTAGGGTAAAATTAAAGTTTTGCATATTAAATCTCCAGTGTATGATTCACGTTAAACAAAATATTTTCGCATTCTTCAGGACGATACGGTTTGGCGTATCCTCTTGGATTGCACATCACTCGACAATCTCCAATTATATAGTCACGGCTGGTATGGGTGTGCCCATGCATCCAGTACTTTATACGGGGATTGTCCAATATGAATTGTTTGAGACCCGTGTTAGCATAGGCATAATTCAACGGGTCATTACCATACTTAGCATCAACACTGAGCATGTCAGGTAGATGATGCGTCATCACGATAAACTTCTTGGTTGAATAAAACTCTAGTGCCATCTTTAGTGAATTGCGCGCCGTCAAATTAAATTCGGTAGTGTCAAATGGCGAGAGACTTCCGCTCTTATTATCATTCTCATAGGAAATCATACGGAAGTCATTCATGCCGTTCTTTGCTGCTTGTACCGCAACAAAGTCATTGTTGTTAAAGTCTGTCCAGAAGGTAGAACCAAACAACACGTATTCATCATTTAATTCAAAGCAACTGTTCTCTAAGAACACAACCTTCAAGTCATGCTTATGGAAAAAGTTACGAATGTTTTCGTGTGTCGTGTTATAATAGTTACCATAGTGTTCATGGTTGCCGGCAATGCAGATTACCTTGTTGTACTTGGCGCACGCATCTTCAAAGAAATATTTGGCTTCTTCTCCATGAAACGTATCATTAAGACGCTTGTTGCTAGCAACAAAAATATCGCCAGCAAGCAGAAGTACATCGCCGCCGGGCAAATCTATTGGGGCAAACTCAAGATGGAGGTCGCTTAGTAAATGTAACTTCATACAATAGTCCTAAAAAGAAAAGCATGGCTAGCAGGATACCCACTAACCATACGAAAGATATAGTATAAAAGATTAAAATGAAAAAGTCAAGTTCACTCATGGTGAATTAAAAGTACTTCTGCCTTGCGTTCTGGTCCGCCGCGCTTATTGTGCTTATAGTCTTCAAACACGGAAACTGCATAATTGTAATCCATTGTTCTTGCCTGAGTACTCCAATACCCAATTTGCCCTAACAGATGAATCCATTTGTCCACTTCATAATATGGGTCTTCAACATCTTTCATATATCGCTTCATCAATCGTACTTTCATTCTTCAACTCCTAATATGCCAAGTCTTCAATTCCAGGCTGCGCCCACAACTCTTCCCAGTCTTCCATGTAAGCAAGCAGTGTTTCCGTTAAGAGACTGCCTCGGTTGTCATACTTTGGAGACGCTGCAATTTCCCGCAAGACTTCTGCTGCTTCTATTGCAGATAATTCTTGCAATTTAGAGATTAGTGGTTCAAGATTCATTACCTCATGCGCACCCTTATCATCATATTGATAAGTGCCAAATCGCTTAAGTGCCAATCCCAACTCAGCCAGATATTCTTTCGTTAGTTTGTTCACCGCTTTCTCCCCAGTGACTGTACATCAGCATCATCAGTAACATACTGCACTGCGCCCTTGCTATAGGCAGGAGCCAGTCGCTTGCTTTTGGCAATGATGGCATCACGCACTTCAGGTGCTTCCTTGGCAAGTTGAGCCGCATCCATTACGCTGTTGCGCGCAGGAAGAAACTGCGTTGATGTCACGTGAGACTGGATGCTCAACGCAACGTCAGAACCAGGACGCAGTGCGCGGTTACTGCCGAACACTACATCAACGCCACGCAACTTTCGGGTGTCAAGTTTGCGAGCAATCTCACCCTTTGGCTTGCGCTTTTTAGACCAACGATACATTTTCAGATACTCTTTCCAATGGTGTCCCAAACAAACTGGGAAAACATCTCATCAAACTTCTCAGGATTGTAACGCTTACAATCAGCCAACTCATATAGGGCAGCATCAATGTCTTCTTTTATCTCATCTTTTATGAGATTCTTGAAGTTATAGTGACGATGTTCCAGTTCTTCAACCAGGTCTTCATCGGTGTAAACACCCAAATCATGTTCAACCCACTGATAAGGCATCACGCTTTCTCCATCATCGGCTTGAGATAATAACGAACCAACTTGTCCTGAATCATTGTCGGAATGTCCATGTATGGCTCTTCCAACAGATATTGGCAACCTGTCTTCCAGTTATTATACTTGATAAACTGCGCATAGTCAAGCCTATGCTGCTTGTTTGCAGGATTGAAATTGACTCGCGGCTTTACAACATATGCACGTTCACGATACACAGCAACAACTCCATCAGATATCATTAGACCAATCCCGCTTTGCCTTGGCGCGACGATACTGCTTGTGCGTCGGCACAACACGCATCGCATACTTGGGGCTGCGCAAATCACGCGCCACGCCATTACCCTTATACAACTTGCTCATGTCGCATACTCCCCATCATAGAAATCCACACCATAGCCATCATCCGTGCCATAGATGTAGCCATCATCCTCTGCACTCAGCGGCTCATCGTCCACGTCATACAGCGGCTCAGGCGCATCAAAGCCAGCCAGTTTACAGAAGTCAGCATCTTCCATGAGAATGTCAAGCGCACCCTCGACCATTTCCACCGGCACGTCATTACAACTTGCGATGTACTCAACGGAAGCGCCATGCAGAATCATGGCGCGAACATCCTCAAGAAAATCCTTCATGTGGCTCATCTTACTTGCCCCCAATGCGGTATGCGGAAATGTCCAGAGTGTAGGTGTGCTGCTTGCCATCAACACCAGTGACGTAACCAATCGCGTTGGTGGTCACAATGGTGCCTATCTTGTCAAAGTCAGCCTTGCGGTCTGCCTCCAAGTCAGCCAGCGCGTTGATGAGCGACAGGCTCATGGCACGCGGGTTGAAGACATTCTGCTTGAGGATGTCACCCTTGGTGGTGTAGGTGCTGTGGATACCATCGTGGAATTCCACGATGAGGCGGGTGCTGCGCGGCAGCGGCTTGAACTTGCTTTTCATACTTATATAATACCGGATTCTAGGAAAAAGTCAATGCGATTTTCTTTTGTAAAATCAATCACTTACATTGACCAGTAAGTTTCGGTGGACGGGTCGCAGCAACCGCCAACTTTGTCAGACTCAATCCAGATGTCCTTGTCAGAAAACAGCGGACGCACTTTGCTCATCTTGGGCTTTTTCATGCTATCAAGTTGAGCCTGCAGGCGCGCAATTTCAGCCAAAATCTGCTTTTCAGTCTTCATCATTTTTCCCTTAACTTTCACTATACCTATATTGTACTGAAATCCAGAAAAAAGTCGATAGGAAAAATTTCTGTAAAATCAATCACTTACAAAAACGCAAAGTGCGGTGATTTTCACCACCGCACCGTTACAAGAAAAGTTGTCTGTTTTACTAGGTTGCTAGAACAGCAATCTTTCTTGGCTTCTGGGCTTCTGGAATAACATTCTCAAGAGAAACTGTAAGAACGCCATTCTTGAGAGCCGCATCTCGCACTACCATCGTATCAGTCAGAATAAACTGGCGATAGAATGAACGTCCTGCAATTCCTCTAAGGACATAATTGCGTTCATCTTTTTCCAATTTCTTTCCAGAAATCTTCAGTAGATTCTTTTCGGTTTCTACGTTGACTTCTTCTTCTGTGTAACCAGCAATAGCAAGTTCAACGGCATAGTTAGTGTCGTCAATCTTTACAATATTTACTGGAGGAAAGGCTAGATTGCTTGAATTGACAACATCAGAGGCGTGGTCAAGAACATCAAACACGCGGTCAAATCCAAGAGCAGATGGTAGATAACGGTCAAATAGACTATTGGTCATGATTGTACTCCTTTAAAAGCAAGTTAAAAACCTGGACCCCGATTGGGCATCCAGTTTCTTATTTAGCCAACTTCATCAATAATTCTAGCAAAATCTTCGTACTTTAGCAGTTCAACTTTTGGAGTCTTGATGAGATTCTTGTATTCTTCTGAGGTGAAGTAGTTGAGCAGACGCCAACCAGTTCCAGCGCATACGATGTAGGCTTTGTTGTACCCGTAGGTATCACAAGCATGCTGAAGCATTAACTGCTCATATGGAATCTTCTCTTCCGCAGTACCCGCAATATTTTGCAACTTTGCAGAAACAAGAATCTTAGAATCAACTGAAACAACATCAATGATATGTTTGGTGCCACCTGGTTTTGTTCCTACGCAGTACTGCATAAAAACTCCAGCGTGTCTATTCAACACTAGGTTACGCAGGTGGTTTTCATATGTCAGGTAGTTAAGAAACGGATTCTCAACCACTGCATCACCAAACACATCTAACATCACTTTGTTCCAGTTGAACCAAAACCGCCAGCGCGATTGCCTAACAAGTCAGGCTTATCTGCCGTTTCCACAAATTTGAATTGCTCATTACGAACAATCTCACCCTGACAGATACGTTCATGCTTGGCAATAGTTTGCGCAACTGAGGATACGTTAGCAATCAATGCAAACACCTGCATACGGTAGTCTACATCTACAATTCCAGTACCATTAGCAAGAACCAATCCGCGCTTCAACGCAAGACCAGACCGTGAATGGAGACGCAAAGAATAAGTATGCTCAACAGTGTCTGGAAACTTGAAGATTAACCCTGTGGGAATGAGAAGACGTTCACCTGGATAGATGACAACGTCATGCGTATCCTTTTCAATCCAACGCTCTACCGTAATATTAGAGTCATTGTAGCCGTGAACAATATCATTTACCGGGCAATACTCAATATCAAAACAGTTTGCGTAGTCAGTACCCCACTTAGGCAGTCTGACATCTGCGTTCATTCTATAAATCTCAATGTACATAATTTACTCCATTTCAGGGATATCGCGGCGCTTCTTTCCAATAGTGTACTTGCTAACCAACTGCCATTCTGCTTTCTCTTTGTGCGGAAGAATCTTGATTTGGCTAATTGGGGCTAGATTGTCTTTAGTCTTGGCAGGGTCAAGTAACTTTACAAGTCCCCACTCTGCGATTAGATTTGCAATGGTATTGCGTCTAGCAACGTCATTCTCTGTCATGCTGCTAGGCTTGCCATCAAGTTCAAACAATTCTTTGAAGTGTACGATGTAGTACTTACCCTGCTTGTGCAGGATGTGGCATGATTGATACAGGATGTTATCTTTCTTTGCGGCAACGCCAATCCGAGTTAGCGTCTCACGCACCTTGAGAAAGTCATCTTCCTTTGCCAGAGTTACCTCTACTAATTTTTCCAAAGTCATATCAGTCACCTTTATTGATTCTTGTTTTAATCATGGTGACTTGCTCATCATCAAGCACCCGAAGGGCTTCATATGCTTTGGCATCCGAGTAGCCATAATATTCTTTGACAGCAAGCAAATCACTACTTTCGGCTCTCTTAAACCACTTTGAATAGGGGCGTTTTTGAGCACGTACCATATTTATAAGAAAGTCGTATTTCAACTTATTGTCAAGATTTGGATACACGTTGATGGCATTAGCAATCAAAGCAGTGTCACGATGAAATGACAATGCCTTGTTAACCATAAATGAACTGTAACCCTTTTCATCCTGCTCTGTCAGCAGGGCATATTCCTTTGTTTGTAGGATGCTAGGAATAATCTCCTTGAATAGGTCAGCCATTAAACTTACACTCAACCATCATTTCAGTAAGGCATGCCGTGAGGTTCAGTTCTTGGTCAGCAACAAACGCTGCTTGGTACTGATATCGGGCTAGGATGATTACTGCGTTAGGGATAGTTGTTTTGTCCATAACATCATAGAGTGAATCATAGATACGACGGTACATACGAACAGGGTCATCACCGCCATTCTCAGCAACCCACTTGCGCATTTCAGTAAAGTTTTGGTCTCTGAGAGACTTTACCAAACCGGCAAGAGATACATCAACAACAGAAGATAGAATACCAGAATCAATATGTCCAGATACCGAATACCTTTGTAGTTCATTCAGGGTGCGCCTAAAGTCAGGAAAATATTTCTTAATTACCTCAACAACAACCTGCTTGTCGAAGTTAACCTTCTCATTAGTCAGAATGTTGATAACACGCTGCATGAACTGCTTGGCAATGATAGGCTTGTCAACATTCTTAAGTTTAAACTCAATGACCGCGCAGCGTGAGTGTAGAGGGTCAATGATACGATTCTTATAATTACACGTCATGATAAACGTACAATTATGGGCAAACTCTTCCATAGCAGCACGCATGGCTGGCTGAGTAGAGTTAGCATTGAGATAGTCAGCCTCATCAATGATGATGACTTTCTTACCACCAGTCAACGACATAGCACTGGCGTAATTCTTAATCTTCATACGGAAGGTATCAATGCCTGATTCATCAGAACCATTGATGACAAGATAGTCGCACCCAATCTCTTCACAGAGAGCCTTAGCAACGGTGGTCTTACCAACGCCAGCACTGCCGCAAAGCAGCAGATGTGGAATATCTTTTTTATTTACATATTCTTGGAATGTATTTTTATACGATTCCGGCAGGATACAGTCAGCAATAGTATGCGGACGATACTTTTCAACCCAAAGGGCTTCATTCATAATATACTCCATAATAAAAAAGTGGGGCGGGAGGGTGAATCCACGAAGAGCAGTCTGGCGGAAGTTTTCGTTGCTTACGCACGCCCCGTATTATATAGGTCAATCAGAGATGGCTTCACTTCCTGCGAGTGCGCCATAAGCATCACTAAACTCTTGATTAGAAGCAACTTCTTCCTCATAAGAACGCTTGTGGAAGGTCTTTGCTAGACGCCGACCAATCTTGGGAGGAATTTCATATTCATCCTTCATCTTTTCTAGAATGGACTTCATATGGTCACGTTCTGCTTCAATTCGAATCATAGAGTTGGACATTTCCTGAAGGCAGTTGAGAATGTCCTGCTTGGTGCGAGTATTGATAATCATCTATTACTCCCCAAACTTGCTCTGTGCCGATTCAATAGCAATGAAGTACTTGATGTTCTTAGTAGTGTGCTGGAACAACGCAAGACCCTTCTTGGCAATCTTTACATTGTATGAACCATCAACCAACTTAAAGTTTTCAACCTTCATGACTACGCGATACTTGTCACCGTCGCTATCACCAATCTCAATCTTAGACTGGTCAGCGGAGTCATCCTTGACGTCAGTAGCAATCAAGTAGACCTTCTCACCATCACTCTCAAAAACAAAGTTGGGTGAACCAGAGATGCCAGCACTCTTCTTCATCCAATCCAAGTCTTCCTTGTTGAGGGTAAACTCGCAATCAGCAGCACCAAAGTTGATAGGCTTCTCTGGCGGAACAACAATAACAGAAGGGGAGCAATACTTGATATTGTCATTCTTCTTGCGGTTGTCCGTGGCAATGTTGATTCGGTCAGCAGCAAAACTTAGGTCTGCTTCTTTGTACAAAGACATCTTAGCAAGCAACTTGTTCAAGTCATACAAAGCAAATTCCTGCGGGAACTGCTCAGCAACAACTGCTTCAACATAGATTGTACGCAACGGGGAAATGGTCTTGATGACCGTACCCTGCTTGAACTGAATGCTCTGATTAATGGCAGAGAAGTTCTTCAAAATTTCAACAGTATCATTCGACAGTTTCATAATTAACCTCGTTCAATTGTCAAGTCATTATTATATACTAGTTTGACCAAAGAGTCAACTCTTTCTATTAGGTCATCTAGTGTACGGTTGTTGTTAATCTCAAAATCAATTTCAGAACCAATCCATGCCCATTCGCTAAAGTGAACATCAGGATAGTTTTCAGCCATACCATAGTAGTTAATTTTTTTATTAGTTTTAAGCGCAGTATTATACCATTCAGGTTCTGGACCACGCCTAACTCTTACAATAATACCACCTGCGTCATGAATTGCTTTGACTTCATTAGGGAAACGAACATCAGCAATTACATAGTTGTTCCAAGGTGCATTCTCACACCGACGTAGAACAGTATGAACCCAGAGGTCAGGGTGAAATACATCGCGACCTGCCTCTGTGCCCATAAGTTGTAAGGCTAGTCTTGGGGAGAATGGCTTGCCTAGTTTCTTGGACCAGAATTCATCATCCTGCTCTCTCCATGCGCGTGACTCGGGTGTATCACCTTCAAGAAGAGCGCGGTTCCAGCCAAATACAGCTGAAACCGCATCCTTGACGCTATTGGCAAAACTTTCTTTAAAGTAGTCGTGGCGTTCAACAAGAATGTCCGCCACACTACCTTTACCAGCCCCAATAAAGCCAACAAGCCCTACAATCATAGAGTGCCGACGTAGTTTGCTACAGCAGCCAAGTCGCCAGTGAAGGCGTAGGTTCCGATGTGATGTGTACGCATCCACGGGCAGAGCCAAATCTGACCACCCATGTTACGCCACCACTGACAGAACATATAGTCTTCAGAGAGATAGCGGTCTGACTTACCACGGTCAATCACGGTGTCAAAGTATGCGTGAATGTAACGTGCGCCATCAAAGTTAGCCTGACCAACGTGGTCTGGCTTGTAGCGAAGTTCAGGATACTGCTTCTCAAACTTTTCAAACACTTCACGCTTAATCATCATGAAGCCAGTTCCAAGTTCAAGTACCTCAACAGGCTGATTAACCTGAAAGCGTTCAGTACCAGGAACTGGATTGAACACAAAGTCACCTGTAACCTTTTCAAGTTCAGCATGAGTAATATCAGGATTGCGCTTGATTGCTTCCTTTACAGAAGACCACTTAACGCTCTTCTTAGGATATGGCGCACCAATGATATCACGGTCAAGACCAAGCATGGCAATAACGTCACGCGGGTCAAAATGGATATCAGCATCAAGGAACAACATATGAGTGAACCCTGAACGTAGGAATTCATCAACAAGATAGTTTCTTGCGCGGGTGATTAGGGATTCATTAAAGATAAATGAGAACCTAACATCAATTCCATGCTGAATGCAAAGTGCCTGTAAATCTAGCGTAGACTTTGCATACATACCAAAGCACTGCCCGCCATACATTGGCGTAGCAATAAACAATTTCTTCTTCTTCAAATCTTCAACCTTAAATTCCAGTTGCATTATTCTCACTCCACTTAAAGTAATTAACAATATCACTAATAATCTTCTGCTGGTCAACAACAGTGTTGTTTTCCCTTACACTTATATAGTCCATCAACACTAGGGAACTACTGATATTGTCTAGTTTAGTCTTGCGACCATTTATAAATTTTTCGGTTTGCGTATCATTGCGGTTAATGTGTCGCTGCTTTACAATATCAGCGGCAACTTGCAACAGTATGATATTAAACCGCTTAGTGTTCTTGGAGCAGTGCTCAAGAAATTTACTGTTGAATAACCTATCACCTTCAAAGATTACATTGACATCAGAGTCTTCATAGTTAAGGCTACTGATAAACTTTTCGGCATCAGGCTGAACTGCCATGCTCAACCTATCAGTACCTTGAAATGTACTTCCCTTTTCATACTTACCAAGAATGTAAGTGTTTAATGTCTTGCTATACAAGGCATCAAGAAGTTTTTCAGGCTTACAAGTAACCCAATCATCAGCCATATCAATCAACTTAAACATCAGGGTTGTCTTGCCAGTAGCAGGTTCACCCCCGACAGCAATCACTCTAATCATAAAATGCCTCCAAGCCTACAGGCAAAGCGGAATCATCAAACATCCATTCCAATCGGTCTATTCTACCTGAACGGAGGAAAAAAGTAAACCTTTCATCCTCAATTTCTTTTCTGCCTACCAACCGATTGTCTAGTGTCTCATTTCGCGCTTGCCATAGTACACTCCAATCAATGCCATGCCAACCATCTTGCTCTGCTTGTACTATCTCTTCAGATTGCCTGTCAAGATAATACCCAAGATATCGTCCATGCTTCTCTCTGAATAGTTTCTTGAATGAACACAAGCAGGTTTCCATCGTAAAGAAATTAATCTCATCCCGTATCTTAGGGAATCGAATTTTCATTTCGATGAGAATATCTGCCGCAGCTGACTCAAGACTATTATATTTCGCGCTTGAAAGGCGCTCATCGACACTGTCATCTTGTCCAAGGGCGAAAAGCAAGCCGTTACGATGTGAACGGGAGCCACTATAATCAGAGAGCATGAGATTAGTAGGTACAACATCAAGACCAGCAGTGTGATGAAGATGTTGTAGATAGAACCAGCAAGAATAACGACCAAACTTATGGAGACTGCTCTGAAATAGATTCCATATGCTATTAAAATTAGTTTCAGGTGTTCCCTCATAATAACTCTCCATCACTTCACGTTGGCTGCGATTGCCGATTAGTTCTTGATATGATGCGAACATCGCAGGCAGATGACCCTTGTTCCACTTGGTGTCAGTTTGATATCGCAGTCTCTTATAGTTAGTAGTGTTCCAAGCAGTGATTCTATCTACTGTAGCAAGTTCATAGTCTGGAAATTCATTCTTGAGTACCCATGCTGTAGGCAACTGGTAAGTATTACCATACAACCAACATAACCAAATACGTTCTTCATCATTATGTTCATAACGCTTGTTGAGGTAGTTTGTAAGCCAAACAGCAGGGTCGCAGTCTTTGTACTCTAATGCCCAAGCATACCAACGGATGAATGCTTCACGTCGATTTTCTTTTAAGCGATAGTCCACTGTAAATCCTTTCCTTCAAAATCAAGCCGCTTGGCAACATACCTGCCTTTAGATGCTCTGTACATGATATCAGCAGTTGACGTATAGATAACACCATTATCTAGTTCAGTTACATACAGCGGTCGCTTACCATTTCGATAAGCCTTCATTACACCGCTGCGATGCAACTCAATAGCAGCAATGCTAGCGTTAGACCATAGCATAAGAGGACTATCAGCGACTGTGTGCAATAACAGTTCACTATCGTTTTTAGTCTTTGTAGTAATCCCATACAACTTCTCCCAGTTCTCAGGTAGTTCCTGAGAGATAACGCCATTATGAACGATGGCAACATCATTATTGTATAGCGGTTGATTATATTCAAGGTCACTAGTGCTATACCGACAATGACCAATTAGTTTAAGCGCGTTGTTGTCTACCATATCTAATAGGTTTTCAATCGGAGAAAACTTATCTGCCGGCAATGGCGCAATCAATGTTATTAGTTTGTTATCACATAGAAAGGTTAAGCCTGTTGCGTGCATTCCACGAATCTTAGATTCAAGGAAGACATTCATAACAAGATGCAAGTCATCCATTGAAGGATTCTTGAGGTCAACTCCAATTACTGCGCACATATCAATCCCAGAGTGAATCTAATGCTGATGTAGTTGCTATTACTTCAGGATGATACTTTGCTAGCATTGTCTCATCTAACTCTCGCAGATAGTCATACCATTCATGATGTGTCCACATTCCTGGACTGATGCCATTCCAGCCTTTGCGCCAGTCAGGATGTTCCTTGTTACGCTTGCGCTCTTCTACGAAGTTGAACCGCGCATCTTCATATTCCTTAGAACCCAACTCAAGCATCCCTTCACGCAAATAGCAAACTAGGCTAATACGCTCACCATCATCATATGTTTCAATGGGAGTATTGCCGTGAATAATTTCATGATTGTTAACTAGCAATAAGTCACCGGGACGAACATCTACTGCGATTCGGTATTCAGGAAACACTAGATAGCCGCCTCTGTACTTGCCGTTGTTAGACAGTACAAGCAAGTTGCTCAACCCATCATTGAAGTCGCCTGCGTCACGATGGCAAGCCGTTCTGAAAGTCTTGTTTACTGTAATGGTTGTAAACACGGTGTCAGGAACTAGGAACCGTTGGTCAAGTGTATCAGCGGCTTTACGTTGGTTGCTCCAACGCTGTGGCATCAACTCTTTGAAACCTCTATTCAGAGACTGTAGGAATGGAAATGACTTTTCAAACTTACTATAGTGATGCTGCGTGTATGCTGTTGCGCGACCAAAAGGTGCGCGGGGATAACGGTCATACCATCCGGCAATACCTGAATTGACTTTGTTAGCATAGTGAGTGCCTGAGATATAATTCTTGACTACATCAGCAGCCGCTGCTTTGCGTTCAGCAACAGTCATTTTAATAGTTTGCTTGACCCACTTATCAAAATCAAACTTGTCTTCTTCAATCTGAGCAGTGAGCCAAACAGCGCCATGAGTGCTATGCTCCTTTGATTCTTTAGCATCAATCTCTTTTAGAATATCTTTGAATGGCGTGAAAGATGTTTCAGGTTCCTGTTCAATGTAGTCTAGAATCTTCTGCTGATAGTCAGTAACATACCAACGTGAGCCTGAATAACTGCCTCTTGGTCCAGCAGCAATACCGCGATTGTTTGATGGTGTAGCGGCATCTCGCAACCCTTCATAGGCTTGCTCTTGTTCTTCCTTAGTGAACCAATTCTTTCTGAACTTGAAAGCAATACGGCTCTCATCTTGCCCTTTATCGCAATTATTGCAATCTTGGTTACAATCTAGAATCTCAGCAGCATTACAGTTACGGGGCATGTAGCAATCAACATCCATATCTACAACGACATCATAATGCGATTCATCTACAAACTGTCCAAGCAGTTGTTCACAATCCAATTTTGATTTTGCTACAATTACAGTTACCATACAGCATCTCCATTACACATAGCCTTATTATAGATTATATATGTGGAATACAAAATAAAAAGGGGAGCATTTCTGCTCCCCCAAAGTCACAAGCAAGGTGACTTATACTTATGCGCCAACAGCCTGACGGTAGAGTGCCTTGCGAGCACGTGCCTTATGACGAGTGCTGAGAGCATTCTCAAATGCTTCAGATGGCTGACCAATGCGATAGGCAAAGGTGCGCTCACCACGGCTGGTCGTGTAGCGGTTGGTGTAAACCGGAACACCAGCATTGCGCAAACGGTACACTAGAGTGCTGACGTGCTCAACCTTGAACATTGCGCGGGCAGCGCGAGTGGTTACGGTATTGCCTTCAGCAAGGTAAGTATAAAACGATTCAACTGCGGACATAATCAACTCCAATTTGTCACCAAGAAAAAGCCTTGTTGGATGCGGTGACATTTACATCCAACAAGATTATTATACGCCTGAATGCTTGAAAAGGCAAACTTAGAACGGGATGTCACTATCCATCTGGTGTTCTTCAGTCTGCGCCGTTTCAGGGGCTGCGGTGTTTGCGCTGCTCACTTCAGGGTCAACCTTGGTGTACAGGTCAAGAAAACCCGTCTTGGTTTCATTGTCAAAGCGGTTTAGGCAGAGTTCAACAGCCTTCTTGCGGCTCTTGAAGATGCTGTATGCCTTGGCAATGTGAACCAGACGGCGCGTGCTGATGACTTCCTCAACACCACCCTCATTGAAAGTCTTGCGAATGACCTCAGCCCAGGTGATGAGATGGTCAATGAACTTGTCGTCATTGATGTTAAGTTCAGCAAAATTCTTGCTCAGAATCTTGCGCTCAGTCGCAACAGGCGGGTACTCCTGCTCAACGGTGATGGCAAAACGCTCAAGGAATGCTTCATTCAGCGTGTTAGCACCGATGAACCGACCATCATCTGAACCCTTGCCCTTGGTGTTGGCAGTAGCCAGCACGGTGAAACCCTTGGCAGGGTGAATCACCTCACCAGTCTTCTTGTCGAAGTATGGCTTGCCCTCAAGGATGGGCTGAAGGCACAGCAAATCCTCAGTGCCATAGTCCGTTTCGTCAAGCAGCAGCACCGCACCACGACGCATCGCAGTCAGCACTGGACCTTCACGGCGCACGGTGTTGCCGTCAATCAGTTCATAGGAACCAATCAGGGCATCCTCATCGCTGCGCTTGGTGATGTTCACGCGGATGAGTTCACGCTTGAGTTGCGCGCAAATCTGCTCCACCATGAATGTCTTGCCGTTGCCGGACAAGCCAGTGATGTACACCGGATAGAACACACCAGACTTGATAATGTTCTTCAGGTCATTGAAGAAACCAAACGGCACATACGTGCGATTCAGTTCAGGCACATAGGATTCAGTCACGTTGGCAGCACGCTTGGTGGGCAGAGAAACCACCTGCGCGACCATCGCAACCTGAGCCTCAGCAGCAGGGGCAGGTGCGGCAGGGGATGCCGCAGCGTCTGCCTTGGGCTTGCGCGAACCAGCAGCCGCAGCGCCACTGGTGGATACGTCAAACAAGCCACGACCAACCTTGCGAGTCTTGCTATTCAAAATGAAGTATGGAATCTTGATGCCGTTGGCATCAGCATAGTCCAGAATCTGCTTGGTGGTCAACTCGCTGCTCTTGTAGTGCTTGGCAAGTTTATCCAGCAGAGCAATCTGCTCAGCAGCAGTAAAATTGGGAGCGTACATACTATCAAACCTCACTTGAATTATTCATCATATATAAAGTATACTGGAATCTGCGAAAAAGTCGATGGGAAATTCTTTTGTAGAATCAATCACTTACGTTTTCACCATTACAGTGCAATCTCCTTGGCAAAGTTGGTTGCGAGTGCACGGTTGGCTTGCTTGCCCTTTTGCATCTGCTTGAAGGCAGTGCGCAGCGCATTCTTATTTGTGGCGTCAACGTCACCCATAGTTTCAGCCTGAGCCTCACCAATCGGGAGCAGGAAATACTTGTCAAAACCAATTCGATTGGTTTCAACAAAGAATCCCTGCTTCTTGATAGCAGCCTTCATAGCAGTAGCATTGACGCTACGGCAAGCATACGCGAGATGGCGAGCATGCTTGGCAATGTAGTAGCCAATCACCTTGATGCCTAGTTGAGACAGCGACTTGTGTACAAGTTTCTCAACGGCTTCATTTATGCCATATTGGTTGCCGTATATCTTCTGACGTTCCTTGTTCTGCGGGTCAACAACATAAGCAGTGTCTTGTGCGTAGTTATAAGAGTGACTGGTGCTGTTGCCGTGCCCTTCACCGTCAGTCATGATGACCAGATTGACGTGGTCAACACCCGTGCGATGCTTAAACTGTTCAGCCAGCGTGCGCATGGTTATCATGGTCTCAGCCAGTGGCGTGCCACCAAGTTCAAAGCCAGCAGTATCCCAACTCATAGCAGCACCAAAATAGTTGTTGTGCTTGTTGTACTTCATGGCAACGGTGGCAAGCATGTTAAACGCACGACGGTATGTGCTAGCCGACATATCTGACGACAGGTACTTGATGAGGCTAAAATGCGGGTCACCATACATGGTAGGCTTGGCATTACGCGCAGCCTCAGATTCACCATAACCGCGTGTCCAACGCTGACCAGCATGAGGGTTCAGACGCCGAATGTCAGTAAAGCCATACACCTCAAACGGAATGTTGACGCGCTTACAGAACACCGAAAGCACAAGAATCTGCTCAACAGTCTCCTTGAAGATTTCATACATCGAACCAGACATGTCAAACACCAGTTGCATGCCGTGAGACTTGCCCTTGCCGATAGTAGTGACCCGCTTGAACAGGTCATTCTTCAACTTGAACTGATGGAGTTTGCTGGTGTCAAGTTGACCACTGCGAGAAACTTGCGCACGGGCATATTCTGTGGCATTCTTGCGCATCTCAAATTCCTTGACCAGCATAGCAATGTACTTGCTGTTGCGCGAGTTGAACTCAGAAACAGACTGGCGCGTCATCTCATCAAGATTGAAACGATTAGCCTCAGCCTCAAACTTTTTGAGCGTGGTTTCAACAGGAACAATAATGTTCTTCAGGTTGGGGATTGGCAGGTCAAACATATACACGTTGCCCTTGCCGTTGGACACCAACTCAGATTCACGCTGACGGAAAATATCATCCGTGATGGATGACGGTTCAGTCTGCGTCTTGTCATCGCTGACGCCGCCATTCATGCCGGTAGTGCTGCTGGGAGTCTCGCTATTTTCAGAATCTTCATCGTCACCGGTAGAACCAGCAGCGTCAGAATCATCGTCGCCATCACCATCAGATTCGTCAGACATGCCGCCAGACGCGCCATCATCCTCACTGTCATCAGATTCGGCGTCATCATACTCCATAGAATCGTCAGATTGACCATCAGACTCAACATCATTAAGGTCATCTTGTAGCATGTCAGCCAACTTGTCCATCAAATCCTGAACGCTGTTCAGTTTGTCGGATTCATTCTGCTTGACATAGGCATACACGCGGTTGGCAATCTCAACCACGTCATCCCACGTTTCAGCGTTGCTGGTATCACGAACAAACACACGTTCAGCATCGGTGAACGGCACGATGACGTGCGCGCCCAACTTGAAATACAAGTTAATGCGGTCAATGAGGTTCAGTGTATTGAGGTCATCAATCTTCTTGATGCCAAAGAAATCACGCTCATACAGGTCAGCATAAGCCTGAGCAAATGACTTGGACAGCCCAGGAAACTTTGACTTGATGCGCTTCTCAATGCGCGCATCCTCAATCACATTGAGGAATGGCTTCATAGCAGGATTGCTATGCGTATTGTGATGCCAGCCATCAAACGGCGTGTACAGCGCGTGACCAACCTCATGACCGCAGAGCAGGTCATACATGTAACCGTCCATCTCACCCCACATGGGCAGGACAAGCGAACGATTCTTGAGGTCAAAATATGCCGTGGGCACATTCTGGTGGTGAATGTTGATGTTCTCAGCAGCCATGAGGCGCGCAAGAACAGATTTGCTTTGAATTAATTCCATAATGTTTTCCTCAGTTACCCTTAAAGTATACGGGAAACTGCGTAAAAGTCAATGTCAAAAAAGCGTTAAGAATCAATGACTTACGATTATGCGCATGCGCCCACGTCAGCACTTCATAAGTTTTCATCATAGGTATATAATACCGGATTCTGATAAAAAGTCGATGCAGAAAACTTCTGTAAAATCAATTAGTTAGAATTTCGGGCTATTCTTTGCGCTGCTTCCTTGATTTTGCGCATGTTCTTTTTGACCTTTTTCTTCTCACGTTCAAGAACTAATGGAGAAACTTTCTTCGTGTAGCAAATACCATCTAGGTGGTCAATCTCATGCTGTACACAAATAGCATGGACTCCCTCATAAGTTTGAATTTGCTTAGCACCATCAATACCGTAAAACTCAACAGTTACCAGTTCAGGTCTACCAACTTCTAGATAAAGCCCAGGAAATGACAAACAGCCTTCCTTTAACTTAGATACATTACCAGAAATCATGACTACTCTTGGGTTGAAAAGTATGTGTGCTTCCTTACCGACATTAATAGCACATACGCGATAAGGGATGCCAACCTGATTAGCAGATAAACCCAGACCACCTAACTTATTCATAGTTTCTACAAGCGAATAAGCCAATTCAGCTGTGTCTATTTGCTGCTCTTGTAAGTTGTTAAAGTCAACAGGGATTGTTGGCTTATGTAGGATAGGGTCATACTTATCAACTAGTTTTAGTACTTCATACGAAATCATATGACCATTAACAAACTTAACCATCTTACTCATGGGGCAATCCTCGAAAAGTTTTGCTTTTTCTCAAAGCGAATAGCGTTAGCAAATTTATCAAACAGTTGGTCTTTGTGCGAGATAACAAAAACATTAGTGTTATCTGGTAGAGTCTGAAGAATCTGTAGCAATGAGTCAGTACCCTTACCATCTAGACTTGAGTCAAATGTCTCATCTAGGATGAGCAAGTTGGTATTGACGCTGTTCTTCATACGCGCAATCGCGCGCCAAGTCAAGAGTAGCGATAAGTCAATCTTCTGCTTCTCACCTTCTGAAAAGTTTTCATAACTGAAATCATCACGATGTCTTGACTTGATAGTCTCTTTGAACTCTTCATCAATGTTAAAGTTGACAAAGAAGTCCATAGACGCAAGATACTTATTTACCAGTTTATTGATGACAGGCAAGTACTGCTTGATAATCTTAGCCTTGATGCCACCATCCTTCAGTAGTTGAGCAGCAATGTCATAGTATTGCTTCTCTTCTGTTGCTACCTTGCGACGTTCTAAGTAACCTGTATACTCTTCAACAAGTTTCTTTGACTCTTCCTTGGTATCAGCACTAATGCTCTTGCTTTCACTTAGCCTTTCAATTTCTTTCTGAAGGTTGATATTATACTTCTGAAGGTGAGAAACAGAAACACTAGTCCTAGCAACATTGGCTTGATGACTTGAAATGGTCTTATTAACCACTTCAATCTCTGCGATTCTTGCAGTAACAGTCTCTTGCTCTGCCTTTAACTTCTCAAGACCCTTATTGTATTCTTCAAACTTGCGTTCGCATTCAACAATCTTTTCGCCTTTAAAGGTAGACTCTAGCACCTGCTTACAAGTCGGGCAGTTATCGTTATCGTGATAGAACTCAAACTCTTTTTCTGTTTTGCTAATGTTCTGTTGAATCTTAGCCTCAAAACTAATCAACTTGTTGTTCTTGCTTCTAACGGCAACAAGGTCAGATACTTGCTCAACCAGTGCTTCAATTTCAGACTGAATCTTCTCTTGGTCTTCCTGATATGCCTTGACCGCAGTAATGTTTTGTTCAAACTCAGTCTGCTTAGCATCAATCATCTCTTGATTATTCTTCTTCATCTCCTCAATATGCTTCTTATGAAGTTCAATCTTCTCTTTCACGTTATCAAGTCGAATCTTGAGTTCATTAATTTCAGACTTGAGTCCATTCACCTTATCTTTCACGATTGAGTTCATGTTAGAAAAGATTTGGATGTCAAGCAAGTCTTCAATAACAGCACGACGGTCAGCTGCGTTGAGTTGCATAAATGGAGTGAATGAAGCACTACCAAGGATTACAATCTGCGTAAATGACTTATGGTTCATCTTGAGGATTAACCGCTCAAGCATGTCCTGATAGTCTTTAGCCTTTGAGTCTTGGTTAAGCAACTCGCCATCTAACTTAATCTCAAACACGTTAGGCTTGATGCCTCTACGAATCTGATACTGCTTCTCGCCTAGTTGAAACTCTAGTTCAACAAGACAATCCTTGTTATTGATAGAGTTAACTAGTTGAGGCTTGTTAATGTTGCGGTATGGCTTACCAAACAAAGCAAACGTGACAGCGTCAAGTAGCGTAGACTTGCCTGCGCCATTCTCACCGACAATCAGCGTATTGCTATGCTTGTTAAGTGCTAACTCAGTAAAGACATTTCCTGTAGACAGGAAATTCTTCCATCGAATGTTTTGGAATATAATCATGATTCTATAGTCAATGCTTCCGTGTAGATATCTCTAATAATGTTCTTCAGTTTGACCTTGTTCAAATCAATCTCAATGCCATCAATATACTTATCAAGGATGGTAGTAGTATCATCTGCTTGGTCTACCTCTCCTATTGTATCCGATGTATTGACATCCGTAAAGTCTTCAACCACAGAAACATCTATGGCGCCAGACTTTGTTAGGTTGTCGAGAAAAGTTTCAAACAAGAATACATTAGACTTCTTTGATACAACCAACTTAACATACTTGCCCTTGAACTCAGAATAGTCTTTGTTCTGTACATCATTAAGGAACAAGTCATCATCGTTATAGAAAATCTTACGGAAGATTGTATACGGATTGACGATGAATTCTAGTTCTCGTGTATCAGTATCATAGATGTAGAAGCCTCTTGGGTCATTGTAATCAGCCCAAGTCATCTCTCCAGGCGCACCGACATAAACAATGTTATTCTTCGATGATGGATGATGGAAGTGTCCAGTCATTACTGTTTCATAGCGAGACAACATTGAAGGGTCAAATCCTTCGTGACAGACGTTTCCTCTGTCCATTTCAAAGCCTATCAACTCGAAATGACCTAAGCAGACCTCAGACCTAGTTTCTGATATGAATGTCTTTACTTGGGCTTCGTTACTTTCGCAAATCCACGGAATCACGTCTATTGCTAAACCTCCAAAATCTACTGTAGTAGGAGTGTCATAAACAACAACGTTGCCATACTCCCCCAATACTAGAGACGTAGAGTTTACTTGTAACGTATTCTTCCAGTAAACATCATGATTACCAAGAAGCGTATGTAACGTAATGCCTCTTGATTCTAGTTCATCAAAGAAGTATGACTTGACTTGCTCAAGTGTATGGAAGTTGATGAACTTGCGTCTATCAAACAAGTCCCCTAATTGGAAGATGGCATTGATGTTATGCTCATCCAAATAGGGGAACAAGGTGTTTTGATAGAAGTTCTTATACAGTTCATGAAAGATAGGGCTATCATTTCGCATTCCGAAATGCAAGTCCCCGATTATACATAATTTCATACTATTCCTCTACAAACTTCTCCAGATTCATCTTCTTAAGTTTCTTGTTCTTCTTTGCTGTTTCAAAGTTTTCAATAAACTCAGAGATGTTCTCATACATTTCAAACTGTCTTGTCTGACCATCATCAGACTCAAGTTGTTCAAACTCATCCATGATACCAGCCTGTTCAGTAGACTTGTACTTAACGTACAGCTGCTTCTTCTCGCGATGGATGCGCCTCAAGAAAGCATAATACGCTATTTGAGTGAAATAGGCAAACGGATTTGATGACTTTTTCGGGTCAAAGTTGCTAGCATACATTACACAATTTTCAATCGCATCAGCAACCATTTCATCTCTGAATGAATAGGATAGGAAGTTGGGTTTGTGTGAAAGGTTCTCCGCAATCTTCATAAATGCTTCAGCAACATATCTTGGAATCTGAGGCTTTTTCTTATCTTCAGCCTTAGCAACATCTACCGCAGCACGGTATTCAGTCATGTGTACTAGAAATAGTTTGTTATCAATGTAGTGATTCTTTGCCATAATTTACTTTACTTTTCTCTCTGTAGGGTATATAATCAGTATGTCCGCTGTGAAGTGATTCTTTAGTTACTAGTAAGCAAGTCGTTAGTTAACAATCACTGATTCGTTAGTTAATAGTATCAATGAACTGTTTTATCCTTCTTCTCCAATAGTGCTTCAAATAAAGCAACTACCTTTCCTGTCTCATCAACTTTATTAGCCTTCTTTTTAGAAGGCTTTTTAATTTCTGAGTTATAAAAATACTCAGTTGCTTGATTGTACTGGTCAAGAAATTCTTCGCTGACCTTAACAGCAATGATTACCATATCTGAAGGAATCTCAACGCTCTTGATATCAACGATAGACTGTGGGAGATATTCCTTCATGTATAGCAGCTGCTTACCTTCTTCCATAAAGGTTTCAACTTCAACAATAAGCGGATTGTCAATACGAATCTTGTCGCCATTATGTGTTACAGAAGCAACAATCTCTTCGCCTGTAGTTAGGCGCATAAACTCGATTTGTTGTGTCATTATGCTATCCTTATCGTATTTGTAGTGAATGTAAACTTCTCTTCACTATACATCTTCACTCGTTCTTCAAAATGACGTAGCGTAAAGTTTACGTTTGTCTTGTATCTTAAATCATCAGATATATCATACAACATAGCCTTATCTTTATTCTCTCCTAATCGTAGACCACGACCAATCGATTGTAGTGTACGAATCTTGCTCTTAGTAGGAGATGCAAAGACTATATTATGTAGGTTGCGTATATTAATGCCAGTAGAGAACGTGCCGTAGGAAGCAACGATGATGGCATCAGTTTCCTTTTCGGTGATTGCTCTAACTGCTTCACGGTCTAACGCATCAACTCCACCGTGAATAAAGAACACTTTGCGACCTTCAGTTACTTGTTGTTGTATCAACTCAAAAAGCACCTTGCCATGCTTCTCAACGTAACTATAAAGTACTAGTGTATTACCTTTCAGCGATAAAGTCAAATTTGTAATGAATTTATTTCTGTTATCACAACCTATTAGAAATTCAATCTCTTCCTGATAGGTCTTTCCTTTTAATTCTTTGCACACTTGCTCAGCATACTGTAGAATTAAACACTTGATACCAAAGTCAGCTAGTTGCCCTCTGTCAATTAGTTCCTTGGTAGAGATAAACTTCTTTACAGGACCAAACAGACCTTCAAGCACTAGTTTGTTGACCTTAGTACCATCAAGTGTACCAGTTGTACCAATGCGATAGTCACAATTAACAAGACGGGTCATAATTGCCGTCAAAGACTTAGCCGCGAATGTATGGGCTTCATCTCCAATAACGAAATCAAACTTAGCGAAATATGATTTTGGCATTTCAAAGATTGATTGCCAAGTTGAGATTACTAGGGGAGCAGATGGGGCTTTATCCTGACCCTGATAGATTTTCTGACAGTACTTGTCTACATCTAGCCCATATGACTTAAAGTCACTATACATCTGCTCAACAAGAGATACAGTTGGGACAATTAGCAATCCTTGCTTCTTGCCGTGAGATAACAACCAACTTGCTATCAGATAGATGATTAGAGACTTACCAGATGCTGTTGGAGACAGTAGAACAGTGCGCTTCTTGGTTAGTGAGTACAAGAAAGCAGCAATCTGGTAATCTCTAGGTTCAACAGGTAAATTAAGTTTGCTAATGAACTCTTTGTTGGGTAATGTTACCGGAGTATCATTAAGCATTGTTTTACTGCAAGTATAACCCTGCAATTCAGCAAAGGCTTCTACATGAGAAGCCAAACCTGCGTATACTTGATTAGTCTTTATTGAATAGAGTCTAATTTTACCATCCCAGTATCTACTCTTGTATTGAGGAGAGAACTGTGCGCCAGGAACATCAAACGTAAAGAAATCACATAGTTCCTGACTAATAGATGGTTCGCAAATAACCTTTATGTAACTGTTATTAAGTTGGTGTATCTCTATATCAACCATTTAGAATTGTCCGCTGATGAATCGCTCCCATGCCATAAATTCCTTCAGCTGCCAAGTACGATTGTTTAATTCCTTCATAACATTAGTACAGAAAGATGAGGCTTCTTCATGATAGGCTTTCTTTCGGGCTAACTTATTCAGGTCATCATCTCCATCAAGATAGAGATTGATATCGGTCTTGAGAACAAATTGAAATGGCTCCCAACCATACTTATCCAACTCTTCCTGCGACATTCTACCACTATAGTATGCCCACTTGGTCTTTTTCATTTTGGCATAATCATAACCTGCTTTCTTGGCTGAAAGGTTATGAAGAGTTAGAAACTTGTTGTACTTGTTGTGTAGCAAAGGAATACGGAGAATTTCCTTGCCAGGTTCTGTAGAGTCTACTTCAGAATCCTTGGTCCAATGCTCAATAATCTGCTCCAAAGGAGGAGTTTCAAGTTTATTAGCCATACATCACCATTATAAAGAGAGACAGGATAGTATATCCTATCTAACTTCAAAAGTCAAATCTTTTCAATCTCATAGTAGTCAAAGCGGAATGATACATCAGATGTAGCAATGTATTCAGCATTGTCTGATGTATTGAAAAGGATGCTGCCAAGAGTTACAGGAAACAAGTTTTTAAAATGCACTCTGAAATTTGCATTGTTCTTGTTTGTATAGATTGTAAGGATAGCATCTGAGTACTGCGGTGGCAAACTGGAGTTCATTCTCAGATTAGATACAGCAGAGAGGCTTTCGCGGTTCATGTACTCTTTAAATTCAACTGGGAAGGTCATTGCACGAATCCAATCGTGAATTTGTTTCCAGCCACTGATATCTTCATCTACAAGAAATGTAGTGTTAAACATATCATAGGCTAGTTTCTCACCAGGAACATACAAATCAATAAATGGTGTATTGAAAGGAACTTCACTTAGGGATACGCCAGGAAGATTAGCAGATTGACAGAAGAAAGACAAGTTAGGTAGCCGACTAAAAGTCAGCATAAACTTGGTAGTCTGCAACAAGTCTTTGTTTGTAGGATTTCTGTTGATAATTGTCATGGTAGTCCTCCTGCTTTATTTAGGATAAAAAAAGAGGGGGCTTTTCAGCCCCCTCAATTCGACTATTATTATTGTAGTCTGTCGCTTCAAATTACCAGCATCAAACCCTATTAAGGAGTTGATGTTAGGTTGTAGATAGCAAACTTACGGTAGTAAACGTTGGTGTTTGTTGTAATTGCACCAGCGAGAGCCGTATTTGTGCCACCTGCGAATGGATTTGCGACCATGCCGTAGCGAGTCTTGAATCCAACCTTTGGCTGATAGTTGTCTGGGTCGATTGCACGGACCATCTGTAGAGGTACATATGGGCAGTAGAATAGACCAGCATCGTAAGGATTTGTACCCTTATAACCAACAACAACGAAGTCGCTGCCTGTTACTGAGTATGGGTCAACGTAGACCTTGATGCGACCGAATAGCATACCTGCAAAGGTGTTGCCAGTGTCGTCAACATTTAGGTTTGTGTTGCCAGACAATGCTGAGTTATAGTCAAGAAGACCTGACATTGCAAGTGCAGATGCTACGTCTGTAGAGACGATTAGCATGTTGCCCTTACCGCGACGGGTATCCTTAGCAATCTTGTTAGCAGCACGTTCAATCTGGAACAATAGACCCTTGTACTTTTCTACCTGCCAACGACCTGATAGACCGTCAGAGACTGTACCAGCGTTTGCTACGTTGATTGATGCTGTGCTTACGCCAACAACGCCAACGTTTGCAGTTGCATAGACTGTACGGACAACTTCACGATTGATTTCAGCAAGAATTTCAGTTGACAAAATGTTTGTCAACTCTGTTTCTGCGTCTAGACCGTGGATTGCCTTGAGGTCTTGTGCAAGTTCCATTGTGTAGGAAGCCTGTAGACCACGTGTCTGAGCAGTTACAGATACACGCTCAATTGAGAATGCCATGTTTGCTAGACCGAGGGTTTCACCAACTGCCGTTGAAATAGGTACGCCGGTGTTTGCTGTGCCAAAGCGAGCAATGTTACCGCTTGGTGTACCAACATCTAGAGCAACGTCAACGTTAGCAGTTAGAGCAGTAGCAGTATTACCAGAGAATGTGGTATTTGCTTCGCCGTAGAATGCTTCTGTACCGTTTGGTGCAGAGTAACGTGTGCGCATTGCGAAAATCAAACCTGTTGGACCAGTCATTGGCTGAACGCCGCAGATGTCGTATGCCATTAGGTTTGGAAGTGCGCGACGGACCAATCCGATTAGAATTGGGTCAAAACCCTGAAGGTTGCCGCTTGTTGGTGATGTTGGAGCAACGTTAACAGGTGTTGCTTCGAAAAGATTACGCATATTCTGCGCATCTTCCATAATTGCGCGCTCTTGGTTCTCAAGAACAACAGCTGTAACTGCACGCTTGTATGGGTCTTTAATTGCAGGTAGGTCAGAGTGGTCCAATACTGGAGCCCACTTCTTACCATGAGTTTCTGATAGATACATTTGGTTAATCTCCGTTAAAATTTAAATTAGACTGGTAGTGTCTTGGTAATTGCCTTGACGTACAAGTCCATTCTTGGTGCGACGTTTTCAGCAGATGCATCTGCTGTCTCAACAATAGCAGCTGGAGCCTCGCTCTTAGCATTCTTTGTTGGGAAGTAGTTTTCACGGATTACCGTGAGTTTCTCAGTGTACTCACCTGCTGTGGTGAATTCGACGCCCTCTGCGAGTGTCTTAATCTTCTGAATTTGTACCTCAGTTAGACCTTCGCAAATCTTGCGGAGTGCTTCCTGAGCCTTTGATTCGTTTAATGACTTCTGGAGAACAGCCTTAGCAGCAACTTCTTCTGCTAGGTCATTTTCTAGAGTATTAACTGTTGTTGCTAGTTCATCAACAAGGTCAATCTTGTCTTCCGGAACTTCAATGTAGTGTTCAGCAAATAGACCCTTAAGACCCTTGATAAAGCCTTCAGCAATCTCGCCACGTAGACCAGATTCAACGGCTACTTGGTTTGCTGTCATCCACTCTTCAACAACATAGTTTAGGTAACTATCAACCTGTTCTGCAAGATTGTCGCGTAGTGCGTCAGATGCTTCAGATAGGTAGTCATTGTTCTTAGCAACAACAGTTGCGACAACTGCTTCTACACGAGCCTGTACAGCTGCTTCAAAGATTGTTGTTGCCTTTGTGCGGAACTCTTCTGATAGCGATTCGCCATTGAATAGGGCATCAACGTCTTCCTTCATGGAGACCATGTTTGCCTTTACCAATTCCTTGACGTCAATTGCTTCAGCAGTAGGCATTGCCTTTTTGCTCTTCTTGCTCTTAGGCTCTTCCATTTCCTTCATCTCTTCTTCCAGAGCAGCAATCTCTTCTTCTGATAGAGATGCTAGAAGTTCATCTAGTTCTTCTTCAGAAAGTTCATTAATTGCGTCTTCATCAGAGACTTCTAGAGATGCTTCTAGTTCTGCCATCTCTTCTTCTGATAGAGATGCTAGAAGTTCATCTAGTTCTTCTTCAGAAAGGTCTTCTAGATTGACACCTTCTTCTGAAGTTTCTTCAGCCATATTTGGGGTCTTTGCTGACTTAGCATCACCCTTGGCGGCTGGCTTAGGTGCTTCTGAATTTACAGCAGAGGCTTTCTTGCCTACGCCTTCAGCACCAGGATTTTCTGTTGTTGCGCCGCCGAGGTCATTTGCTTCGCCAGGCAACTTCTTTGTTGGCTCTTGATTTTTGCCAACAGATGCGGCTAGAATTTCAGCGGCAGATTCTGCTAATGTCTTACCCATTTGAAAACTCCTGTAGAGATTATTCTTATTTATAAATTTTAAAGTTTGGAGAGGAAATTCTCAAATATCTTGAGAGACACTTCCTCAATTTGCTTTTGCTTTGCCATCTTAATTTCTTCGTACATTTCTACTACATTCACTTCTTTCACGATACCATTATCCCATACCCACTCTTTACCTTCCATAATGCCTTGTACGAATGCTCCAGGAGCAGAAGGGTCGGCAACAATATCAGCCGCTGTGGCTAGATAAAAGTCATCTTGTACTACATTCACTCCATTTACTTCTTTGAGTGAACCCATACCTCTTGAAGAAACACCAAGGGTTGCGCCACCTTCCATAAGGCTCTTAGCAATCTTACCCATTGGAGTTTCTAGAATCTTTGCTTTACCAATCCAGATATTGCCTTCACGCTGAAGACCAGTAATTAGATGTGATACTCTATCTAGGTTGATAGAAGGACCATCTGGATGTCCAAGTTCACCAAATGCGCGGTTCTTACCAACGTATTCTTCCATGTAACGATTTACTTCGCGGTCCATAATATCTGCTTGATATACGCGACCGTTTTTGTTCTTTGTCTCAGCAACTAGGAATGGACCCTGAATGAACAGAGACTTAACACCATTCTTTTCTTCAGTAATGTACTGAACTTGGTCTAGCATTTCCGTGATTAGTTTCATGGCTTATAGTCCTAGTGATTTTCTTTTTTGTAGTGAACGCTTACGCTTAAGCATTGCTCTAGCCTGCTTGGACTTACTCTTGCGAGCAGCAACCTTACCAGCACGCTTTCTCTTCATCTTTTCAGCAGCAGACATGCGTTGTAGTTTGCCACCAGCAATCTTGTAACCAGCAACATTAGATACTTTCTTGCGACGTTGAACCTTGCCGCCACGAATTCTAGCCTTGACAACACGCACTCTTGCTTCAGATAGAAATGATTCTATGATTGCTTCTTCGTTCATGGTTGGTTACCACTCCGTGCGGCTACAATCGCAGCAACTTGACGCTTTCTGCGATTCTGTACTGCTCTCTTAAGTTGTCTTTGGCGCCTTGCTTTATGCTGTTGAGATGCTTTCTCTCTGTCGGCTTTAGCCTTATCAGCAGCTGCTTTTAATTCAGCCTGCTTTTTTGCAGCAAGATTCTTAGGAATATTAGCAACAGCAGAAGCCAATCTACCCATTACATTAACAAACGCTTCATTAGTTGGAACTGGATTGATAACAGTGTTGTGTTCAACACCCTTACCATATGGCACCATAAATGTTAGGTTATACTTGTCGTTAGTATACAGAGCAACACGTTGACCATCAGGAAATACTCTGATTCCTCTTCTCTTCAGAACTAGCATTGCAGCAGGATTTGCTACATCTTGTCCTTCAGTTAGTTGTTCGCGTAACTCTTTAAAATCCATTATTCTGCGACCTTGAGTGCTTTGCGCACTGAACTTGTAGGCAGAACTTTCTGATTGGCTCTTAGCAATGAGGGAAGAATCTTCATTAGATTGGTTCTATCGCGCATTGGAAGTTTTTCAACACCATACTTGTTCATCTTGTCAAGAGATGTTTTGGCTTGTTGGTCGGCGCCCAGAGCAGCAACAAGTTGACGATTAGTCATTGACTCCGCTACAGATTCTGGACCATTGAACATAGCAGAAGCAACTTCAATCTTCTTTACGTCAATTGAATCGGCTAGTTTTGCACTTAACAATGCTTCAAACGCAGCATTAGCACCATCTGCATTTTCATCAGCAATCATATCAATTAAATCTCTAGTGTTCATGCTAGTTCCTTACTGTGGTGGTGCGCTAGTTGGCGCGCTTCCTGTATTTATACCGGATGTAGGTGCAGCACCTAGAGCAGCTGCTTGCGCTTGCTGCATTAGATTAATCTGCGCCATCTTCTCTTGTTCGTCTACCATCTCTTGGTCCATCTGCTTAATTTCATCTTCAGTCAAGTGTAGAACATTCTTCTTGACCCAATTCATTGAGTAATATGAACCAACAAAAGGAACCATGCTATTAAGTAACAAAACACGATTGGTTAGGAGTTCAGCGTCCTTAAGTTCAGCAAAGTTATTGTCTTTGAGGAAATCATAGTGAATGCTTTCCTTCATATCATCCCACTCTTCAGGAGAAGCAATTCCCTTAAGAGCAAGTTGACGCTTCATCAACTCATCAAACATAGTGCTGAAGCGATTGCGGAGTCTCTCTACAAACTTAGAGAATCTTAATTCATCGCGAGTAATCTCATTAGTGCGACCAAGAGAGAATGACGTTGTTGATGAATCAAGACGTGAAATAGGTACGCCAAGCGACTTGTATAGTTTTTGTTCAAAGTACTTGACGTCTGATAGTTCACCAAGGTTCTGACCAGGAGGCAGAGTGGTAATTTCAGTTGACTTACCTTCACCGCGACGAGGCAACCAGAAGTCTTCAATCATCGACATAAAGCGACGGTCATCGCGCACTTCGCCAGTATTCGAGTCATATACAATCTTGTTACGAAACTTTGTCATAACATTTTGTAGATACTGGTCTGCTTTCTGCTTAGGCAGATTGCCAACGTCAATATAGAATACTCGACGTTCTGGCGCACGTGATAATCGATAGATGACAACTGCGTCTTCAATCATACGCAACTGGTTCATTGGCTTGATTGCCTTATGAAGATAAGACAATACAATATTCTTAGTGACATCCATCAAACCAGAATTGATGTTAACAACTGCGTCTGGAGCAATCTTTAGAGCAGCATCAATAGGATTGGTTACAATGTTGTTATTTGTATTGAGAATCTTCTCGCTGTAAAGGAAAAACTCTTCATCAGCCGAAACAACCTCAATACCTGTTCTTGGGTCTTTGCTCTTCTGTACTGTACGAACCTTACGAATCTTTCGTGGGTCAAGGTACACAAGTCCAGTTACACCAAGTTTAGGGTTTGCATTATTAATTTGTACTTGATAGAACAATCTTCCATCAACATACCAGCGGCGGAATATGTCAGCGCCGCTATTACCGAAGTCCAATAACTTCAGTACCTCTTTAAATTCGTTACGAATCATTTCTTTGATTGTATCAGGTTGCTGTAGTTCATCTAGGATAATTTCTACAGACTTACCATTCTCATCATGAACAATTGCTTCATTAACTACTTCATCAACGGCTTGTTCAATTTCAGGCTGCATAGCCATAGCACGATAACGCGAGATGAGGTCATTCTCATCTTTAAATGCTGTTTCTAGATTTAAGTATGTGCCATAATATCCACCAACAGCACTAGCATTAATGCTGATTGCACCGTCATCGTTTAGTGGGGGCGCGATTGGTGGCTGCTGGGACTGCTGAATTTTTTCTAATTCAGAACTGCGTACCAGTTCAAAGCCAAATAGATTGAATCCTGCCATGTGTACCTCATATCAAAAGAGGGGAGGAAAACCCTCCCCTCAACAAAGTCTAATTATATATTAGACTGTAGTGGCTGCTGTCAGACCGTCAAGAGTTGTATCTCCTGTCGGACCAGCTGGTAGAGCATTAGACTGAGGAACTTCCTGATTTGACGGACGCTGTTCAGGAGCCGTAGACTTGCTCAACTTGCTATCAATCCAGTACTGGTATGCAAATGTTACGGTGAATTCTTCAATCGTATCATTTGAACCCCAATCTAGGTCGATTGGTGCAATGTTTGAAGGGAAGGCGCCAACTAGACTATATGTCTTGATGACTGAGCCATTTTTGCGGTAGTGAGTTACCTTTGCATCTCTTGTATAGAACAGGCTATTAAGAGCAGCGCGGGTATTCTCAACTGGAGCATTTAGACGCTTGTGCCATTCTTCAAACTTGTTGCGCAAGTCAAAGGTTTCGTCATTGATGATTGTAACAGTCCACTCATCATATGTTCTGTTACCAGCAACCTTAACCTGACGACCGAAGTATGGTACTTCTACCACACCAAGGTTTGAACCAGGAATTGATGCTGCCTTACACATAAATCTGAATGAACGGTCGATGGTGCCGTCCATAAACGGCACCTCAACTTCAAATAGATTTGGGCGCGCACCATCCCATCTTAGATTTTTTCTAAATTCATCTACATTAAAACTCATTTGATTCTCCTGAACCTATAAGGTTATTTAGACTGTTGCACGACCAATTACTTCTTCAAACTGTACTCCGGTGCGGATAGCAACGAAGTTGAGTTGGATGAAGTTAATGCTCTTTGATGGCTTGATGTAGATGTCGCCAACAAACTCATTACGGTCAATGAGGTCTGGTGGATTGTTTCTCTCATCGCAGATTACACGGTAGTCATAGATACCGCGACCTGCCATTACGGAGCGCAAGTATGGGTCAACAATGCTTACAAACTGTGAGCGTGTAAATTCATCATTGAACTCAAAGAGGCTTGCCTTAGCAGCACGAGAGATTGTCTTTTCTAGAATCATAAACAGACGGCGAACATTGATACGGCTAAATGCGCTTGCGCGACCTAGCATTGTCTTGTCACCATATAGGTAAGTACCTTCACCATTAAAAGATACAACAGGGTTAATGTCTGCCTTGTAAAGAATGTCGCGGTCACTCTTGTCTGGATTATAGGCAAGTTTGACAATGTTCTTTACCTGACCACGTACTGGACCAGCAGGTGAGAACCATGGCTCTCTTTCTGCGTCGGTCTTTGCGCACATACCGGCAACGTCGCCGTTTAGCGGAACCCAACGATAGGTGTCGTAATACTTGTCATAGATATACTTCCAGCCAGAGTCCATTACAGCGTATGAACTGTATGCGCCAATTGCAGTTCTCCAAGCAGGAATGTCTACTTCTGGTTGAGTTGATGTGCAGTTTGCGTATGTTGGCGAAGCAAATACCAAGCAATCCTTACGGTATTCGGCAACGCTATTAATAGCATACTGTACGACAGCTGAAGAGTGCGCGCTTGTCATGATTAGAGAAACGTCTACTGTTGGGTCATTTAGAATGTCAAGAGCAGAAGTTACGTTACCTGAAGTTACGGCAACATAAGAACCGTTGGCTAGAGGATACGAAGTGTTTGCGCTATCGTGGTCGGCAAAGATGTATGTTGAGTTAGCAGCAACACCCCATGCATTGGCGCTAAATGTGCCCTTGTATGAACTGCTTGGGTGACCAACCATGTATACATACTTGGACTTGTTCAATAGAACGTCCTTGTAGTACATGCTATTGTTGTTTGGGTCACGAGCATTAGTTGCCTTTGAAGCAATAAACTTCTCTAGAACTGTATTTGCTGCACCAGAAATTGCACCAGTACGGTCAATAACTGCAATGTAAACTTCGTCATTAGCATTGGTGTTTACATTTAACTTGATAAAGTCAGATGTGCCTGGTTCCTTATCAAAGAGTGAACCATATGCCCAATTTGCAAGAGAACCGGTAACGGTATTTGCAAACATAGAAACTTGTAGGTTATTACCCACTGTTCCTGGATAACGAGCAGCAAATACACCGCCAGAAATTGTAGGATTACCAATGTAATCGCTAGAATTCTTTACTTGGCGAGGTGTTGCGGCAGCTGCTGTCCAGTTATTTGAAACAGCGTTATTTGACTGACCGTGTGCAGCGCGAGATACAATTAGACTTCCTGAATACTGCAAGAAACTTGCGGCAGTAAAGAAATCAGTGATTGTATTGCTTGAAGACGAGTACGGTGGTTTACCGAAACGGTCAACAAGTTTTAGTTCGCTTGAAATAGGCTGAGCAATACCTACTGGACCCCAGTCAAACTCACCAGCAATAGCACCAAAGGTGCCAGCAGCAGATGGAATGGATGACGTCAGGTCATATTCGGTTACGTTCACGCCTGGTGATACTTGAAATGGCATCTTTAATACTCCTGTTAAGGACAGAATCCGTTATTCTATTTAGTAATTTATGGTTTTACAACACTCCAGACGGCTCCATTCGAAACAAATCGCTCTTCTTCAGTATATTCAGGACCAAAGTATGGCATCGGGAGAGATTCATCTTCAATCTGATTCATCTGCTCTCTATACAATTTTTCTCTGATATCCGTGTTGCAAAGTTCAGAAAAAAACTGTTGATTTGTCATCCATGCAAATAACACCAAACACATTACAAGGTCATCATGCGACCCGTCATCAGCCTCATAACTAGTACCCTTATTTATAAATGTTGAAAGTTCAGCAATAATATCAAAATCTTCAACAATTAGTTTATAGGATTCAATCAAAGTCTTCATCAATGAACAACCTAATCTTTTTACAGATTTTGTTGTACGAATTCCTCTTTCGGCTTTATTGTTAGCCCAAGTCAAAGTTACTTTTTTGCTAGCCTCAACTGTAGAGAGTAAATTTTCATACTCATAGTCATCAAACAGACTATATGATATCTGCGCACCATTGTCGTTAATTTCTACAAGTATAAAGGCTTCATTGTAATATGTGCCAATACGCTTAATGATAGATGGGTATATGACAGGAGAGATATCATTGTCTTTATATGTGCAGACAACTCTATATGGAATCTCAGTAACATCAACAACAACAAATGCCGAATAGTCTAGCCCCTTACCGCGAGAAGTGTCTACAGTCATAGCATACTTGTTGCCTGGAATAGGCTCTTGATGTATCTTGAGACCAACAATATTGTTAGGTTGTGCAACTGGAGTTCTAAAGACCAATGATTTAAGCACCATGCCGCTGATAAGTGTACCAGCACTGCCCATAAACTCGCATTCCATTTCTTGTAGGTATTTCTCCTCACCAAGAACAGAACGTTGGTCATCAGCCCATCTTTGGTCTCTGCCGGGAACCTGGCGCCAGTTGGCTTCAATAGCAATAAACCCATTACGTTTTTCTACAGCATCAGTCCACATTTTATAATAGTGGTTCATACCATTAGGCGTAGATGAGATTAGAATCTTTGAACTTGTACCAGAAGAAATGGTTGGATATACCGAAGTGAAAAACTCTTCAGCAATGTTGCTAGGAACGAAAGCAAATTCGTCAAGATACAACAATGAGATAGAGAAACCGCGAATCGCACTTGAAGCAGTAGATGTTGCCATAATACGACAGTTGTTCTCTAATTCAATGTCGCCTTTATTCCAAGTACGCACACCTTGCTGTAACCACATCGGTAGTGCTTCATATGCAATCTTGATGCGCGCAAGAATTTCGCGAGAGGTAGCAGCCTTGTTAGCAAGAATTGCAACAGTCTTATCTTCATTAAATAGAATGTACCACAAAATGTAACCAACAACCATTGTTGTCTTACCAACCTGACGACCTGCTTTTACAATTACCCGACGATTGTCGTTAATTTCGGTAATTGCTTTTTGCTGAAACGGGTACAACTCAATCTTAACAAAACCCTTGTCAAGCGTGATAATCTTGACGTAGTTTTCAATAAAGTAGATTGGATTCTGTGCACACTTGACGTACTCCTCAACTCGCTCAGCATCAAGTTGAACAGGAACCCCAACTTTCTTTAGTTTAGGATTGCCAAGGTATGTCTTAAGTTTACTGATTATTTGCTGATTCATTCTTTATCTTTCGCAACAGGTCAGTTGTAGAACCTACAAATACTGCTTTGTCAACAGTCACTTGCGTTGGAGTTGGATTAGCAATCCTTTCCATTTCTTGTTTTTGCTTTTGAAGTTGGATAAGTTTATCTGTCATGTCACTAAGATTCTTCATCATAGTGGCAGCAACTTCATATGCTCTTGGGTGTTGTGATTCTCTAGCAACAGCAAGAATACCATCTAATGCTTCACTACCGCGCTCAATCAAACTATAATGATTCATGCGTGAGTAATCGTAATCCTGTGTAGTTGTTTCCGGAACAGCTGCTACAGGAAGATTTTTTGGAGTTTCTTGAACCTCATATTCAGTTTCAAGAATTTCACTTAGGTTCTTATCAACATTAGACATAAATTAGAATAACTCAGTTACCGTTGTAGTAAATCCAAAATCAGTATTAGCATTAGCAGTTGATGGATTTGGGTCAACTTCAATGTTAATGAGTTGAGCCGGGCTAACCGCAAATGTGCTGACGTTATATTTAGCCCCTGAAATTGCGCCAACAAGAATGCTATTGGCAGCAAGATTACCGGCAACATCACATAAAATGAGCGTGTTGGCAGTAGTGTCCCATTGCTTGACGTAGGCTTTTGCAGTAGCCTCTTCAATGCTAGCACCTTGGTATACTAGTTCACCAAGACGATACTCCTCACCATTACCATTAACAAGAGTTAGTCCCTTGTTGTTAGTTTCTCCAACATAACTGAATACATTTGCAGTTGATTTGCGAATGACCTTAGATGTTGTGATTGGTCCAAACAAGTATCCCTTAGCCGTAAAGTTCATATTCCACGTGATGATGCGAGTAGAATCAGGACTGCCCTCATAATCAGTTTCGTATGTAACACTATTAAACACAATAGGAATATCAAGTTTGAGACTGTCAAATCCCATTAGGTCTACAGTAATAGTGTAGTCTGGATTGAAGTATGGGAGAATTTGCTCAACAATCTGCATACCATCTTCAGTATTACGAACAAACGCATACAAGTTAAAATCAAAATTATATGGTGTTCCCTTAACTCGATTAACGCTGTTAGGAGACATATTCTTATACAAATCAATGTTTGACGAAATCTTTCTTAATGGGTCATATGTAATTCCCGTCATTTCAAATGCCATTCTAGGCAAAGTAATTTGTACAGTCTTAGCCAATGATGGGTCTTCAGTTATACGAGTGTAGAACTTTTCTTTTGGCGCGTAAGTTAGTGGCACGTTAATACGTTCAATTTCTGTTGTACCATCCGCAGCGTAACGATACATCTTAACGTTGTTGAAAATGGTACCAAACCCAATAACCATTTTACGAACAATTCGGTGATAGTAGTGTGTATCAGATAGCATTATGGTTCACCAAAAGGATTAGTTTCAGAAAAGTCTAGAATATTAACGGCTTGTGATTCAAGATAACTGTTATCATCAAATACTGTAACAGCATTATCTCTCTCATCATGCGCGTTAGGTATGATATTATAGGATGCGCCGCTTTCTGAACCTTCTACCGGGTCATCGCTGTGGAAATCGCCCTTAATATTGCGCAAGCGAAGTTTTAATGTGGTTCTATCAAAACTTGCAACAATACCTAGATTTACTGCTAACTCTAGACTGACGCCTTGGTACACAACTTCTCCGCGTTGATACGATATGGTTTGACCATTATCATCCATAGTAAATTCAGTAGCAAAGGATACATCATCTTGTAGTTGGTCAATTTCTTGAATACCAGTATCAAACAATTCACCATTGTACTTAAAGGTTTCAAGAGACAGACTAAACATGTAAGGTTGCATCTTGCCCAACTGGAAGAAGTTCTTTTCTTCCTCAACAAAACGTACTTCCATTACTTTTTGTTGAACAGGAAGGAAGATTAAATCTCCCTCTTTAGGTATTCTGCGTATGGCAGAAGGAACTAATTTTTCAAAAGTTCTACGGGCAACAGCAACCTTTGCGGTCTTGTCTATCTGTAAACCAAACTTAGAAAAAAACTCTTGTTGACCTTCAAAGTCATTAAATGTCTCTAGGTACATGTCTATTTTGTACGCAACATTGTAATACTTTACGGGGTCATCGCCAAAGAGAACATCAAGAGTACTTTGGGATGTTCTTGGAAGATAATAGATGTCTATTCCATGATTCCGAATAGATTCTATGGTTAAATCTTCTACAAGAAACTGCTCTCTTGTAGCGCCTTGGTTGTTAAAGTATACGCTAACTGGCATCTTAGCCTACCAAAAATTCTGGAGGTTCTTCGTAAGTATCTCTCAACTTAATTTCCAGTTTTGCAATTTCAGCAACAGCCTCATCGTAAATTTGCTGTCCATTAATAACCATACCACCAGGAAGAGTATAGTTGCTATACTTCTTCATGTTCTCGCCCCACTGCTTTTTAATGAGTTGGGTAGTATACTCTTTGAGCCAATCATCATTGTATACTTTAGGGTAAGTATCCGCATCAAGTGCGCGAGTACATTCAACCATCATATAGTTGCCAGGAGCAATCTCATCATCAGCCCAGTTCATATCAACATATAGACGATTCATCTTCTTGTTAAAGCGAATTGGATTCTGACCAATTAAAATCTGGTCAAGCATTTCAATATGAGTTCTTGCAATCCAATAGTACATGTATGACGAGGATGTAAAGTCATACAACTCATTAAGTCTAAGTTGATAGTTGATATCAAACATATTAAAGTTAGTGCCATTGCTATTAGTAGTCTCGCTACCAATACGGAAAATTCTGGTTACACCAACAACATCATCTGGTAACGTGACGTAGGTGTTTGCCTTATCACCTGCTTGTATTGCAATCGCAAGATATTCGCGGCTTAAGCCATCAAAATGGAAATCGTGAAAAAGCTGTATAGCATCATCAACTCTGTCGTCAACTTGGTCGTCATCGACATTGATGTCAATTACAGGAAAGCCTAGTCTGCGCAAGCAGTAGTCTTTTAGTTCTGTTTTTGATGTTGGTTTTGCCATTATAGATTCCTAGACAATTTATTGTATTTAGGTATAGATAAAAATAATTTCACCAGCTGTACCATTAGTGCCGTTAGAAGGAGTATCGGCGCCAGCACCACCGCGAGCATTAGTTCCTACAATTTCAGTTGCATTTCCTGGAGCACCACCATCAGGCATAAGACCATCATCGCCATTAGTATTAACATCACCATTTCCGGAAGTTGTGCCGCCAGCACCTGCGGGAGTATTTAACCCATCTTGAGAACCGCCATCACCACCGCCAGCATTATACAATGTACCGCTAATGGTTACATTAGATGAACGTCCATTTAAACCATCACCGCCAGCACCACCTGTAGCACCTGTTCCGCCAGCACCAACATTGTAACCAATAGTTTGACCTGGAGTTACAGTTATAGTTTTTTGAATGTAACCACCACCGCCACCACCTTGGGCTAGACCAGAAGCACTGCCATCTTTACCGCCGCCGCCGCCAGCACCCCAAACCTTCACTAGCAAACTTTGTGCACCAGCTGGCACAGTTTCAGTTTGATTAGTAGCAGCAGTTTGTAATGTTCTTCTGTTATAATATTTCATCCAAACCATAGTTTGATGCGCACTCATGCAATACCTGCTCCTGATATAATTGCCGTTGTTGCATTTGCAAACCAAATAGTGCAGATTCCATTTTGCGCTAGGGTTCTGCTACCGTTAGTTGCTGTTCCAGCAAGTCTTAATGATAATGATGCACCTTGAGTAATAGTAATTGTTGATGCTGAGTTATTGTATAGGCTTACAATGTCTCCTGACGTAAAGATTGAGGCAGGAACTGTAATGCCAGCCGTTAAGTCTACGCATTTTCCGGAATCTCCTACAACTAGAGTTGATGTAGTCGATGAGCGCGGAACTACAGTTGGTCCTTGTGGACCTAGAGTGCCTTGCGAACCTTGTGGTCCTTGGCGACCCTGTAGACCTTGTAGTCCCTGATTACCTTGAGCGCCTTGGGAACCTTGAGAGCCAGTTGTGCCTGTAGTACCTTGGGCGCCAGTAGTGCCCTGAGCGCCATTAGCGCCTTGAGCACCTTGGCTACCAGTTGTACCAGTAGTGCCCTGAGAGCCGGAACCTTGAGCGCCTTGTAAGCCTTGAGCGCCTTGAGAACCAGTTGTGCCTGTTAGTCCTTGCAACCCTTGTGGTCCTTGTGGTCCCTGTCGTCCTTGAAGACCTTGTAAGCCTTGAAGCCCCTGATTACCTTGAGCGCCTTGGGAACCCTGAGAACCTGTTGTACCCGTAGCGCCTTGGGCGCCATTAAGACCTTGTGCGCCTTGTGCTCCCTGAGAACCCGTAGTACCAGTAGTACCTTGAGAACCTGAACCTTGTAGTCCCTGATTACCTTGAGCGCCTTGGGAACCCTGAGAACCCGTAGTGCCTGTTAGACCTTGTAATCCTTGTGGTCCCTGTGGTCCTTGACGACCCTGAAGACCTTGTAAACCTTGTAAACCTTGGAGTCCTTGTAAACCCTGAGCGCCTTGGGCACCTTGAGAACCAATTAATCCTTGTAAGCCTTGTAGACCCTGTGGTCCTTGAGCACCTTGGGCACCTTGAGAACCAATTAATCCTTGTAAGCCTTGTAGACCCTGTGGTCCTTGAGCACCTTGAGCGCCTTGGTTGCCAGTTGTACCAGTAGTACCTTGGGCGCCATTAGTACCCTGAGCGCCATTAGCGCCTTGAGCGCCTTGGTTACCAGTTGTACCTGTTAAGCCTTGCAATCCTTGTGGACCCTGTGGACCTTGGCGACCTTGTAATCCCTGTAGCCCTTGAAGACCCTGCGCACCCTGAGCGCCTTGGTTACCAGTAACACCTAATGCACCCTGTGGTCCCTGAGCACCTTGCGTTCCCTGACCGGCACTACTTCCTGCAATTCCTTGAACACCTTGCGGACCAGTAATACCATTAGTTTGAATATCACCAAGCAATAAAATTTCGCTAGTTGATGAATATACAACAGTTGCAGTAGCATTAGAAATTGCAATATTACCGCTAATGAATGATGCTGAGTTGGTTTTAGTGACGCCAGAACCGGCAGCAATAATAACATTACCAGTACCCTTACGGAATACGCTAGTTGCAAAACCAGAAGTTAACGCAGTAGCAAATGTTATTGTAACATCAGATACGCCGTTGTTAACTACGATAATCTTACCTGCTACATTGTCGGCTACGGTAGTATTTGTAGTTACAGTTAATACAGGCAGGTCAAAGATGTTGCTTGTTGCAGTAACATTTGCAGATACGGTCAATGGACCAGTTAGTGACATACCTCTGCTAAAGTCTTGCGTATCAAGCATTCTTGTCCAAGAACCCCAAGTGGTACTTGAACCCCAACGATGCCAAACATTACCGCTGCCGGGAAAACCTAATTGGTGAGCAGGTCCACCAGTCCAATCTGTAGTGCTGCCATATGGACGAAAACTAATCTCACCAAAATATGTACCAGAATCAGTTAAACTTTCTGCTGAAAGTTGTTTAAAGTCTACAGCAAGTCTTGGACTTGCAAAAGTTTCTGGTGTTGTAGTGCCGGCTCTGGTATCAGTAACAATAATGTTATTACCAGTTGGTCCAGTTAGACCTTGTAATCCTTGTGGTCCCTGTGGTCCTTGCGCACCCTGTACACCCTGGCGACCTTGAAGTCCCTGCAGACCTTGAAGTCCCTGATTACCTTGAGCGCCTTGTAGTCCTTGTAAACCTTGAAGACCTTGGTTGCCCTGTAAACCTTGGAGTCCTTGTGGACCTTGAGCACCTTGAGAACCAGTTGCGCCAGTTAGTCCTTGTAAGCCTTGTAAACCCTGTAGCCCTTGTGGACCTTGTGGTCCTTGGCGACCCTGTAGACCTTGTAATCCCTGTAAACCTTGGGTTCCTTGTGTGCCCTGAGTTCCTTGAGAGCCTTGGCTACCAGTACCACCTGAAGTGCCGCCAAAACCTTGTACGCCTTGTAGACCCTGAACACCTTGAACACCTTGCGTTCCTTGAGGTCCGCCAATACCATTAGTCTGAATGTCACCTAGTAGAATAATTTCATTAGTTGCTGAGTATACTACTGTAGCAGAAGCATTTGATATCGCAATGTTGCCGCTAATGAAACTGGCTGAGTTAATCTTTGTAACGCCAGCGCCAGCATTGATAGTTACGTTACCAGTTCCTTTACGGAACACACTGGTGGCAAATCCGGAAGTAGAAGCAGCAGCAAATGTTAAAGTGACATCTGATGAACCATTGTTAACAATGATAATCTTACCAGCTGAATTTTCTGAGAATGAAGTGCTTGTAGTGATAGTTTGCGTTGGCAAGTCTACAATATTACTTGTATAGGTTACATTACCGCCATATAGGATGGTATTGTTTGAACTTTCATATACAAGTGATAGATTGCCTAGTCTAACATTACCGTTGTATCGGGCTAGTTCAACTACGCCATTGGCAAATACTTCAATAGAAGGAATGCCTGATACGTCATTAACAGAAAAGATTGAACCTGACAAGTCATTAGTAATAGAGAACAGCTGACCTGCATTGCCTTCAAATGACAATGTTCCATTAGATTCAGGATAGACGCGCAAAGTAATTTCCGTGTTAGATGCAGTGTTACCGCTTCTAAACGAAATGTTCGGGCTGTCTGTTGCAGATGCCCGATTTGGCGTTATGATGATATCTTTATAACTTGTTGGCATAGTCTTTTTTTCTCAGAGATACTTTATTTATAGACCATAACGTCCGCGAACAGCAGCAAAATTTTGATTCAGTTCTGCTTGACTTAATGCTCTAGAATAGAGATAAATGAAACCAACTAATCCGTTCCACGAACCAGTACCGTATCCATTACGCGATATCCTAAATGAAGATGTTCCCGTAACATACGTTTGCGGATTTGATGTCGTAGTTATAGCCCCATTAATAAAACCAGTTATGGTTGAAGATGTAACAGTAAATCCTACGACAGACATTCTGTTTGTAGAACCGCTATCCGTTATCTGAAATAGTGTGTTAATACCGGGAAAATTGAAGTAAAATATGTGAGCACTGCTATATGCTGCTCCTGGAGTGCCTGTTCGACCTTCTGTAATTCTCCAACCAGTGTTATACCCATTCGTAGCACCTTCTAAAAAAGTGCTATCACCAGTGTTATTTCCGCCAATACCGTAATAATTTTTTTTAACTGCAAACATGACGCTAAAATTATAGGATTGCGCAAGAGTGTCTAAATTAACAGACGGGGTTCCTGTTAAAGTACCATCGCTATTAGTTCCATTATTATTCATAGTCATAACAGGTACAGCATAAGAACTAGTATCATATCCATATGTGCCAGCAAGCGTATTAGAATTTTTGCTTATTAAATCTACAACGCTAGTGCCACTGCCTGTCCATGATTTTGGGTTTGCCGGGTCTATGCATAAAAACAATCCATTTTTTACAATATTAGGAGAACCGTATACACTCATACCCCAAATCTCCCTCTAAGTGCTGCATAGTTTTGTAGTACTTCAGATGAACTAAGTTCTTTGTCATATATGGCAGTATAGTATATTGTAGCAACTGAAGAAGTTCCTGGAGTATAGATTGTCAAGTTTGATGTATTTGTTGAACCACCTAGAATACCAGACCCTGTTCTAGAACCAGTTGATGTTCCATTAATCCAAAGTTGCCCGCCAGTAGAGGAATTGTATTGCAACTGTACAATAACAGTTTCATTTATAGCAGTAACATAACTGCCTGAAATTTGACCCCAAGTGCCGCCTCTATTAGCATACCACATAATTCTGCCTTCATCAGCAGGACTAGCGCCAGCAAAATTACCAAACATATACATGTTAAATGTGTTGTTTGTAGTGTCAGCATACTTAAAGAATGGGTTAAGCGCATAACCGGCATTGTTAGTGAGCCGTTTAATTACAACAACAAATGATGCGGCGTTTACGCCAGCATTCATCCAAGAAACATAAGAATTAGGAATGTTGTTTGAACCGCTTCCTTTGGTTATCATATCAGTAATGGTAGTTCCGCTTCCAGAGTACGATTTTGCGTTGTTAATGTCTGTACAAACGCGCAAACCATTAGTGACTATTCTAGGGCTGTGAGCAAGTCCCATTACATAAACTCCATTGGTTTAGTACTCATACGCTATATCTCCCGCGCATCGCATAATGCACTTGCGACATTTCGTCTGCAGAAAGCGCACGATTATATACTAATATAAATGCAATACTTCCTGTGTAAAATTCTGAATTAGTGCTATTAGTATTGTTTCTAGCGCAACCGATAGTAATATTTTGGCTGTTAGTTGCATTTGGTCCGTAACTAGTTGAGTTAGTGCCTGAGGAAGAACCGTTTCTATAGAACACACAAGCAGAACCATTATATACAGCACCGTATATGTTCATGCTACCTGTAGTAGTTGCTGCAAACGCAGGACTAACTAAGTCCCCGCCATTATTTCTAGCGGCAAATGTTGTATTGCTGTTACCAGTTGCACCTAATATACCGTAGTTCCAATATACTCCGTATGCACCTTTGGCTAAAACAGTGCCGCTATTCGTAGTACAACCAACAATAACTGTAGGAGTTGTGGTAGTTAGTGCAGCTGTAGAAGGAATTGTTGCATATGTACTAACGCCATCAAATGTTAATCTACCGTTTGCGTAGGTTGGTGAATTAAACAACGTAGCATTATGCCTATATCCGCTTAAATCAGTCCAAGTAGTGCCGCTTCCGGGATAACTTTTAACGTTGGCAGCATCTAGCGCCAATACCAATCCGCTAGTAACAATTCCAGGATTATATCGCGTTCCCATTAGATTTCCACCTGCAGTTTCTCTACATCCTTACGTTCAGCATATACGGTGTAGTAGTAATCTACCTCATCATGCGAAGAACCAATCGTAATATGCGTATTAGATATAGCAACAACAGAAAGCGTCTGGAAGTGTCCAACTGGAGTTAGGTTAACTGTAATGCTGTTCATATCAACCAGTGCTTCCCAGTAGTCAGGAAGTTGGATGGTGGTTGTTTGCTCTCTACCACGAATATACACGCCATTTTCTGGTCCTTCAAGAGATGCATAACGCAACTTCTTATCAGGCTTAGTTGGGTGAGGAATTACGAATGACTTGGTTGTAGCAGCAAATGAACCATTAACTTCTAGTTTGTATGCAGGAGTGCTAGTACCGACACCAAGATTTCCTGCTGCAGTAATTCTTACTTGTTCAGAACCATTAGTAGCAAAAGTTAAGAAACCGTCAGTACCGCCACCACCTCTATTGTATCTTACAGATGCATTTTCCGTAGTGCCATAATACAAACCTGTAGTAAATACTTTATCTTGAAGCGTTGCACTGCCATGATTAAATGTGCGAAGTTTAAATCCTGCTTCTGTGCCGTTTACAATATCAAATACAAAATTACCAGAAGTCTTTAGTAGCGTAAGCGTTGCATCATAATATGAAGTTGTTCCTATAGCAACATTACCGCCAATTGGATTTATTGACAAATCGTACTGAGTACCTGTTCCATCTGAACGTTGCTGCTGTATCCAGCCTTTGCCTGAACCGGCAACACCAAACATCATGCCATAAGCAGGGTCAACATTTGTAACGTATAATCCAGAACCTCCGGCACTTCCGCTAGTTGGTGAAGTTGTCGCAGCTGCACCTGTAGTTTGTAGTTTAGATAACGTAGATGATGTGCCGATAACCAAGTTACCATTAATATCAAATCTTGCGCGTTCTGTGCCAGTACTCGTAGTTCCAATAGTTCCAGTAAAAAATCTAATAACAGATGCAGGTTCGCCTACAGATGTACCACCACCTATCAGTACCTGATTATCTGCGCTATCTCCATATCCATATACGCCTGTAAATGGATTTCCGGTATATGCTCCAAAAAGTAATCTTCCTCCTGAAATTGCACTAGCCGCTTTACTGCTACGAACGTAGAGATTACCGCCATTCATTACTTCTAATGCGCCAGCAGGAGAAGTAGTGCCGATACCTAAATTGCCACCACTAGTGAGGCGAACCTTTTCGCTACCGGCAATAGAGAACATAAGGTTAGATGCAAGTGTTGTATACGTTTCGTTAAACGTGATACCATCAGCAGAACCTGTAATTTGTACTCTAGGATTGTATGTACCATCAGCATACATAAACTGCGCTAATTGGGTGGCAGTATTTTGTACATCTAGTTTATATGTTGGCGAAATTGTACCAATACCAATATTACCATTAGGACGAATGACGAGAAATTCATTTGGTGTTGTATTAAACGTAGTACCAGACCATGCACCAAACGATAGTCTACCATCCCAGTCAGCAGAGAAATTCCATCCAGCAAAAGCGCCGCCACTAGTCAAAGAGTTTAATACAAGGTCTTGACCATTACCGCCACCATTATAAATGTCGCGCCAAATTGTCATGTTTCGGGCAACGTGAGTTCCTGCTAGAACATCAGACTTAACATCAAGTCTTGCTGCAGCCGACGTTGTGCCAATACCAACGTTTGCACCATTAAATGATAATAATGTATTGGCAGTTGGAGTTTGATTGCTACCTGTTGCGGCTACGCCAACAACGTAATAATTTGTACCACCAGTTGTTGCAGTAGCGTTTAATAGGGTTGAAGGACCAGTTGCACCTTGTGGACCCTGAGAACCTAATCCTTGCGTTCCTTGTAGACCTTGCAATCCTTGGAGTCCCTGTGGACCCAAAATACCTTGCAATCCTTGTGGTCCTTGAACGCCTTGGCGTCCTTGCAAACCTTGTAGACCTTGCAAGCCTTGTAGACCTTGCAAGCCTTGTAGACCTTGAGCGCCTTGCAATCCTTGCAGACCTTGAGTTCCTTGAGAGCCTTGCGTGCCAGTGCCGCCTGAACTGCCACCAAAACCTTGGACGCCTTGAGTGCCCTGAGTACCTTGAGGTCCACCAATACCATTAGTCTGAATGTCACCAAGTAGCAATATTTCATTTGTAGCAGAGTATACAATTGTTGCCGTTGCATTTGTTGCCGCAATGTTACCGCTAATGAATGATGCAGAATTAATCTTTGTAACACCAGCGCCGGCAGCAATGGTTACATTACCGGTTCCTTTGCGAAACACTGATGTAGCAAAACCGTCTTCCAAGGCAGTTGCAAATGTTAACGTCACATCAGATACACCATTGTTGACAATGATAAGTTTACCGGCAACGTTATCACTAAATGATGAACTAGATGTAATGGTTAAAGTAGGCAAGTCAACAATGTTACTAGTAAATACAACATTACCAGTTGATACCATCGTAGTGTTAGCACGATAATAGTTTACTGTATTAGTGCCTTGAGCAACACCGCCATCGTTATAGATGAATTGGGTAGTAGACCCTGCTATTGGTCCAGTTAAGCCTTGGACGCCTTGCAAACCTTGAAGTCCTTGTGGACCCTGAACACCTTGACGACCTTGAAGTCCCTGCAGACCTTGCAAGCCCTGTAAGCCTTGAAGACCTTGTAATCCTTGCGGTCCTTGGACGCCTTGAAGTCCCTGTAAGCCCTGTGGTCCCTGTGGACCTTGATTACCTTGAAGACCCTGTAAGCCTTGTGGTCCTTGAACGCCTTGACGTCCCTGCAAACCCTGTAATCCTTGATTGCCTTGTAGACCTTGCGTACCCTGAACGCCCTGAGAACCTTGTGAGCCAGTACCGCCTGAAGTGCCACCGAAACCCTGAACACCTTGTAGACCCTGTACGCCCTGAACACCTTGCGTTCCTTGAGGTCCAGTAATACCATTAGTTTGAATATCACCAAGGAGAATAATTTCATTGGTTGCTGAATATACAACAGTTGCTGTAGCATTAGCAATTGCAATGTTGCCGCTAATGAAAGATGCGCTGTTAATTTTAGTAACACCAGCACCAGCAGCAATTATAACATTGCCAGTACCCTTACGGAATACCGATGTCGCAAACCCGGCTGTTATTGCAGGATTAAAGGTAATTGTAGCGTCTGATGCACCGTTGTTAACAATGATAATCTTACCGGCGGTATTTTCAGTTACAGTATAGTTGCCTGTAACTGTTACCGAAGGAAGGTCAACAATATTGCTTGTAAAATTAACATTGCCGCTTGCTCTGAGTGAACCGCCAATGTCAAGAGTGTAAGTTGGCGTTGTAGTACCAATACCGACATTACCTGCTGTATCAGGAAAATAAGTTCTTCCTGATGCTGCTACTATTCTTAATACAGAATCTGCACCATACCAGTTTGCAAAGTATGCGTTCGTAAAATTAGCATTACCATTAGTGGCATCAAAGTAGTATGTTGAAGTTGGAGATTGAACTCGTCCGGTTACATTAATGTTGCCAACAACATGTAATTTTTCTGTTGGACTTCCTGTATTGATACCGACGTTGGCAGTAGACCCTGTTACGAACATGCCGTTAGCAAGAGTGATATTCTTGTATCTGTCGTAAGACTCTACAGTTCTTCTGCCAGCAGGATATCCACCAAACCACTCTATGCCACCAAGAATTATAGAATTAACTGTCGCTCTTGTAGTGGAGAATGTTACTCTCACCTTATCGCAATATGATGCAGAACCCGTGCCAGAATTGTAAGCAACAGTAGTGTGCTTAATGCTGTGATGCCCTGGCCAAGAAGAACCAGTACCGGTAGCAAGAGTTGACCACGTCGCAGTTGTATTGTTAAATGCTTCGATGGTAAAGGTAAGCGTGTTTCCTTGCGTAGACATATACGCATAGAAATGGTTTAAGAAAACATACGACGTTGTTGCCGTTACATCCCAAGTTAGTCTGTAATAATCTGCAACACCAATTGTTCCACCTGGAATAATATTAAATGATGTTGTTTGCCCGCCACCAATCATCATATCGGCTAACTGAGTTGCAGTTGCTCTAGAAGAAGATACCCAAGTTGTCCCGTCGCTAGATTCTTCTTGCGTTGTTGGAGCAATGAATCTAAACTTATTGCTAAACATTCCGTCAAAGATTGCACTTTCTTCTACTGATGGTGCGCCAAGATTAGTTCTTACGTCACCTGCGGCTTGATATACATTAGTGATACGTGTTGCGGTTAGATTTGTTGCAGTAAGAACTTCACCGTTAATGTATACTGAATTGTTTGCAAATGGTGTTTGGTTTGAGCCAGTTGCTGAAACGCCAACTAGACGATAGTTTGTACCGCCAGTTGTTAGTGTAGCATTGATTGCAGTAGACGGACCAGTCGCTCCTTGGTTTCCTTGTAGACCCTGTAATCCCTGTAACCCTTGTGGTCCTTGTGGACCCTGAACGCCTTGACGACCTTGAAGTCCCTGTAGTCCCTGCAATCCTTGTAGACCTTGAGTTCCTTGTAAGCCTTGAGTACCCTGAGAACCTTGTGAACCAGTTCCACCTGAAGTGCCACCAAAACCCTGAACGCCTTGTAAACCCTGAACACCTTGTGTTCCTTGAGGTCCACCAATACCATTAGTTTGAATGTCACCAAGCAATAGTATTTCGTTAGTTGCTGAGTAAACTACAGTTGCTGTAGCATTAGTTGCCGCAATATTACTTGAAATAAAGGAAGCCGAATTAATCTTAGTGACACCAGCGCCTGCTGCGATGGTTACATTACCAGTACCCTTACGGAATACGCTGGTAGCAAATCCGGCAGTAGCAGCAGAGTTAAATGTAATGGTTACATCTGATACGCCATTGTTAACGATAATCAACTTACCAGCAGTGTTTTCTGTTACAGTATAATTACCAGTTACAGTAACAGTGGGCAAGTCAACAATGTTACCAGTAAATACAACATTACCAGTTGATACCATCGTGGTATTAGCGCGGTAGTAATTTACTGTATTAGTGCCTTGAGCAACACCGCCATCATTGTAAATAAATTGGGTTGTAGACCCTGCTATTGGTCCAGTTAAGCCTTGTGTTCCTTGAAGTCCTTGCAACCCTTGTGGTCCTTGTGGTCCTTGGCGACCCTGTAGACCTTGTAAACCTTGTAGTCCCTGATTACCTTGAGCACCTTGGTTGCCTTGTAAGCCTTGAGTTCCTTGTGAACCCTGCGTGCCCTGAGAACCTTGTGAGCCAGTACCGCCTGAAGTGCCACCAAAACCCTGAACACCTTGTAGACCCTGTACGCCTTGAACGCCTTGAGGTCCGCCAATACCATTAGTCTGAATGTCACCTAGTAATAATATTTCATTTGTAGCAGAGTATACAATTGTTGCAGTAGCATTAGTTGCTGCAATGTTACTAGAGATGAAACTGGCTGAGTTAATTTTGGTAACACCAGCACCAGTTGCAATCGTTACGTTACCTGTACCCTTACGGAATACGCTAGTAGCAAATCCGGCAGTAGCAGCAGAATTGAAGGTGATTGTTACATCTGATGAACCGTTGTTAACAATAATAAGTTTACCAGCAGTGTTTTCTGTTACAGTATAATTACCAGTTACAGTAACAGTTGGTAAGTCTACAATATTGCTAGTGTATACAACATTACTTGAATAGATGGTAGTGTTGTTTGACGATTCATATGTTACAGCAAGATTGCCTAGTCTGACGTTACCATTATAACGCGCAAGTTCTATGACGCCATTAGCAAACACTTCAATAGAAGGAATACCAGATACGTCATTAACTGAAAATATAGAGCCAGTTAAATCGTTTGTAATAGAGAATAATTGACCAGCATTACCTTCAAAAGACAATGTTCCGTTAGACTGCGGATACATTCTCATTAAGATTTCGGTGCTAGAACCGTTTCTAAATGCAATGTTTGGTGTAGTACCATTATATACTACATTGCCAGTATAGAACAGTGTAGTGTTTGACTTTTCATATGTTAGGGTAGTTACGCCTTGAGCAGTGCCACCGTCATTAAAGATAAGTTGTTTGTTGCTACCTGCAATAGGTCCAGTTAGACCCTGAACACCTTGCGTACCCTGAGCACCAAACCCTTGAAGACCTTGCAAACCCTGAATACCTTGAAGACCCTGAGCGCCTTGGGAACCTAACCCTTGTGCGCCCTGAGCACCTTGAGATGATGCAGCGCCTGCTGGACCTTGAGCGCCTTGGGAACCTAACCCTTGAGCGCCTTGTAAACCTTGAAGTCCCTGAGAACCTTGTACGCCTTGATTACCAGTAGAACCTTGGGCACCAGAACCTTGAAGTCCCTGAGAACCTTGTACGCCTTGACTTCCGGAACCTTGAGCACCTTGTGTACCTTGTACGCCTTGAGAACTGCCGCCAGTTCCGGACCAGCCAGTTGCCTTCCATGCGTATCCGTTCCATGTCCAAATGGTACTGTCATCAGCAGTAAAGGTTTGACCGTTATATGGACCAGCTGGAAAATCTGCCATTATGCGCTCTTAAATAAGGAATTCAGCAACTATTTATCTGCGCTAGATGTAAGAATAATACGTTGGTCCACCACCACCACTAGCCAAATCAATATCAAAAGTGTTTTCTGCAACTTGATTTGCTGATATGCCTTTATAAGTTGCGCTTTCATATGCTGTTACAATAATAGGAATGGTGTTATCATACCAAGTTATTGAGTATGCGCCATCGCCAGTTCTTGATGTGGTATCAATCTTTTCTCCAGTGTCAGTTCTAAATGCTGAAATGGATACTGTGCCACCATTAGACCCTGAGATAGTACCTGCAATTGTGTATGTAATACTATGCCAAGTTGCTAGTTGACGTGCTTGGAATATCGCTGCGGTGTTAATAGGAATGTCAAACCTAAAGTCTCTTGAAGTTTCTATGTTAATTCTATCGGTATCAGTATCATTTGGATAACGTTTATAGTTTGGTCTTGCTCTAGCCCAAATTACAGAAGTGCCCATTTCAGAGTCAGAAGCGTATATAGAACTGTAAAAGTCTTGCCAACCTGCTCCTTGAGATTCACCTGCTAATAACTCGGCTTGAAATGATAGACCAAATGCGTCTGCAGCAGTGCCAGATGTCATCATGATAAGTTCAAAACCTGTAGATACAATCCAATAATTTGTTTCGTTAATAATCGGTACTGTATTAGGGGTATATTGCAATCGTTGCACCAAACCGCCAGTTAGATATGGTCTATTAATCCAACTTGTAGTATGCGCATGCACACCATCACCATTAGCATGCTTGCCGCTAGTGTAATTTAGATATAACAATCCGCTAGCATTAGAACCAATGTTACCTGCGGTTGCAGAAGTTGCATAGTAGTCAAAAGTAAAGTCATTTAACCCTCTGGCTAGCGTTATACCAGCACCACCAGTTGCTCCAGAGTCTACTCTTCTAGTGCTAAAAACGCAACCAGACCTTAAGGTTGTTGGGTGTACAAATGTTCTATCTGCCTGCGCTCCAGCATTAAAAACATAGGTTATTGCGCCAGCATCAGTGCATGAAAACAATACACCAGATTGCACTAAAGAGATAGTACCAGGTTCTTGCACAAAGTATGATGCTTTAAATCTAGTCTTGTCAGCAGAAGTCGGTCCGCCTATCCATCCGGCTTCGTCAATAATTGGAATCTGTAAAGAGTTTAGAATAGTAGTAGAAGCAGAATGGTCATATTCATATGTGACAACTAAAACACCACCAATACAGTTAAATGGACATGCTGTTACGCTAGTGACGCTTGCTTCAACGGTATTTGCGCCTGCTGTGCCTAGAGTACCTAGCAATTTATCTATGCGGATAATAGTTCTATCAGTATTAAGGCTGGGCGTGTTAGTGTTACCTGTAACGTCAGAGTACTGTCCGGATGTTAATGACGTTGCGCCATTATAACGCATTGTTAATGTACCAGACTGCGCTGCCGTCGTACCAGTATGCCCCCAAACTTCAAAAAATATGTCTCTATATGTTTTAGTTGATTCTGGTAAGAATGTATCTAATGCTGGAATCTGGCTAGCCTGCCCAACAGTTGTTAATGCGGTAGTTAATGCGCCAATGTTACCATCAATTGGTATCTTAACTGTTTTAATTCTTGTTGTTGCTGCGCTATCGTCATATTCATATGTAATGATAAGTTTTGCGCAATGATTAATAGTCTGCGGACCAGTAATAGTAACAGACGCATCACAAGTCATAGATGTGCCTGTATAGTTAGTTTGGAAATACGCAGTTACGTCTCTCCAAAACATCATAGAATAGTTTTCGCCAGAATTAGTTAAAGTCTGCGTAAGAGTAGCGGCACTTGCGCCAGCACCACCAAGAGTAATGCTCATTGCAACAGCAGTAGTACTTGTTGCAGTATCATCAGCATCAGGAACAAAAAATTGAAGGATTACTGAACGGAAAGTTCTACTAGTTGTTTCTGGAATAGCAAGTGCTGCAATTTGAGTAAATGATGTTGCAGCAGCAGTTCCTCTAGTAGCAGTAGAAAATGGAAAAGCGTATTCAATAGTTTTTGTTCTAATAGCCATTATTCAGGTTCCCCTTCTCCATCATCCCGACGCACTGCTTTAACATGAACTTCTCTACCATCAGACTGAGCAAGAATTTTCCACTCTTGAGTTGAGAGAATACCTCTCCATACAGACACTTCATTATTTGCTATTGCTGCATCTACAAGTTCAGATATTTTAGTTGCTAGTAATGTCATGATGAGGATACCGTAAATGTCCAATCTGCTGCGCCATTAACCGCAGATATATCTAGTCTTAATAAATCACCAGATGCAAGAGACATTGTTGTTGTATTAGTGTTTACCTTGTTACCAGTTGTCACTTCAACATATGCTACAGTAGATGGGAAAGTTGCACCATTGTCAGAAGATTTTAGTACTGATGCAGTAAAACTGCCGCCACTAGGAGCCGTCTTAGCAACCAAACTACCTAATGATGCAGTTAGAGTTCCTGGCACGAGAAGATATGGCGTCTTGTCTGTGCCTGTTGTTGGTGTTCCTGTACCACCAAAGGTGAAGTATGTTGCGCCACCGCCGCCACCACCAGTAGCACCTTGAGCGCCCTGAGAACCAGAACCAGTAAGACCTTGTAGACCTTGCAAGCCTTGTGGACCTTGAGAACCTTGGCTACCAGTACCAGTTAATCCCTGTAAGCCTTGTGGACCCTGTGGTCCTTGGCGACCTTGTAGTCCCTGTAGACCTTGTAGCCCTTGGTTGCCTTGTAGTCCTTGTAAACCCTGTAATCCTTGTGGACCTTGAGAACCTTGGCTACCAGTACCAGTTAGACCTTGGAGTCCCTGTAATCCCTGTAAACCTTGAAGTCCCTGTAATCCTTGTGGACCTTGAGAACCTTGGCTACCAGTACCAGTTAGACCCTGAGCACCTTGAGAACCCTGAGAGCCTGTAGTACCAGTAGAACCTTGCGCGCCAGAACCCTGCAATCCTTGAAGTCCTTGTGGTCCTTGAGTACCTTGAGCGCCTTGACTACCAACACCAGTTAAGCCTTGCAAACCTTGAGAACCTTGAGCACCCTGATTGCCCGTAGTACCAATTAAACCTTGTAATCCTTGTAACCCCTGAGCGCCTGAACCCTGAAGACCCTGTAATCCCTGAGTGCCTTGTGCACCTTGGCTACCAGTAGTACCTTGAGAACCTTGAGCACCCTGATTGCCAGTTAATCCTTGTAGCCCTTGTGAACCTTGCGGTCCTTGGCGTCCCTGTAACCCCTGTAACCCCTGAAGCCCTTGATTACCCTGAGCGCCTTGTAATCCTTGTAGTCCTTGATTACCCTGAGCGCCTTGAGCACCTTGATTGCCCGTAGTACCGATTAGTCCTTGTAAACCTTGAAGACCCTGTAAACCTTGAGCGCCCTGAGTTCCTTGCGCACCCTGATTACCAGTAGAACCAGTTGTACCTTGAGAACCTTGAGAGCCAGTTGTACCAATAGTACCCTGAGCACCTTGGTTACCAGTTAAGCCCTGAGTGCCTTGAGCGCCTTGATTGCCCGTAGTACCGATTAGTCCTTGAGCACCTTGGGAACCCTGAGAGCCAGTTAGTCCTTGTAATCCCTGTGGTCCCTGTGGACCTTGACGTCCCTGAAGTCCTTGTAGTCCCTGCAATCCTTGGTTGCCTTGAGCGCCTTGGGAACCCTGAGAACCTGTAGAGCCAGTTAAACCTTGAAGACCTTGATTACCTTGCGTTCCTTGTAAGCCCTGAGCACCTTGAGAACCAGTAGTACCTTGTAGTCCTCTTAGACCCTGACCACCAGCTGGCGTATCTAAGATAGCAACAAAGTCAATATTTGTTTGGTGCGCAGGATTACCGGTATTGCTGTGGTACAATCTTACAGTTACAGCGCCGCCGCTAATGTAATTGGTATAAGAGATTACGCCAAGTTGGAATTGTTGATATCCGCCAAGACCATTATAGTAACCAATGTTATCATAAGTAGAAGTATTGTAATTCCATAATTGGATATAGATAGTGTGACCGGAAGATTGAGTATATGCAATATTCAAATCAACTTGATTGAAGGATGTAACACCAGTAAATCCAACAGTAACAATCCATGCTGGTCCGGCGGTTGAACCGTCAGTTAGAATGTATTGGTTACCATCATTAAATGTTTGAATGTCAGACAAAGCGCCAGAAACATAAACGCCATCTGTCAAAGATATTGACTGTGCAGTATATGTTGTAGTGGCAGGAGGTGGTCCTTCTGCGCCTTGTAAACCTTGTAATCCTTGTGTTCCTTGGACACCCTGAACACCTTGCGGACCAAGTAGTGCAGGATTAGTGTTATCTACTGTAAAGGAGATATTTGCGTTGCTACCAGTTCCTGCTCCAACAGAAACAAGAATTGTAGATGTATTGACAAAGTTTAGTTGCTTGCCTGCTAGAGTAGAACCACTGTTAGCCGATACCATAACAGCATTAGCAGCACCGTTTGCCGCAGTATAGATGCTAGTTAATGTAGAGTCTAGTCCTGTAATCGCAGAAGTTGGGTGCTGGTCTGCGGAATCGCGACCAGTCAAACTTCCGTGTGAAGAAGCAGTTACAGTAGATGCTGAAGTTGCTAACTTGCTTAGCACCTTACGAACAGCAGCAATCTCTACTCTAGGTGTATTGTTAGTAAATGCTGAACTTGTTTGCAGAACAATCTGGTACATGAATACCTGTTCAGCAAATGACAATCCATACTCTTGGAATTCTTCAGCGTAAGCATCATCAATACTTGCGTGTGATGCGCGACCCATTACCAACTTAACAGGATTTCTAGTGTCATTAGTTGCAATCAACCAGTAAGTGATATACTCACCTTCAGTTGCATCTACTAGAGAACCTAATCCTGCTGATACTGAATTGTATCTTGCTAGAGATGTACCAGCAACCCATGGAGTTGTACTTGGTGCAGTGTTAGCATAGTAACCATTACCATCAAGATACAATACTTGCAATGATGCAGATGTCGTTAGAATCTGTTCATAGTCAGCTGATGGAGATGCTGAGTGGGTAATTGTATGCAACAAATCTTCGTCAGCAATTAGAAGTGGTGTTCCAACTCCGATATTAACAGCAGTATCATCTGCTAATGTGTATGATATCGTACCGCCAGAACGCCAGATTGTTCCTACGTTTAGATGTTGATTTGAGTGCCATGTTGTATCACGTTCAAATCCGTGACGTTCATCACCAAGAATTAAACCCTTACCAGTTGCAGCATTGTAGTAAATGTATGCAACGATAGTATCATTCTTAAAGTCAGGAACAGACCCGCCTTCAACAAGAGTATCGGTGTTAGGGTCAATACGAATAAATCTTGCGCCAGAAGTATTGGCAATCGTTATTGACAAAGAGGTGCTGATAGTGTGTAGCACACCCTTATGATAGAATGTCCAAGAGCCAGATACTGGCGCAATTGTAAACTGTCTTGTACCATCATTAAAGGATAGTGTTGCTGCGCTTCTGCTTACAACCCCATGTACGTCGCCGGTAGCAGCGGCAATAGCCGTATAACCTGCATCTGCGCCTTGAGTACCTTGAACACCTAATGCGCCTTGCGCGCCTTGAATACCCTGAAGACCTTGAGCGCCTTGGTTGCCTTGTAGACCCTGCACGCCTTGTGGTCCCTGGGAACCTTGAGCGCCTTGAGAACCTAAGCGACCTTGAAGACCTTGAAGACCCTGAGTACCTTGGTTGCCTTGAAGACCTTGAGTGCCCTGTAAACCTTGCGCGCCTTGTAATCCTTGCGTACCTTGCGGTCCTTGGGAACCCTGAGCACCTTGGTTGCCTTGAGAACCTTGAGCGCCTTGAGAACCCGTAGTGCCTGTAGTACCTTGGTTGCCAGTTAATCCCTGTGGTCCTTGTACGCCTTGCGTTCCTTGTAAACCCTGAGCGCCTTGGTTGCCTTGAAGACCTTGTGCGCCTTGAGAACCCGTAGTGCCGGTAGTACCTTGGTTACCAGTTAACCCTTGCGAACCCTGAGCACCTTGATTGCCAGTTAAGCCTTGAGTTCCTTGCGCACCCTGATTACCAGTAGAACCCGTAGTGCCTTGAGAACCTGAACCTTGTGTACCCTGAGTGCCTTGAGTTCCTTGAGAACCTTGAGATGATGCTGTTCCTGCTGGACCTTGAGTACCTTGAGAACCTGAACCTTGTGTACCCTGAGTGCCTTGAGTTCCTTGAGAACCTTGAGATGATGCTGTTCCTGCTGGACCTTGAGTACCTTGAGAACCTAAGCCTTGAGCGCCTTGAGTTCCTTGAGAACCTTGACTTCCTGAACCTTGAGCACCTTGGTTACCAGTTGCACCCTGAGAACCTTGGGAGCCTTGATTGCCAGTTAAGCCTTGAGAACCTTGTGGTCCTTGGCGACCTTGTAAGCCTTGAAGACCTTGTAAACCTTGTAGTCCTTGAGAACCCTGAGCGCCTTGGTTGCCTTGTAGTCCTTGAGAACCCTGAACGCCTTGGTTGCCTTGTAGTCCTTGAGAACCCTGAACGCCTTGAAAACCCGTAGTGCCTTGGCTACCTGTAGTTCCTTGGGCGCCAGACCCTTGTAAACCTTGTAGACCTTGTAGACCTTGAACGCCTTGTAGTCCTTGAGTTCCTTGAGAACCGGAACCTTGAAGACCTTGTGCGCCCTGAGAACCTTGAGCGCCAGACCCTTGTAAACCTTGCGCGCCTTGAGAACCAGTTGCGCCCTGCGCACCGGAACCTTGCAAACCTTGGTTACCAGTAGCGCCTTGAACACCTTGCGCACCTGCTGGTATGTTTGCTCCGATTATTGTTGAAACGTTTATTGTCATTCTAGGTATCCATACAAGGGTTACTTATTTATTCCATCACGTTTCAATAGGTAATTCAAAAAACAAACGAGCAGCATTTTCTGAATCAAACCAGTACCAACCATCTATAGGATAGGAATGATTAGCGTGCTCTTCGCGAAGTAGCGTATAATTTGCATTATATACGAAATTTGGTCCGTATAGCAGTGTTCCATCTAATTTATAAAAACCTGATGTGTCTTCCATTTTTTTATCCTGTCACCGTCCAACCTTTAGCAGTAGCGATAGATGGGGTATCTGATGTTACCCCATAATTACCTGTTACGGTTATTGTTTGACCTACAACAGTTGCCAAATTTGTATATATTTCATCCAGTTCAGTCGCGCTAAGTTTGCAACTTGCAACGCTAAATGTATATTTAAATCCTGTAATTGCAATCCTAGAAACAGAGGGACATGAAAGGAACATGTTTGAATATGTTGTTGCAGACGTTGCGGCAGCACCGCTTAACGCAGGTATTTCTAACAATGTAGTACAGTTTTGAAATATATTACCGAAATCAGTAACTTTTGATGTATTAAATGCTGGAATTTTTCTAAGAGCAGCACATCCATTAAACATCAAATTCATAGTAGTAACATTTGCCGTGTTGAATAATGGCACCGATATTAGGTTATAGCACCCTAAAAACATATTATTGCAATTTAACACTAGCGGCGTGTTAAATTGCGGTATTGTTCTAAGAGAATAGCAACTAACGAACATTGCAAGCATACTTGTTGCTTTAGACGTATCAAATAATGGAACCGATTGTAAAGTGGTGCAACCGCTAAACATATACGAAAAATCAGTTACAAGAGAAGTATTAAACAACGGGACGGTTAATAGCGCAGAACATCCTAAAAACATACTTCCCATATTTGTTACGGCAACTGTATTAAACGAAGGAACTGATAATAATACGGCACAACTATTAAACATACTTCCCATATTTGTTACGGCAACTGTATTAAATAGAGGAACATTAAGCAAAGTTTTACAGCCGCTAAACATGCTAGCCATATTATTAACTTTTACTGTGTCAAATAATGGTACGGATAATAAAGAATAGCAGTTCTGGAACATCTGTTGCATTGTAGTTACATTAGATGTATTAAATAATGGAACAGTAGTCAATGCGCTACAACCGCTAAACATAGAATTCATAGCAGTAACTGCTGCAGTACTAAAAAATGGTACCTCAGTTAATGCTGAGCAGTTTGCAAACATGGTAGCCATACTGGTTACTGCGGCAGTGTTAAAAAATGGAACCGTCTTTAATTCAAAGCAACCTTGAAACATACTAGACATGCTGGTAACTTTTGCGGTATCAAATAATGGCACCGTAGTTAGCAAAGTGCAGTTTAAGAACATGCTACCCATGCTAGTTACGTTTGCGGTATTAAACAATGGTGCTAATTTTAGCGTTAGGCAATTTTGAAACATAGCCCCCATATTTGTAACTGCAGCCGTATTAAACAACGGAACAGACGTTAATGAAAAGCAATTGCTAAACATGTTAGCCATAGTAGTGACTTTTGCGGTATCAAATAAGGGTACAGTTATTAATGAATAACAGTTTTGAAACGTCTGTATCATTGAGGTTGCATTGGACGTGTTATATGCAGGTACTGACGTCAATGAGTAGCATGAACTAAACATAAGATTGAAGTCAGTACACAGCGGAAGATTATATAAAGGAACTGAAGTTAATGCCGCACAATTATTGTGCATATTGTTAACACTGGTTACTTTTGAAGTATCAAACAGCGGGATAGTTTGTAAAGCCGTGCATCCGTTAAACATATTAGCCGTGCTAGTAATGTTAGACGTACTTCCCATAACAATACGTCTTAACCCGCGTAACAATCTAAAAGAACAAGCGGTAGCCGAGCCTAAGTTGACTACAGAGACTCGCTCAAGCATATTTTTGGCTACATTCTCTACGCCAGCGCCATCAGTTATGCTAATCGAAGTTATTGTTGCGCTAAAATTAGGGCTTCCTACGCTAATATCCAACCAACCAGTTTCATATAACAACAATCCGCTAGTGCTATTTTTAACGTTAAGATTGAAGGTAGTAAGATTTGCACCAGCCTGTGGCGTAATTGTTACAATAGCAATCTTATATGGTAATAGCGTAGCAGTGCCATCTGTAGTAATATCAATGGCTGCTCCGCCAACGGATGAACTTACTTGAAATGTATCTGCGGTTGCGTTAACGACATAATATTGTTGCGCATCAGTTAGACCTGCGCCGCCGCTAAGATTCCATAAGGTTACTATCATACCATTTGAGTAACCGTGAGCAGTTCTAGAAACCAAGTCAGTTGATGCAGTAAGTGTTACCGGCGCATCCGTATTTGCTAATGCAGCACTAGCAAAACTATGTGAGTAGTTTGCTTGTACGCCACTGCTATAATTGGTGACAGTACCATCACCCCAATCAACCGTGTAATTGCCAGTAGCATTAACTGCAGCAAAGTTTGATTTTGGAAAGACTGCCATTAACCCAATTAATTTTTGCTCACTAGCGCCAACTTCAGTTAGTGTTGGCCAAGATGGATTGCGAACCCAGGTATCTACGGGGGATGCTGGAATTCCATCGGCTAATGGCGGTGTTACATTGAACGTGTGTCTAGATGATAATCCAGATGTTAGCCCCGTTCTAATGCTCATATTAGGCTATTTCCGAACCAAATAGCGAAAATGAAAGGTTTGCGCTACCAGCATATACTGTAACAACATCTGTTTCTGCGAGAGTTATGCCCAAAGTTAAAAATACCGTATCATATTGATTTACATAATTGTCATATATGATGTAGTGCTGATTTGCGATTGCCGCACCTGCTGGTCTAACTGCTACTCTATAGTTTGCTGAAGTGCTGCGATTACAGATTGCTATTGTAGAGCACACCGCAGAATTTGCTGACGGAACGGTATACAAATCTGTATTGGTTGTTGCTGATGGTGCAGATTGACCAAGCACCTTATATGTTGTTGCCATTCCCTTAAACTCCCATCAGCATAAAAATATCTAATCCAGTACCGCCAGTACCAGTAGCACCTTGTATGCCTTGTTTTCCTAATGCAGCAGTAATTTCCCAAGTCGTCCCGTCATAAACAAAATCGTATGTTGTTCCACCGATATCCAGCGCAACGTTATCAGCATATCCTTCAATTGTAGAACCATTTCTGTCTACTATTGGAGGATTTGCACTAAAATCTGCACCATCATAGATAGAAATAAAATCACCAGTTACAGGAGTTGCTGGAAGCGTAATAGTAAATGCACCGCCTGATGTATCCGCGATAATTCTATCTTTACTTGAGGTAGTATAATTACTAGTTTTTCTTGACCAAAGAGAGACGCTTCCAGTTATCCCTTGAATTCCTTGAGTTCCTTGGGGTCCATAAGTTCCTTGAACGCCTTGGACGCTTGTTCCTTGAGCCCCTTGGATTGACGTCCCTTGAACACCTTGAGCGCCTTGAACACCAGAACCTGCAGTTCCTTGAGCGCCTTGACTACCAGCGCCTGTTAAGCCTTGTACACCTTGTAGTCCTTGAATACCTTGGCTACCTGAACCCTGTACGCCTTGTGCGCCCTGAGCACCTTGAGCGCCCTGAGAACCGGGGCTACCAGCACCTTGTGTACCTTGAGTGCCTTGTGCGCCAGTTAAACCTACAGGACCAGGTGCGCCGCTTTTAAGGCTAACCTTATCTACTGATGGCGATGTTGATACTGTAACGCCACCAACTTTATTGTTATTCGTTACATTAATTTTCATCTAGTAACCTGTGGAGTGACGGTAATAATTCCTTCAATCACCCTAGTTTTTACGCCGCCAGTATCAGTCATTATTAGGTCATAAAGGTATCTACCAGCCCTAACATTAGCGGTATTAGCAGCCGTCATAGATAGTTTAACATTACCTGTAGCAGCATCCGCAATGGTTACTGTAAGGTTAGCAACAGGATTTGTTGAGTAGTATGATTTGCGAATTTGGGATGCAAACCCATAATTTGTGATATTAATTGCGGTCTGGTCATCATTCGTCAAACTTACAGAAGTTTCGAATGTGGTGCCTTGGTCGATGGTAAGTTCTACATATGCCATGATAGCGTCTCTGCGTTAGAGTATCATGTATTTAGGTGAGATAGATAATAACTCTACCATCTCCACCATCAGTTGGAATATCTCCACCCAAATATAATCCACCATCACCTGCAGCACCAGCACTTCTGCTACTAATGCCAACTTTAGCGGCACCTCCGAGACCAATAGTATCAGTGCTACCAGTAGTTCCTGCTGTACCAGCACTGCTGCCGGCATCACCGCCAGAAGTAGTACCGGCACTGCCGCCACTCGTAAATGGTGCCGTGGTATCAATTTGACCACCTTGACCGCCGCCCGCAGTGATGCTAAAACTATTTGTTAACGTAGCGCCAGCAGAGGTAGATTGCCCGCCATTAGTACCGGGACAAACAACTGAAGAATTAGGTGCAATTTCATTTGTTCCAGCAACACCTTTTGCGCCTCTAGACCAAGATACGCTTTTACCTACATCTCCAGAAACAAGAGCGCGTGTTATCTTAGTGTAACCACCAGAACCGCCGCCACCGCCACCATAATCGTTAGTGTCATAATAGCCGCCAGCACCGCCACCGCCGCCGCCCCAGATTTCTACGACAATCTGCGCAGCGCCGGAAGGAATAGTTAAACTTCCGCTAGTACCAATTGTAGTTCCAGCAATACCTAATGTATCATAGGTTGTAGCAGAAAACGAACCTCCACCTGGGTTAAGGTCAACTTGATATCCGCGAGTTGTTCCGAACAATAATTGATGTCTCATAGATTACCCTGATACAAATACTTCAAAATGAACGCCTACTGTATCTAGTATTCTTTGTCCGCCAGAATCAGCTGCAATTTCAATTATAAAATCTGAACTTACATCATTTGCTGATGTTGACAATGTCCAACTTCTAGTTGTATTTAATTGCAACCAAGTATCAAATCCGCTACCACCAGGAACGTCAATACTTCCATTATCAGTGGCTCTAACGTAGTAGGTGCTTGCAAGACTTTGTGATAATTTCCACTTTCTATTGGTAAAAGTATTTAAAATTACACCTTCAGGTCTGCTTTTAGTTCCAGTAGCATCCATAAAGCCGTTATTATAAATGTACAATCCAACTCCGCCTGAACCGCCTGCACCATAAGAGTTAACTTGTGGACTGATAAACTCGCCAAGTTCAACTCTATATTTGTCAGACTTAAATGATGCTCCACGTCGCAAAAAAGTCATTACAGAATATCTCCCACCAAGATAATTTCATTAGTTGCTGAGTATATAACTGTTGCAGCTGAATATGAGGTTGCGATATTTGCAGTTGAGAAACTTGAACTGTTTTGCTTTGTAACACCAGCACCGGGAGCAATGGTTACATTGCCAGTACCTGCGCGAATTACTGTAGTGCTAAATCCAGCATATGCAGCCGCAGCAAAGGTGATTGTTCTTGCGCCAATTGAAGTATCAACAATAACAACCTTACCAGCAGCATTTTCGCTATAGGTAGCACTTGCGCTAGTAGAGACGATTGGAGTGTCAACAATTGTTCCCGTGTATCGAACATTTGCTGTTGCTGTTAATGTAGTTGTTGATGAATCGAAACTTGTTCCACTTGCGCCACCAGCACTACCAGCATTGTTGTATATTAATTGTCCGGTTGAACCTGCTACTGGTCCAGTTGTTCCTTGAACGCCCTGAAGACCTTGTAGACCCTGAGAACCAGCACCTTGAGCACCTTGAGAACCTTGCGAGCCAGAACCTTGCGCGCCTTGAGTACCTTGTGAACCTGTTCCTTGAACACCCTGAAGACCTTGTACGCCTTGAGAACCTATTCCTTGTGTTCCTTGAACACCTTGGCGCCCTTGCAAACCCTGAAGACCTTGAGTACCTTGAGCACCTTGTGTTCCAGCACCGCCAACAACAGAGAAAGATACATTAGCATTACCTGCTGCAGCACCTGCTCCTGAAACTACTGATACTTGAATGGTTGCAGTATTGACAAAATTAATTTGTTGTGCTGATAGCGTTGAGCTGCCGTTAGCAGAAACTCTAGCAGTATTAGGTGTATTTGCTAATACAGAATTAACATTAATACTGGTTGGTCCTAAGAACAAATCCTTGGATATGGAGGTATTACCGGCAACAGAAAGAACTGTACCGGTAGTCTTAGACAACGTTAAGGTGCCATTATCAGAAATGGTAGTAGCAACATTTAGAGTGAGACTGCCCCCATCCTTATAGTAAGCACCATTGCGGAGGACATTGATAGTATTTGCTACTACATTGTGTCTTTGCACCCATGTATTAAATGTGTCTGATAAGACAATTTCACTAATATTTGCATTAGCCATCTACTCTACCTCTTGAGCATATTTTCAATGAGTTTTCTTAACTCATTGATTTCGTCTTTCAAACTATTTATTTCTTCGTTCTGACGCTTATCTCGTTCAACCTGACGCATCTTCATGTCGTGTTTCTTTAAGATGTCCTTGTCAGTGTTAAGGATTGCTTTACTATAGACATCCCTAACCAAGTGAGTTTCATCTTTTACTTTCATATACTTCATTATATTAGCCTTCAGGTGTTGCAATCACTCTCATGTTCTTTACATATGGAACAACCGATGGGTCATCCGCAAGAAGAACAAGTTTGATTGCAAATTGCTTAAACTTACCGCCAAGAGGATAGATTACTCCATTCTCAGTGTATGCTAACTTACCGCTATTTGTTGAAGGACGATACTGTAGTTCAACTGTTGTATCCTGGTCAGGAGAATACAAATCTTTAACCAAGTTTAATCTCTGCCACTTCTTGTCAAAGAAGTTTGCAGGGTCTTCAGTTGAAAGAACCTTATAGTATGCCACAACATTAGTGCCTTGCGGACGTGCTGCGCGAATATACATTCTTAAATCGCCAGCATCAAATCCGTCAGCAAGAGTAATCTTTCTTGTGATATATCTAGCCTTAGCGTTACCGCCATAGTTAGAGTTCTCACCAGCAACTACTGCGGTTGCGTTAGCATATGGAGATGCTACAGCAGTGTCTGTAATTGTAATTGTTGGGGCTTCAACATATCCTGAACCTGCGCTTGTTACAAATACGCCAGTAATGTTGCCGCCAACAATCTGCGAGTTGAGAACTACTGCGGTTGCGGTTGTGCCATTAGCCAACTGCGGTGCAGAAACAGTAACTACAATTCCAGTATTGGTTGAGTGCTGTCCACCGCCATTAGTAATGGTAACATTGTTGCTTGTTAGTGAGCCAGCATTAATCTGATTCTCAATAGCAACAACACTTAATCTTTCAGCATTAAAGATTGGTGATACATCTGAGTCGCTTGTTAGCAACGAAACCTGTACGTTTAGCGTGTTCTTATCACCAGCCTGAATAATTCTTCTGCGATTGTTATTCTTAGAAGAATTCTTCAAATCCTTACCAAACTTGTACAGTTCATTAGGAGTGATTTGGAAGTATGCAGCATCCTTGCTTAGGTCACTTGCCAACGTTGTCTTTGCAAAGTAAGACACATTTGCTACTGGGAAGGTAACATCAGATGCGTGAACTAGAATTTCATCGGCATATGAATTTGCTGTAGCAGGTTGAATGCTGTATGTTAGTGTTGCAGGACTTGTTGTAAAGACTGCTTTGTTAACAACAAACATCAAGTCTTGGTTCTGGAATGGTGTCCAGGTTGAAGCATTCTGACTGCGGAAGAAACTTCCTGCGTATGGCTGCTCAGAAACGCGACGGTTTGTGCCAAGAATGTTCTGACCTAGTTCAGAAATCCAAACTTCATAGTCAGGTGATTCTGATGCAACAACCAACGCATACTCAGATGAGGCTTCAAGATATACTGGGTCACCAAAAGTAAATCTGGTATATGTTGAAGAATTTGTTGAGTCTGGTAATACATCTATGCCGTTTGTCGTATTAACGCTTGCAGGATAAACAGTTGCGGATGCTAGAACATCTTGTGTTGGAAAACCATTTGCGGTTTTAACCAATCGAACAGTTACTGGCAGTTGAGGTGCACCAACGCTTAATGATGGCTTGCTCTTGAAGAATAAGTCTACAGAAGATACAAAGATACCGTAATTTTGCTTTTGGCTCTTTGGCTTTGGCGTGAAGAATGTTTGCGCAACAGGGTCGCGACGAAGACGAGGAATTACTGGAGTTGGAGGTTGTACGATTGGTGGAGGTGTTGGCGCTGGTGGCGGTGGCACTTGTACAATTGGAGTAATTCTTAGTTCTTGAGTTCTGTTTAACAGACCTGAAGCAACATACTTTGCTGTTGAGCGCATTTCAGCATCTTGGTCAGTTGCTGTTGATGCGTCAGTAATGGTGAACAGTCTTTCGCCAGTTCTGAACTTGAGCAAAGAGTCTTCTGGAATTGTAAAGATACCAGAGATTCTACCATACTGGTTAACTGTAGGTGTAGCAATGGAGTATCTTGAGTTGCTAGTTACGGCTACGCTAAGTGCGGAGTTTAGGGTAATCTTCATACCAGTAGAGTCAATGCTAGAAATGCTACGCAGTTGACCCAAGCCAGTTCCTGATGTAATGCGAATTAGATTACCAGAACCAACTCCAGTGTTAATTAGATTTGATGTTACATTAATTGTGCTAGTTGCACCATCAACAACTAGGACTTGTCCTGAGTAGTGCTGATATGTTGCTACTGTTAGAGTTGTTGCCGGCGCATCAAGATTTACTACAGTCTGACCACTTGTAAATCTAGCACTTGGCGTAGCACCAACAACACTACGAACATTGCTTGTTGCGCTTGTGCTAGGAACCTTAAACAAAGTGTTGCCAACACCTGACGCATAATTTAATGTACCGTGCTGCGGTGTCAGGATTAGAATGGTGTTTGCAACATCCCAATACTCAACTCTAGCCATAAAGGTATTTGAGTCAGCATTAGCAGCACCAGTTGCAGCGCCATTCTGATAAACAACATCGCCTCTAGCGTAGGATGATGATGTTAGTAGGACGCCAGCAATATTGACCGTTAAGTAATCTTCATTTAGCGAGATTGTATTGTTTGGGGAGGCATCAACAACACTAGCATATGCTTTAGTTGTTAGGTTGTAGAGTTTGTTGCCGCGAGATAGTCCAAGGTCTGTAGTTTCACTTGCTGTTAGTACTGAAGGATTCTGAACAAATCGGCTAACATCTGTTTCATCAAAAAAGAAGTTTGCAGTTTTGTATGGCTTAAGGTCACCAGCTGCAAACTCAACATCGTTCTTTCTGATGAAAGGTACGATGCTGGTGTCAACTAGAAACTGACCTGAAGTAACCGTAATTGGATTTTGTGTAGCCATATTTGCTTTTTACCTATTAAACTTGGGCGACTGTGCCGCCAGTTAAACGATTTATTCCACTAAGACCGCCGCTAACACCACTTATGCCTGGAATATTGCTACCAAAAGTTATGTCAAAGTTGGATACGCTAGGAGCAATCCAAGGCGTAGCAAGTCCTGCACCAAACCAGTTGCTATTGATATCTATAGTACCAAATCCGTCAACAGGGTTAATCTGATTCTGCCAGAAGTTTGGTAGACCAACTGTAACAGGTGCGCTTACCAAATTTGCAGAAGGATTAATTTCTGGTGCTGGGGTTGGCTCTGGCGGTGATGGCGGTCGTTCTAAATGCGGAGAAATCTGCGTTGATGCAGTTAATACTTCTGGAACCAATTGAGTGCTGTACCAGTAGTCAGTTTCTGGGAACAACTTCATTGAGCCATAGAACTGAGCAAACTCATATGGCTGCACAGTAATTGCCTTGGTTGCGGTATTCTGCGTAATGCAGGCTTCTTGTGAATATGCTAACGAAATGGTTCTATCATTAATGCTGATTGAACCTGATACTGATTGATAATCTAGTTTGAAAGGCTTCTGTGCGCGATAAGGTCCAAGTCTAGCCTTGGAGATGTTGCACACTAGGTCGGCACTAGTTCCATCAGCCACAGTAAAGTCAGTAAAATCATCAGTAACAATACCATACTTTTCCTTTTCTAGAACATTGTCTTCATAAAGAATAGTTTCATTTCTTGCTTGTAGTTCTAGAACATTTAGTGATGTGTAGTATTCAATATTCTCTACACGCTTCTCTAGTGCGCCAATATCACGCATCGTGTAACGCTTGTTCTCAACGTATTCAATACCAATCTCAGCAACGTTTGCTGTGTATGGTGGAATGTAGAGATTGTAGAGCGTCATGCCATCATCAGAGTTTGGTGGCATTACTGGAGCAATAGATGCTACACCCTTAACAATCTTGAACTCCTTATCGCGAGTTAGCACCAACTTGTCAATTCTAGGCACATAGTAGTTGTATGTTGCTTGGAAGAAGAAGTCTGGGCTAGGTATGTCGCGAGTTGAGAGTGCAAATGTAGTTGGGTCTGTCGTGATTGAGTTGGCTCTTGTTGGACGGAAGTCAACAGCATCACGCAAAGATATTACGCCATTCTTAGTAGCATAGTTTGGAATCTGATTTGTAGTATAGTAAGGGCTGTATGACGCTGAGTTGAAGTAAGTTGAGCCGCTGTGCTCAAAGCACTGGAGCAAGAATACTGTCTGACCAGTTGGTGCTGCGTAACCATTTCTTAAAGTTACAGTAGCAAAGTCATAGTAGTTATCACGCTGACCACCATCTAGAACATAACGTTCTGTAATATCAATTTGATTTGTTGAGTTTGGCGCCCAAGAAATGTTACCTGAGTCAAAGGCTTTAATCAGACGAATTACGTCAGTTACATACAAAGACTGCGGAACACCGGGAGTCTTTTGGATGTATGATGGACTCTTAAACCAAACTTGCGCATCCTTAGTCTTGTTAATATAGACACCGCTGCTGGTGCTAAGAACTGCGGCACCTGTTGTGTAGGTATCAGATACGATTAGAGTTGCGTTTGAAGTGTTACCCTTGAGAGTCTTACCGCTAGAACCCGCATCAAGCACTTGCAAGGTAGCAATGATGTCAGCAGTTTGCGCTGAAGCATATGTGCCCTTGATACGAATGGTCAATGAGGTATCAGAGACTTGGCTTACTAGGTTTGGTGTTGCACCCAAATCCATAGTTTTGCCATCAAAACGGTTAACAACAATAAAGTTAGCCTTTGCCGTTGTTGATGACAAATCGCCATTACCAAAGAAGAACTTTTCATTACCAGTAGCAGCAAGAGTAAATGTTACGTTACTTCCGCTTGGTACTGCGCTGGTTGAGGTGAAGACTTTCTTTTTGTAGTATGTGATATCCGAGAAAGCCGATGCAGTAACATAAGTCTCAGGAAGAGGATACACCACTCCACCACGATTGCCATCAAATAGGACTGCCTTACCATCAACGCTCTTACCGTTGTACGCAATATCCATAGATGGTAGGAATGGCGTTGTGGCATCCTGTCCGACATACATATTGCTTGTAAATACAGTTGGCGCTCTTACGATGGAGTCGCAATCTTTAATATTGTAGACTAGGCTGACTATAGATGGTGATGACGTATCCAGTGCAGTTGCAAATGGAATGTCAACAACAGCAATCTTAGTTGTACCGTTGTATGAAGTGATTGTTCTGGTATACGAGTCTGTTCCAGTACCTGACACAGTTCTTAGATTGACACCCTTATACGCATCATCTAATGCAGAGAATGTGCTACCTAGATTTACGGACTGCGCGTTTGCGGTAACTGTGGTAACAGTAATGTTCTTTGGAGCAGTGTTAATATCAACAAGATATGCGTAGTAATCTGTACCGCTTGCTAGGTCAATGTTGCGAACTCTAGCCGTACCAATCTTGGTGTTGCTATAAACTGCTGAAGACTTAGTGTTAATGCTTGCTACCGGAACAGTATGTAAGTCTACGGATTCGTATGATGCAATGTCAAAGAAGCCGTTAGCGCCGCCTGAGTATACATTTGATGTAATTACATAACTGCCGTAGTCTAGCGAGAAACTGTAGTCTTTTGTTGTAGCAGAAGTATTGGCTTTGTCATTAACCAATGAGATTGTACCAAATGTTTCAAACTCATAACCCTTAACATACGCCTTGCCCGGTTCAACGTTAACCTTGAAGGTGTTTGCGGTTGATTGGTTTTCAGATACTGTAACACGGAATGGCTTAACAGTGTAATCGCCTGATTCATCGTATGTGCGACGAGCAAGAGTCTTTTCAATCTCTGAGTAGACTGGATACTCAATCTGCTTTGTAATAATTCCATTCTCGACGCGCAGCAATTCAAAAAACTTGCTATCATCAGTAGAAGTGAGAGTGCGCTTTGTTAGTTCCAAATCAAACTGATAGCGAGTTGCTCCAGGGGCTTGGAAGTTAAAGGATTCTTGAGCAGGGTCTAGCAATGATGAGTCAGTTGATTCATTGACGATACCATCAACAATCTGCAAACCAACCTTGTAACTAGGTGTTCTGTTGTATGGGTCTAGAACAATTGTTTGCGCAGCAACATATACGAAATAACCATCAACGTAGAAAATACCTTCGTTGATAGAAACTGTTGATGCGGAAGCCGAGGCATCAGAAGCAGTTGTTGTAGCGTTAATTGTAGTGTTTGCTACTTGCAGATTCTGACTAGTGGTAAACTCATTCGCGGTTAGATACTTAACAACTAGAGTTGGGTTTACCTGAGAATCATCTACGGCAACAACTACTGCTTTTACATTAGCAGTTCCAGTATCCTTGATTAAGTTGCCGTTGAAATCGGTCAAGTCAATGTCAATGTTATTATATTGCGGTAGCAATTTGACAGACTTGGCATTAGCATCTAGGGTTAGATGACCGCCTTGAACAGGAGAACCATCCTTGAAAATATGGTCACCGAATGATTTAATCTGATTCTGTAGAATAGATTGAATCTGAGTTAGTTCACGAGCCTGTACTGCCTTTCCTGGTCTAAACAGGATGCGCATGTAGTTTTGCTCTCTTGCGCCGCCTGATGACTCAAAATCATCGTAGTACGGGTCAATGTTAAAATTAAAACTGGTGTTTGCCATGTATTTCTACCTAAAACTTAAATACGAGTTTAATCTGTTCGGCTTGATTAGTTGTTCTGGTAACAGCTGCGATATTTTCCATAAACAGGATATCACCAGAACGCTTCACTCCAGAAGTATTCAGAGTTTGGGCATTTCCAATAACTCCTGAAACAAATGGACCAGTATTTGCAAATGTACCTTTAGTGTTATTTAGTAGCAAATATGGGTTGGTAAATGCGACAACTGTACCTTCGTAACCATCATTTTGAGCAACACGAGTTCCAACTGTTGGAGTGGAACTGACTGCAACTTCAAGGTTTGATGTTAGAGCAACTTCACCAACTGAAATATATGCGTTATTAGCATACTGCGGATTCCGAATAACGGAAACCTGTCTAAATGCAACAGACCCTGCTGAAGAACTTATTGGTAGGGTGCCTGACACGTTTGATGCAAATTCGACGCTTAGTGCAACGAACTTTGCACCCAAATCCTTAGCAGGGTCATATCCGAACCCGCCAGGAGGTCCAATTAATGCTTCAAACAACGCACCAGTTCCGCTAACATCAGATGAAGTGACATTAGCAAAACTGTAACCTGCACCATTATTTGCAGATAGTAGTTCAGAGATAGTTGTAGAGTCTAGCGCAGCAGACTGATAAACATTAGCAACATAACTTGCGCCTGTACCATCACCAGAGATAGTGATGATGTCAGCACTTGTGCAAGCGGTGTTTGAGTTGTATCCTGAACCGCTGTCTAGAATTCGAATGTGTTCAATTGCACCATCTGTTGCAGTAGATGATACGATTGCGTCTGTAGCAACAGGCATCCAAGAATTGCTATCAGCATCAGTAAAGAGGAACTTTTCTTTTAATCCTGATGGAATGGTGTAAAGGTAACGCCAAATATACCCATCAGTTGTAGACTGCACTAGTTTGCCCATTGAAAAGTTTTCTGGGCGCAGCACTGGTTCAACTGTTGATGCGGTATCGCCATTATTAAAAATGCAGATGAATACTTGGTCATATGAATTTCTAGCATAGAAACTCTTGCCGTAGTATGGATATGCGTCTGCAACCTTATACGCAAGGTTGTTGGTATAGGTAGTTTCAGATGATGTATTTACTGTTAGATTCGTATCAGAATCAATTATAACAATCTCTCTGCGAACCGGATATGTTTCATTGCCGATACCAGATAGTTGGATGATATCGCCAACACTGAGTTCGCTAGTAAACAATGTTGCGCTAGTTCCATTTGACATTCCCGTTGAACCGGAACTAATATTAACATTACCAGTTAATTGTGTAATGGTTTCATGAGAATACATCTCATCGCCGCTGTTAAACTGGTCATAGACAGTAGAGTTAGTCCAAACTACGTCAGGAACAACAAGATTGATATCAGAGGAGGTAATCTTCTTGATTGCTACTAAATTCTGGAACAAGTCGCTGTAACTGTTAAGTGATTCATCTACAACTGGTGTTCCGAATGATGAGGAAACTTGACCAAGACCGACATAGGTATTTCCAGTGTCATTTGTCAGAGCATCTTCATAGGCTCTTGCCATTACAATCCCGTTTAGGGCAGTAGATTTGGAATATCTATGCATTAGATGTTTCTCTCAATCTTAATTGGTACGTTTCTGAAATCAGGGTCAATCCAATATCCCAGATTTGAATTACTTATTGGCGGTGCAGATACTAACTGAATGATGTTATTAGTTGGTGACACAGCAACTCTGCGAACAACAACGTGATTATCATTTCCGGTTACATCATAGTCAAATCTATCAAAGATTCTCAAGTAGTCATTAACTAGAATCTTTCCTGCTACATTCTCACTGCAAGTTGCATATACAGATGCGCTATTCAGACTTAGCAATCCAAATCCACTAATGATTACAGGTTGAGTTGTATTTAGGCGGGTACTTGAAGCCACACTCTCAATAGTCAAAGTAACTTGTCTGTAAGTATCTGTGTAGTTTAGAATAATGGTGTCACCAGCGGCTAGTGAACCTCCGCTTGGTCCCATTGTGCTAAAGTTGGTTGTGGATACGCTGTTTGAGGTAATGTTGCGAGTATTTGCAGTGTTTAGATTTGCGTTTGCATTGCTACCTGCGTAGTAACCAGAGAACAACATTGCACCAGCATTAATGTTACCTGTATTCTGGTGAACCTTGATATACTCTCCGATAGCAGGGTCTGTTGCGGCGTCAACTGCGTCACTTATCTTTGTATGCGCAATTAACTGCATTCCAGCAGGATGCACAATGTTAAACATAGTCTGATTAAAATCGTTAAGTTGCTTTTCAGATTCTAGGACATATGAGAAGTTATGGTACTTATCCTTGTTTTGTAATTTCTTATCAGCTGATAAGAATCCATCAGTATTCAAGAAATAACCAGGATATGAAACAGTACCATCTACGAAATTTACATTAGCACGGGCTTGACCATTGCCGTAAATCTTGTAGTTTAAGACAGTTAAATTCGTACTTGTCTGAGTGATGACTATGCTGTTTGCAACGTTGATTGCACCGTTGTAGTCGTAAATGCGAATTGTATTGTTAGATGATAGTGTTGCGGTATCAAGTGACGTATAATACGCATCAACATTACCTGTAAAGTCTGCTGTTGACAAACTTGCGCCTTGGTATACAGTCAACTCTTGGTCACTTTGGATGCTTGTAGCCAAGTCTGAAACGTATACATCAATTATCTTGAGAGACGCTGATGGAGTAGATGTATATCCAAATCCAAGATTGTCCATAGTAATTTCGTTAATCTTACCAACGTCATCAACAGAGAGGGCTACTTCTGCGCCATCATTGAACCCATATGCTTTAAGGATTGCGCCACTACCGCCAGAACTTGTAATTGTTACTTCTGGCATTGTAGTATAACCAAATCCTCTTGCGGCTTGAGACGCAAAAGTTACACTTACAACGCTGCCGCTAGACACAGTTAATGTACCAACTGCTCCAATACCGCTTCCTATAAAGTTTACGGTATCACCAGAAGAGTACCCTGCGCCGCCATTTATAACAGTAACATTAGCAATCATACCAAGCGAGGAGATTGCAACATTATTAGTGCCATCAACTTGGAACACTGTATTAAACAATAGCGTTGGTGGAGTGCTATAATCGTGACCACCATTATTAATGACAAGAGATTCAATTGGATAGAATGAAATATTTTCAAATCTAAACAACGTTGAGAGGGCTTGAGTGCCAGTAATATTAGCCGAGGTACAAGCAGGCAACCCCCAACCACCAGCAAGATTTAATGCCTTGGTAGCATAAGGTTGGATTGTATCATTAGCCAAACTTAATGCAATTGGGCTAGATGTTAGCACGCTGCCAATAGAAATACTGCCCTCAACTCCTTCAGGATTTGAGGGGTCATTAACTACTGTAACAGTCGTTTGCGGGTCTGCTCTGTAACCAAAGCCGCCGTTAATTACATCTAGCGAAACAACGCGACCACTAGTTACTGATGAAACATATGCAGTAGCCTGAGAGAACCCTGCCGTTGATGTTGCATCTGTGCCATTCGAACCACCGAAAATTACAACAGGGTCATTAACCTTATAGGTTAGTCCTCTTCTATTGGGGTCAACTATAACGCTACCAACAAACCCAAAGATTCTTTCTGTAAAGATTCTGTCATTACCGTCAGCATCAACGTACTCAACTTCAATTAATTCGTTGTTAACAAATTCTCCGCGAATGTTTGATAAGAACATTTCTGTGTATGGAGACTTGGTAAACTCATCAATTTTAGTAAATGCTTTTTCAACAGTAGCCGTTGCTTTTGATACTAATCCAGTAACAATTCTACGTTCAACAAGGTTGGTAGGAGTTCTTTGCTTTTCTTTGAACGCAAAACTAATCAATCCAACGTTTGCGGCAGATGCAGACTTAACGATGCCAAGATTGTTAGCGGCGCGATAAACCTTACCGTATTCTAGGACAAACTTGTCGTCGCCAAACTTACTGTTAGCCAGAGTTGAGTTGTTTGCAGTATCTACATTTAGCGTTGTTCCGCGCTCTTCTTTGCCAAATGTAAAGACATAGGCTGGAGTATTTGCGGCATCAACAGACACAAGAATGTCAGCTGATGTTGTAGCATATCGGAAAATGCTGTTTGAGGCAATTACGTCAACTGGTTCTAGATTACCAATTTCAAATACTTGGATACCATCAAACTGTAATGTTACTGTGTTTAGTCCGGTTCCTAGTACCGCTTCAAGCGTGGTCTTGGACAAATTATTGTTGTAGGTGATTCTTGTTGCATCACTGGTTATATCTTGGAGATAGAAAGCCTCCATAACCTCAAGCATAACCCGACTACTATATCCTGAACGATTTGTGCTCACGCTAGGAGTTGACAGCAAGTTTGTAAATGCTGAACCTGCGGAGTCAGTCATTGTGCCAGTAATCTGACTGCTAGTTAGATACGCAACTACATCATTGTAAATGGTAGTGCCAGATGTTACAGTATCAACCCAAATTTTGTATGATGCAAATCCAAGCAAAGTAGAATTGCGACGGAGATTGTTATCAAACTCTACGTTGTTGATAAATGTGTTAGCAGAATGATATGTCGCAGGTGCTGCATTGGCTGCGTAGAAATTTCTAGTTGAGCCGGCAGTTTGTACGAAGAATGGAGAATCACTTACCTTGATTGATTTTGGTAATTGCCACTTACCATCTGAGGCTTTGAGGATGTCCTCTTTTGGATAGAAGATATTGGCTTCCTTGTTAAACAACACGCGGAATAGCCACTTGATAGAATCTTCAGTACCTTTCTTGAGGTAGAATTCCTTAGCGCCTTTGAGAATCTTGGTTAGTTCAAGTTCTGTTCTTTCTGGAAAGAATGGTAGGAGTTCACTCTTGAAGTATGTTAGAAACCCTTCTTCAGTTGTATCAACATCACGATACTTGTCTGAGTTCATAATGTGATATATTGTGTTGCCAGCAGTATTAGAGACGCCTGTTGTAGAGTTTACTTCAAGCCATTCATAGTACAGTTCAATAAAACGTCTAAATGATGGCGCATTAGCCTCATATTTTGCGTTGATAAAATCTGGAAGTTGGGATGCAATCAATCCAGAAATTGTTTTATCTAGAGCCATATTACAGTGCTACCGCTGTTACGTTAATCTTAATTGATTCTGGGTCAGTACTATCTATAGTCAATATTTTATTCTTAGTTACAGAGAATACCGTATTCTTAGGTATGGCTTTAACAACCATAGTACCATAAGCATCTTGTACTAGGACTGGATTAAAGTTCGTAATATCCACGATGCCGGTATCATAATAGACTGTACCAGCATCTTCAGTAACACTCTTCTTAATCTTGTTATCATCATAATAGTAGATGCGAAGTTTACCAGATTTTGCTTGAAGAACTGGAACTGCTTCAGCACCAGCACCATTACCGCCTGTAATGCTAATTGCTGCTGTCGTGTAGTCAATACCTGATTTGACAACAGTAATTGACTTCAGTTTGCCATTTACCAATACTGGTTCAAGTTCTGCGCCCTTACCATCACCCAGCAAAGTGATTGTTGGAGTTTCTGTGTAACCGCTACCAGGATTTGTAATGTTAATCTCTGTTATGCCGGTGAATGATTGCGGAATCTCTTCAATGTATGCGTCGCGCAATACGCCAGTGCTATCATATACCTTGAAACTTGGTGATGCAAACAGTCTCTTTAGGCTGTTGCCAGGACTTAAGGCTACGCCAAAATCAATTGCATAATCCTTAGTTGCGTTTAATGTTGGACGGAAACGCTTTTCTAAGGTCACAAATACTTCATTATTTTCAATAGCAGTATCTGCGTTGTCAATCTCTCGCATCAACTTTGATGTCTTAAGAGTATTGTCAAACGTGTTTAGATTTGCTTCTGAGTAAGTTAGGATTGCATTGCGGACAGCAGTTTCAATCTGACCCTCAGTCTTAGAGGTCTTAGTTGGGTCGTAGGTTACGTTAACCTCAAGATTGATAAAGTTATAATCTGGAGCAACGTACTCAGGCTTTACTGTTACTACGCTAAATGGCTTGATAATCTTGTTAGCAACATACTCAACTTCCGTTGAGGTTACTTCATAATTGCTTGTTGGCTTAACAGAGAAGAATACCTTGCCGTAAATAGGTGGGCTATTTTCTTCACCGCCCCAAACAGTAACTGCGCTAAAGTATGGGTAATCGCGATTGATTAATGAGATGTAGTCATTCTTTGTTACTGCGCGATTTTGTGCAATAAATGACTTTGGAGCAACTAGTCGAATCTCATCAATACCTTCTTCAAGATTACCTGAAGCAGATTCTGATACTAGACTTACGATTGGAGTGTATCCAGTAATGTTATCAACCAACTTAAAGGTCTTGATGCCGTTAGCATCAAGACCACTTGATACGATATAGGTGACAATAACGATGTTTCCATCTGTCAACTTCTTGCCGACAATATTATCACCAAAGTAGATTTGATACTTGCCGTTGCGATTCTCTTCAAGATAATACACAGGAGAAGTTGCAGCAACTGATGTAGAGTCTTGGGCTATAATAAAGGTTTCTTTGGTAGAGTTCTGAGATGAAGTCTGCACCTGAACCTTCATTGTTGATGTATCAATACCTAAATCAGGAAGTTCGAAAATTTGCTTAGGATTGTTTGTTACATCATAAGTAAAACTATATGATACTGGTTGACCTTCCTTAATGTTTAAATTTTCAAAGAAGAATCCGCCAGCTGAGTTCTTTGTTGCTGTTGTTTGCTCTGAGTTAACAAAGATGTAATTTTTACCATCTTTCTCACCTGAAATGAATCGGCTAAATCTTGGCAGAGTAATGCTGCTATTAGCATCGCTAGTAATAATGTTAAAGGCTACGTTGACGGTTGCTTGCGAGGCTGCTCTTGAACGTGGCGTATAGCCTAGAAGTTTTGCATGAGAAACTACAGAACTGCGCAACAGAGCAGTGTCCATAAACATTTCATTGGCTACCATATTCATGTAGTAGCCCATGTAATGGGTGTTGTACGCTAGAATGTCAAGTAGAACAGACAGACCTGAACCTTCAAAGTTATAGTCTGAAAATTCGCTTTGGCTCTTCAGGAATGCCTTAAGGTTAGACTTGATTGTGTCAAAGTCTAATTCAGCAACCTTCAATTTTGCGTCAGGATTTGCCATGTTATCTTACTCTTTCTAGGAATACTCTGATGGTGACTGGTTCTGGGTTATTCACATAGAAGAAAGTGACAAATACATTGTACCCGTTGTAGTCTGGATTGGGTTCAACTAATACACCTTCAAGTTTGACTCTTGGTTCAAAATTGATGATGGTCTGTTTAACGATATACTCGATTTGCGATGAACTTCCGCTGTCAACAGGCTGGAAGAGCATCTGCTTTAGACTGCATCCAATATCTGGATGAAACAGTCTTTCGTAATTTGATGTCTGGAATAGGTTCTGCATTGCACCAGCAATCGCAGCAATGTCAGTTTTCTTCGCGATATCCTTTGTTACAGGATGCTTCGTGAAGTTTAGGTCAAGGTCTTTGTAAGTTCTTGTTATTAGCGACATTTACTTGAATATGCTCTTTCCAGTTTCATTTAGAACCTTTTCCATTAATACCTTGACCTTCGGATTGGACATACCCAGATTGATGTTTGTCAATGAGGATACGGATTCAACCTGCTTACTTACATCATAATAAGTCTGAACATCAGACTGTACAGTTTGGTCTAGTGTATTAGCCGTACTATTTATAGTGTTTGCAAGATTGTTGATGTAATCATTCTTTTCAGCATCTGTTCTAGTCGCGAACTCAGAAGTCTGCATATGCGCAATAGAAGTTTCAATCTGACGCTTCAGTACCGTTAAATCTTCATGCTTATCGAGACTTGCTGTCATTGCGGTAGCATAGTTGGTGTTGTCACTTGGGGCTAATGATGCCATAGCCGTTGCATTAGCCACGATAGACGCAAAATCTATTGTCTTATCTGATGCAGTTACAGGATTATCAAACAGATTGGCAAATAGCACCAAATCGGTATTAGGCAAACTTGTATTAGCCTGTAAGTATACGTTATTGCCATCAATTATAGCCGTATAGGACACAAATGGGTCGGTAGTATAAATGAAGTCCATCTGTCGGATGTATACTAGATTGTTGTCGTGAATGAGGTATACTTCTGACAACTGGTGTTCAACATTTGATGAAGACTGCACAGTGATACGCGCAGAACGATACTCAGTTTTGCTAAACTGCGCGATTGCGTTTGGACCGCCGTTCAGTCCAAGATAAAACAGGTCAGATTGTACAGGCATTATCTACCACCAGGAGTCTGCGGAATAGTCAAAGGCTTACTCAAATCACTATTGCTAGTTAGCGTTACACCTGATATCTTATCAGTATGTTCTTGGAACTTAGTTACAGTTGAGTTTAATCCGGAAGTACCATCACCGCCACCAAGAGCCTTTTTCAGGTTATTGTAAGAGTCAGTTAATGCGCCATTACCCGCAACTGTGCTCAAAGTTGTATCTAAGTTCTGGAAATTATTCGCGGTTAAATCGCCTACAGTTGCGCCCAATTCACCAGCAATCCCGCCAACAGGATTTTGTACAACTGCGGAGAGTGTTCCTACAGACCCAGCAATCTCAGTGGCAGCTGATGCTAATGACACCAGAGTTCCTAGCGATAACTGAGTAACAGTAGGTGAACCTGCGATAGTAGTCGTAGGAACTGGCATTAGCACATTACCGCCAATCATACTTAGGACAATAGATTTTACTGCTGATATTCCTAGAGCCATGATGCCTCCTAGATATTCACGCGACTAGCCACAGTCGCAATCTTTTGGTTTGGTTTAGCATATTCATTATATGTGTTAATAGTGTTGTCAACTGCATAAATTGTAGTTGCTACAGATTCTCTGAAAGATGGCATTGCGGAAGTTTGCGAGTGCAAATCATATGTACCATCTGCCATAGTAGATAGAGCATAATAAGCCTCATCAACCTTGTATGAAACGCTATTCAACTCACCTAACGTATTCCGTAGGAAACTTGTCTTCGGATATAGGTCTTTGCCAATAATTACGCCAACAGAATCTACTACGGTTAGAGCATCATTAACAGCAGTTGTTACAACGTTAAGAGTACCCTGAACCTTGTCAATTGTTTCAGTAAGTGGACCAAGCGATTTTCCGATAGCAGGATTTAGTTGACTTAATCCGCCAAGTGCGCCCAAGTAGTTTCCAGACTTAACGGCTTGTACAGTATCAACAACTGTTTGTACGGTATCAAGAACCTTACCAAGATTGCCCTTAAGACCATCAAGGAACCCGCCGCCAGTAGAGACTCCTGCAACAGACGCAGCATCGGCTAAAATATCAGCCTCAAAATCTGGAATGTCTAGGGCATCTGGTGTTTCAGGTGAGCCCATCTGAATGTTTACCAGAGCGCCGGCAACGTCAACCACGCCACCGCTAAGCGTAGTCATGGTACCATCCATGCTCAACACTCCACTAGATTTAATCTTAGTTGCTGCGCCTGAACTTATGTTAATTGCGCCAGCAGCATCTACGCCAAAGGATGAACCCTGCATATTGATAGCACCAGATACCATATTGATAGCAGCTGCTTTAATGTTTAGGCTTCCTGTAACGCTTAGGGTCATATCTCCGCCAACAGACAACTTACAGTTACCGCCAACACTTACTGTATCATCACCAGAGATAGTGACCTTGTTGTTCTTCTTGACAACGTTAATCTGATTGCCTTCAGTATCAAACTCAACATAAGTTCCATTGTTATGTGATAACTTGATGCGACCTTTGCCATTGTCATCTAGTTCAAACGTGTGACCAGATTCCGTCTCATGAACGTAACTGTAAGGATACTTTGCCCCTCTCGCAAGACGAGAGAAGGTTGATTCCCCAATGCGTGTTGGGTACTTACCATTAGGGTCAGCAAATCCTACTGACGCATCAGGTTTGGCAGAAGGCTTGCCAGGAATGACGCCAACAATCATTGGCAACTGGGCTGAGTTTGCGTCAAGGAAGAATCCAAACACCATATCGCCTTCCTTGGCAGTATATGATGCTGGAAGATTAGGAGGTTGCACGATGTGTGCCCAAGGCAATGCGGCAGTTGGAATTAGTTCTTTATTTTCTGTATGGTAACCAAAGCAACGGACACGGAGACGCCCTAATTGTTCAGGGTCTTGGCGGTCTTCGACTACGCCAATAAACCAAACAAATCCGTCTTTACCTACTGTATATTGGTCACCTGTCATGATGATGCTGCCTTTACTGTCTCTGTTGGCAATGCGCGAGCAAAAGAGTCGGTCACTAATTCTAGAATAGTATCACCAGTTCCCTTTTGTTTGAACACGTGAGATACTGAACGAACCAAGTACTTAGCCGTGCGGAATTCATCAAGTTGTTTGCCTTTCTCATCAGCAGCAACAAACTTGGGCATATCAATCTTCACGATATCCCCTGCTTTGGTAGTGATATCTAGAGGTAATACAACTCGCAAGGCAAAGTTATCTAGTAACGCACTATGCATCTGACGAGGCATTAACCATTTGTCAACTGCATTTTCCTTTTCAACCTTTACATCTGATGTCATGATATGCGTTTTATAGAACGCAAAATGCGACCGCACTAGAGACTTGTCATTAACAGGCATGTTCTTATTTAACAACGTACCCTGTATCTTCTCTAGGCTATAATCGTAGTTCTTAAACTCGCGATTGAACAAATTTACTGTCATCAACTTACTAGCAAACCCGCCTTTGTTGTTTGTAGCGAGAATGTCAAAATCATGCAGTATCTCTAGTTTTTCAATAGAGTTTCTATTGCGTTTGATATCTGATGAGGAATTTGGCGCATCATTAACGCTCTTGATGTCGTACACTAGATTTTTGAGGACTCTTTGAGTGTAAAGTGTCTGCAATGATACAAACTCATACCCATCGCGATGTTCAAAGAATAGAAAGTTGGTGTTTGTTGTGCCGCTGTAAGACCTAGAGGCTAACCAATTTAGGGCTTCTAATGGACGATACCCAGGAACAATAACATCAAAAGAACCTGTAGTGTTCTCAACGCGATTAATCTTCTTTGGCTTTATTACATTTCTGAGAATGTCATTGGCAATGTCTGAGTAGCGTTTACCCATATAGGCTTTGCTAATTGCTTTAGAGTTTGAATCTATTAATTCAGGAGAGCAGAAATGCAAAACGTACATTGAGCCAGAGTTGTTGTTGTGTTTTCTGTCGGTAATCTTGAAAATCTTAAAGTCTTTTTCAATTGGCAGATTGAGACTGGGTTGGTCAATCTTGACGCGCAGCAACTCATTGCCGTTGACGTAGAAACTGTTAAGAATGTCTTGACCATCAACAAGAACAAGAGTGCCAAACATTGTAGGCGCATCAATGCTTTGGTGAATTTCTAATTCAACCAACTGTGGCATTAATGGTACTAGTTTACCGGAAGAGTTTATTAGGTCCAGAGATTTAAGTTCATAATCTCTGGCTGTACCCATACCGGGAGTATCTAACTCAGCCATTAGACATCAACTTCATAAATTCATCCTCAACACGCGAAATGTATGATACATCAAGAAGTTTAATGGTTCTCTTTGCCTCATTCTGCTCAACTTCATAATCATAATAACTCAAGGCTTCAAGTGTTACCGTTTGAGTAAGTGTGGTGCCATCATCAAATGTCTGCTCAAATGATTCAGCGACTACAGGATACGGAACACCAATGCTTACTTCAGGAAGTTCGCTAGTTACGCCCGTATCAAAATCTGCTTGAGTTGAACTCATCTCATATTTTTCAGTAGTGCGATATTTTACCACGCCATATTGGCTTAAAGTCTTTGTAATCACTTTACGAGTTTTATACACTAATGATAAGGCTTGAGATAGAGTTATGTCATACTTGTTTGTAATATATTTGTCCAGTGCAGCACCCGCAAGAGGGAACTCATACTGCGGATTAATTAGTTTGTTAAATAGCAGAATAATCCAGTGACGATTGGAATCGCCGTAGAGTTTATGTGCGATAGTTTCTGGAGTATCACCGTCAGATAGTTGGTACTCATAGGCTATAGCGGTATTCTCAGCAACTTCCTTAAGGAATGCCGAGCGTTGTAGCAGATTGGTAACCAGCTGAGTTGAGGTGACATTGTCTTCAAGATTGTAAGCAATCTTGCCAAAATATGAAAAGTAACCAGCCATTAGTAACCTGCCTCAACAAGACCCTTGTGGATAATCTCAACTTCTTTGAATCGTAGACGCATTTCAATGTTAACTGGTTTGCCGTCCTTGAATGTAACAAACTGTCCTGATTGACCAACGTAGTTTACGTCAATTGCTTCCAATACACAAGTTGCAAATTTGTGAAGCGATTCATTTTCAATATCATTTTCATTCTTGCCTGGTTTGAAACGATACTCAATATCAAACTCTGAAGGAGGAACAAAGTATCTACCGCCTGTACCCTGCGCCAATTCTGGTGCAGCATGGTAGCGGAACATACGAATAATCTTCAGTACATCCTCGGCTTCTTTTTCGTTTCTTGGATGGAAAGCAAAGTTGAACTCAAAACTTCTATTGTCAATGGTTTCAAATAGAACTTCAATCTGAGGATTTTGCGCTACACCATAAGATTGCAGAATAACATTTTCAACTCCTTCACCAACAATTCCTAATTCTTTACCTGCACCGCCAACAATAGATGCAAGGGTTTCTGCTAGAAATCCGCCAGCACCATTTTGACGACCAACTCCACCAGCACTTGCTGCGGCTTGAGCATTTCCTGCACCTAAGCCGGACTTAATTCTATTTGTAACTGCGCTAATGCTATTACCGACAGCACCAGCGCCTTGTCCAGCAAGACCTGCTAAACCAAGTGCTGAAGTTAGGGAAACTTCACCATATTTGTTTTGCGATTGCATTATAACTTGGTCGGGAATGTACAAATCAATTGATTGCACTAATCTTTTGGTCTTTCTGGTTACGTCAACATTAGCGAGAACAGTTGCGCCAATTATTCCTGCGCCAATAGCGCCAAGACCTGCGCCTAAAGTATCAGCCCCTTGTTGTTTTACGGTTCCGTCATTAGCATTACGCGCCATATCATTTAGAAGTTGAGTAGCCCCATATAGTGCGCCAGTTATAGCGCCACCAACGCCGCCAGCGCCGAGCACTTGAAATGGGTCTGCGCTACCTCCAATCTGACCAAACGTTTGTCTATTGGTATCAGATACCGTAGCCTCACCTGTTTGTTGAAAGTTAGTGCTAAACGCAGACTTACCGGGGATGTTAATATGGAAACGGAGGAAGTGCGGGAAACGTTCTGTATTTAAGTCGCGAGGATACTTTAGACTGTCACTAGTGAAATACTTGTTCTTGCCTAGTGCTGCTAATGGTCCAGTAGCAGTTGGAACGGGATTGGTCTTGCCGTCGCTAACAACCTGCGGTCCACCATCCTTATTGTCGGGAGTTCCTTGTTGAAATGCCGGACTTCCGCGCCCTACTGGAGTAGATGATACTTGTTGACCTGCTGGTGCTGCCATTTGATTCCTCTATAAATACTGGTATGGCTTATTCAGGACGTTATACACCCGAAAACCCCAAGAAGTATCTTGGTGACCCTACAAATATCTGGTATAGAAGTTTGTGGGAACGTAGTGTCATGGTCCATTTAGATAAAAGTCGCAGTGTTCTTGAATGGTCTAGTGAAGAAATTGTCATACCTTATTTATCGCCTGTAGATAACAGATGGCACCGATACTTTCCTGATTTTTTGATTAAAACAGGGTCTGATACAATATTGCTTGAAGTAAAGCCATATAGTCAGTCAGTTCCTCCAACCAAAAAGTCAAAGGTGACAAAGAGATATCTAAATGAGGTGATGACGTATGGCGTCAATCAGGCTAAATGGAAAGCCGCAGAAGAATACTGCGCTGACCGGAAGTGGAAGTTTAAGGTTGTGACGGAAAAGGAACTATTTAAAAAGTAATGCCATCCCTATACGAAAAACTCAGCAAAGAGATGAAAGCAGCGGGTATCAAACCCCGCACTCAGGCTGCTAAGCAATGGCTTCGCGGTAAGATTGGTGCGCTTAAGATTCCTAGCAACAGAGCAAATCTACTCAATGACCCTAATCGGTCAACAGGTTTTGCTGTTGTTGGAAGAATGTACTTCTTCCACTATGACCCAAAGTACAAAGATACTCTTCCCGTCTATGACCGCTTTCCATTAGTTCTGCCAATGGAAGTATATCCTAACTCATTTCTGGGGTTAAACCTGCACTATCTAGACCCATACAACCGTTTATATCTGCTAGATATGTTACAGGATTTTATTACCAACACTAAATATGATGACAGTACTCGATTCAAGTTGGCATATTCTACATTGGCATCAGCCAAAAGATTTAAGTTTATCCAACCTTGTATTAAGAAGTACCTGTTTGAGCATATCATGTCTTCAATGATTTACATTGAACCGGATAGTTGGGAAACCGCTATCTTCCTGCCTACGGAAAAGATGGTGTACAACTAATGGCATTCTCAGTAGACCAATTTAGACAACATTTTGCTAAGCATGGAGACTTTGCCAAGTCATCCAAATTTCAAGTGATGATTATGCGCAGCACGGCTCCTGATGTGGCAGCGGTTAAGGGTCTAAGTTTTCAGTGTGAAGCCACTGAACTTCCTGGCTTTTCTATCAATACACTTGAAGCAAAAGTCTATGGACCATCTTGGCACATTGCTTCTGTTCCAGTATATACTGACCTCACATTAACATTTGTTTGTGCGTCTGATATGTGGGAAAAGAAGTATTTTGATGACTGGATGCAAAAAATTGTACCTACTGGCAATGTAACTCTAGATGAGGAATCTCCTCACGCAGAATACCGCGACAACTACTTGTCAACAATTACGATTGACCAGTATACAGAATATAGCAAGAACAATACTCTAGAAATTCCGTATCGGGTTCTAGTATTTGATGCATTCCCTACAAGCATTGCACCACTCCCTCTAAACTGGGGTGAAGATGGTTTACACAGACTTTCAGTAACCTTCAAGTACCGTAAGTGGGGTAGAGGACTTGCTGCATCATATCAAGAAACAGGCGCTCCACCAGTACCTAATAATCTTGATGGACTAAATCCTCTAGAAGCCGGCACTAGCGGACTTGAGAATTATCAAAATTCCGGCAAAGTTTCTTAAATTTGAATGAGGCGAAAAAATTATGGCTTTACCTATCGTACAACAACCTGTATTTGAAGTGTATCTAAAATCATTAGACAAGAAGGTCAAATTTCGTCCATTTCTTGTCAAAGAAGAGAAACTGCTTCTCATTGCTAGAGAGTCAGAGGACAATGATGCAAGTTTGAACGCAATCAAGCAAGTTATTCAAAACTGCATCATTGAATCCCCTAAAACAAAGAAACCTGTTGATATTGACACGTTACCGTTGTTTGATGTTCAGATGCTCTTTACTCATCTCCGCATGAAGTCTATTGGCGAGTCAGTGGCTCTTGAATTTACTTGCACTAATGTTCTTGAAGATGAAACTGAGTGTGGTCAAGAAAACACTTATAATCTAGACCTAACCAAAGTAAAGTATGAGATTGGTCCTGGTCATAGCAGAACTATTCAAATTACTGATAAGATTGGCGTTACGCTTCGCTATCCTACCATAACCAGCAAACTTGCTGAGAGTGAGGATTTGCTTGATGACTCCCTCAAACTAATTACTGAACATCTAGAATTTGTATTTGATGAGGATGGCGTCTATGATACCTTTACCCCAGCAGAGGTTGAAGAGTTTGTTAACAGTCTGTCATCAGACCAACTTGACAAGGTTCTAAATTTCTTCATCACGGCTCCAAAGGTTGTTCTTGAAGATACCGCAATTTGCAAGAAGTGCAAAAACGAGCATAAGATTTATGCGGAGGATTTGTACAGTTTTTTTATCTAACCTTTGGATATGACAGCCTAAGCAATTTTATGCAGACCAATTTTGCGTTGATGCAACATCACAAATACGGTTATAATGATATTGATAGCATGATTGCTTGGGAGCGACAAGTGTACCTAATGATGCTAAGTGAGTACATTAAGGAAGAGAATGACAGACTAAAGTTACAGCAACAATCAAGAAGATAATAAATGGCATTAAACAATCCGCTTGCAACCGTAATCAAGGCACTCTCTCAACAAAAAAGAGTTGAGCCTAAAGATGAGGAAAAAGAGAAATCCCTAAAGAAGACTAGGGAGATTCTCACTCGCCTCAAGGATATGCAGAAGTGGCAGAGAAAAGCCGATAAGCAACTTCTTGGTCTAAGTCTTGTTGTACAAAAACTTGCGAGCGCAGACCAGCCTACTGACATCAAGCAAACGCTTGAACAGATTAATGCTAGACTGGCTCCAAGAACATTTAATCTTGGTGAGCAGGGTCAGTTTCAATATGACCCACTAGCCCCCGCAGGAAAGCAAGTAACAAAACTTTCCAGAACAGGTAAAGCATCTGTTGGCGCAACTAAGAAAGATATTGAGGTTGTCCTTAAGAAAGCAGCATACATCTTTAATCAAGAGATTGAAAACCGTAACACCGTTGCTAAAAAAGAGAAGATGCCTACCAAGAACAAGAAGGCATCAGTCAGAGCCAAGATGATGAAGTCGGTTGCGGACCAACCAGAAAAGAAAGACTTCACTGAAACATACAAGAAACTTGCCTATGAGATGGAGGAGGATGACCCTGTTTACCTTCTCAAGAAGTCGATGGACAAGAACTTTGCTAAGGTCTTTAAGCAACTTAAAGAACTGCGCGCCCTTGTCATAAACAACTCTGGTGGTCTGGGATTGAACCCTTTAGATTTGCTAGGTCGCGGTAAGCCAGGTGCTAAACCGGGAAGAGGCGGGTCAACAAGACTCGGCAGTATGGGTAAAGGCGTTGCCGGCGCTGCTGGCGGTCTACTTGTTGGTGCCGGATTAGGCGCATACAACTCACTACGTCAATTTGACCCTAATCGCGACAAGAGTGATATTGCTATTGATGCTGCTGTTAATACTGCTGGTGCTGCATACTTTGGTAGAAATGCCGTTAAGTCTGTGCAAGATGCTAGAAAGAAAACGCAAGCCGCAAGCCGTCTTGCTAGAATGCGCAGAGCAAATCCTGATGCGTTAAAAGGTACATCTAGACAAAATAGAGTATGGCAAAGATTCCTCAAATTTGTTGCTAAGAAGTCTCCAAAATTAGCCGCTAGAGTTGGAACAAGACTTGCTACATCCGCAGGTCTTGCTGCTGTTCCAGGTATTGGTTGGGTAGCAGCTGGCTTTAACATTCTTGGTTTAGGTTTGGTAATGGGTGAAGTTTATGACCTCTGGAAAGAGTATAATGCTCTAAACGAAGAGGAAAAACTCCAATACGAAAATGCTGAGGATACGGTTCCAGAAGACAAAAAACAAAACAAGCAGTTATCTTCTGATACATCTAATGCTACTGCCGCAGAAAAATATAACCGTCAAAGTCGCGGTTCACGCGGGGGTCGAGGTGCGCCTGCTGCTAAACCAGCAACTTCTCCTGAAGCCGCTGTTGGTACAGTAGGAGCATCTGGACAAGAACTTAAGGGTGTAAGCGAATCCGGTTCTGCTAAGGAAGCAATGAAATTCTTCCAAGACAAGGGTTGGACAAAAGAGCAAGCCGCCGGTATTGTCGGCAACTTAATGGCAGAATCTAGTGTTAATTTAAAAACAGATGATTACAATCCGCAAGAGCAAGCCTACGGTATTGCTCAATGGAGACTACCTAGACAAGAAGACTTTAAGAGACAATACGGCAAACCTATTCAAAAAGCCGGATTTAAAGAACAATTAGAGTTTGTAAATTGGGAATTAAACAATACGCATAAAGGTGCAGGAGATGCTTTGCGCAAAGCAACTGATGCGTCTACTGCTGCCGCAATAGTTGATGCTCAATATGAACGTTCTGCGGGACTACATCGACAGAAACGTATTGACTATGCTAACCAGTTGCTAGATGATAAGTATCTGGACAAGGTGTCAACACAACGTCCAAGAGGGACCACTCCAACAGCAACAACTGCTGCTCCTGCGGCTACTGGAACAACTCCAGTTGCACCTAGCGGAATTGCTACTGGCGTCATTAACAGAAATCCTCCTAGTCCAACTGCCACTCCTGCTGTTGCGGTTCCTGCTCAACCTGTTAACAATGTTGCTGCAAAAGATTGGGCATGGTCAGTTTACTCAAACCAAGCAACAATTCAGCAAGTACCTGTTGTATATAAAACAGAAGTTGCTTCTATACTCGCTAATCCTCCAGCAAATTGGGCAGCAGAAAAGGCTAAGATTGCAGCACCTGTTGAAACTGCGACGGCTCCTGATGAAGTGGCAACTGTAGATATTGCAGATAAGCCATTGCCAAGAGATGAAGCAACCTATGCGATGCAACAACTTGGCATGATGAATGAAACACCTACGCCAGTAGTAACTCCAGTCCAAACAGTAACTAACAATACATCTAATGTAGCGCCAGTAACTGCCCAAACTGCAAATCAAATTACGTCAATAAACACTACAAATAATGCAACTACTAGCAACCCTGCTCCTGTAATTACAACTAGCGTACCAATAACTCCAGTTAGTGATGATGCAACTACTGTAAATAACAATACAAATAATAACACAAACAACTTGCTAAACAATATCCAACGTGTGGCAAATCGCTTCTCACCAAGAGTTGCTACTGGAATACAAACAGCACGTTCAATCTTTGAACAACTTAAGCCTAAGCAAAAGATTGCCGGAGAAACTCTCGCTCAAAGTTCAGTAGAGTTAGAATTAAACAAAGCCGCAGCTGCGGTTGTTCCTCCAGTTATCATTCAACAAACTGCTACTGGTGGAGGAGGTGGTTGCCGCTTTGTTCCTACGCCACCAGCACCGTTACCGCCAGTTGATATCAAGAATGCTGATGCTTCAATCAAGAGTGCATTCAGTCGAGATAGATGGGCATAAAAAAAGAGGGGGCTTTTCAGCCCCCTCAGTTTACTCGCCAGCAAGTTGCTCAAAGAATGACATATCGTCATCTTCAACGCTGATATCCTCAGCGGTAGCCTTCTTGGCAGGAGACTTTGGCGCAGCAGCCTTTGGCTCATTCCAAGGCAATTCCTCATCATCAATCTTGGGGGCAACAGCGGCAGCAGTGCCGCCAGCACCAAGAACGCGATTCAGTTTTGTCTTGAGTTCATCGTAGGTCTTAAAGTTATCGGCACTGACAAATTCCTTTAGGGAATAAGCCGACTTCCAAACCTTTTCAATCGCAGCATCATCACCGTCAAGCAGAGCAGACTGAACATCAAACTCAGACTTGTCGTAGTTACGATAGCCTTCAACATTACGAATCTTCAACTTGAAGTTAGCACCCTTCCAGAAATCGAACGGATTAACAGGCTTCTCATCCTCAAACTGGGGATTCAACTTTTCGTTAATCTTGTCGAAAATCTTCTTGCCAAACTTAAACAGGAAGACCTTGCCTTCATTCTCCGGATGCTTTGCGTCAGAGACAACAAGGATGTTAGCAACGTAAGTCAACTTGCGCTTCTGCTTACGGGCAATTTCCTTGTTTGCTTCAACGCCGCTATTCCAGAGTTGAGTGTTGTACTCAGAAACAGGGTCATTCTTACCAAGAGTGGTGAGGCTGTTCTCGATGTACCAACCACCTGGACCCTGGAAAGCATGCGACCAAACCTGAACAAACGGCAGTCCATCTTCACCATCAACTGAGGGGGAGTCTAGGAAACGGATGACGGCATAACCATTACCAGCCTTATCGACTTCAGGTTGCCATACACGGTCATCGGTGTAACTCTTCTTTTCGCCACCACCAGATGCGGTAGAGGCAACAGCCTTCTTCAACTTGTCGAAGGAATTATTCTTCTTTAGGGACGATAGGTTCATTGTAGTATATCCTTGTATTGTAGTATAGATTGTATTTTGTTTGTCCACTTACTCATCACCATAGTATTATATATCTTCCGTAGTGAAGAGTAAACTCTTTAGTTGCGATTTATATTTCGCAGTATCAACATTGAGAAATGCCCCGTACTTTTTAATCTTCATTGACAGTTTGGGGTAGATGAAGGTATCTTCAATCTGCTTGTCCCACTTAGCAATTACGTTGAACAGTTTGTCAAGAATCACTAGGGTTTCTAGTGAGACTTCTTTCTGCATCACTTTGGTTAAAAGTGCAGGGTATTCCCCGTTTGTAACCTTGAACAAATCATTGAACTCTTTGCCAGTACGGTTCTCCATCAGCAACTTGATATCACTGATAAAGTTGTATGACATTGATTCAGTAATCTTCTTCCAGGTTGCGTACAATTCCTCAGCATCATCTTGTAGTAGACTCTTTGACCATTGCGAATCATTGTAAGCAAAGTTTGCTACAAAGAAAGGAACAATCTCAGTCTCTGAGTACTTACGAGCAAGTTTGTGAAAGTTGTACTTGTCTTTTCGCTTTTGAAAAGCATCTACTGAAACCCTAGTCTTACCATTGTAAGTAAAGAAGTTGTAATCTTTACTGGTAAAGTGTAACTTAATGGCTTGGTAGATGCTATACACATCATAACCATTCATATTGGCAATCGCGCAGACCTTGGCAGATACCGTAGTTCCTGCGCCTCTTCCTCCAATTTTGCTTTGAGAACGCTGTTGATTAACGTAGCAGCAACTTCAATCTCTAGGTTGTTATCTTCACAATAACTAGTGATTGCTTCTAAGCATAGAATGCGCTTGGTAGTGGATATCTCAATAATGTCTTGAGAGAACCTGTTCTTCTCATCTGCTGTAGCCATTAACTAACTCCAAATACGTTATTGAGTTGACGGTTGACGCGAATGAACTGCGAATTCTCTGCCAATTCATACAAATTTCTTGCGCCAACATATGTACAAGCAGACCGCAGACCACCAAGAATTTCTTGCACAGTCTTTTCAACTGGACCCTTGTACTTGAGAATGACTTCCTTACCCTCAGATGCACGATAGTCAGCAACACCGCCATTGTGCAATTCTTGAGCGGCTTTTGACGCCATCCCATAGAAAGGAACATTGCTCATGTATTCAACCTTATCTTTATGCTCAGACGGCAATCCTTCCTCATGACCAGCAAACATACCACCAATCATAACATATGATGCACCAGCGCCAAATCCCTTAGCAACATCACCAGCGCAAGTGATACCGCCATCAGCGCAAGTACCAATGCCAGTCTTTGCACAATCAAGAACCGCAGAGAACTGAGGAAAGCCTACACCAGTCATCTTGCGAGTAGTGCAAACAGAACCAGGACCAATACCAACCTTGATGATGTCGATGCCCTTTTGAGATAGAGCATAAACTTGTTCTGGGGTGACAACATTACCTGCCATGTAGAACATACTGGGGCAGATATCAACGATTTGGTCAAGTTTGTCTAGGAAGTTTTCAGTATAGCCATTAGCAACGTCAATACAAACGCCAAAAGGAACATTGGTTTGCTCTGCATTTACAGCATCAATAAAATCATGATACTTGGCAATATCTTCATTGCTAATGCCCATGCTATAGAAAGCAAATCGGGAATCATCTTCCTTAAAGAATTCAATCAGTTCCTCAAGGCTATAGTGCTTGACAAGAGCAGTTAGCATCTTATGCTTAGCAAGTGCCCGTGCCATTTCAAATGTACCAACACCATCCATGTTAGCAGCAATGATTGGAACCACTCCTGCGCCAGTTGTCAAGTCAACTTCACTGCGACTAGAAACATCTCCTGCGCATGGTACAATTAGCACGTCAGAGTAGTCTAGCATTTCTTGATTACTGTAGAATTTTGAGGTCATAATTTATTTCCTATAGAATAGGTGAGCACCAATTTTTGTAAACAACTTCATAGTCTTAGCCCACGTTGGCTCAACATAGTCAGCATGGTAATAGAGAACATCAGAGGTTATTATACGCGAACGTTTGTTGGAAAGCAAAACTTCTTCGGCAATTTTTACCGATTCAAAATATCCGCGCCGGTCACGCACGATATCAGTCTTGCCATCACATACCCAAGAGAATTGACAACCTCTGCTACTTCTATCAAGAACAACTCCGCAAACAGTACGAGGGAAGATGCGACTTTGAACCCGATTCATAGTTACAGTGGCAACAGCCAACTTACCTTCTACTGATTCTGTATTTGCTTCAAAGTAAATGTTCTTGGCTAGGCATTCAGTTTCTGTACGCACAAAATCAACATGAGACAACTTCTTGCGCAAGTCATGAATGATTTCATCGGCTGATTTTTGATTGTTGTACAATTCATATTCAAGGTTATCATATCGAACCTTGGCTTGGTACAACTCATTGGCAAAGAATAACATGCCTGAAAAAATAAACAAAAAGACACACATACGCACCATATCAAGTGCGTTTAACGCAACAGACTTCATAATATACCTCAGTTAGGCAGGGCGTTGTCTAGCGAACCAGTATGCTAGAATGACTCCAACGCCCGCAGTAACGACACCAAACAATGCAGCAATGGTGTCTTTCCACTCTAAGGAAACAGAAACATTCCCAGTAAGGAACATCATGAGAATAGTGAAATAACCAATAATGAATAGTGCGCTCAATCCAACCTGCGCGTATGCTACTAACTTTTGATTATCCATTCTTTCTCTCTGTAGTTGAAAAGTAGCGGTTTGATTCTGTTGCCAGGTCAAACCGCCAAACACCCCGAGAGTCATACCGTTATTAGGCGGCGATTCTCATTTCGTAATTGCTATCGTTTGCATTTACTTTTTTTGCGCTGATTAAGTCAGTCGCCTCACTGGTAGCCTCTAGGTTATTACTCACCCTGTCGAAACTGGTCATCCCCAAAGTGACCCCCATGGTGCGCATCGATGAGAGGCGTTGGGGGTTCTGTTGTTTGGTGGAGATGGGGGGAATCGCACCCCCGTCCAAGATGCCTTTAGTTAAAGGTTTACTACCATTAATTCAAAATTGTATGCACTAGTGCTGCACCAGCACCACCGCCAACAGTCACTAGGAAATCCCAAAAGTCTCGGGTTCCGTGACCATTGCCATCATCCCATTCCTTCCAAGCAGCAACCGCAATTACTGCAATGAAAGAGAATACTGGGAAGTATGGATACAATGTAGCAACAAGTGCCCAACCGCCAATAAAGTGAAATGCCTTATCAACGGGAATAGACTTTAAAGTTTCACGGATGTCCACTGCTATATCCCTCATTATACGCTTCTTCTGCCTTCGCGTCAAGTTCTTCCTCAACACGGAGCATGCAACCCTTGACCCACTGAGTAGTCAAACGCTTGCTGTGTGCGTATCGTTCAGGAACACGATTCTCGCAATATGCCTTAATGTTGCTACGACGTTCTTGAGGGGACTTGCTATCTGCGATAGCGTATCCAATCAATCCGCCAACAACAGCAGCACCAGCAATCCAAGCACCACGATGGCTGCGATTATCCCTTTCATGATGATTGTCGCGACGGTGGTGTTCACCGTGACGACGGTCTGCTAATGCGCTACCGGAAAACAATAGAGCAATTGCAGTACAGATAATTAAAATGTTTTTCATATTATGCCTTAACGAACGTTGATGTCGCCGTTTCCACTAGCATTGCCGCCACTAGTGTCTTTCTCTAGACGTGGGTATGCTGGTGCATTCTTCTTGTTCCAATAGACTCGCCAAGCAATAAAGCCGACAAAGACTAGAGCGATTAAACCTGCGATAACGTATTCCATTGTTTCTCCTTATACGCCTTGATGTATGAAATTAATTCTTCGCGATGCGTCATTGGATTCTCTTTCATCACTTGGGGAAATGGCGCAAAATCCCCTCCAATAATAATAACAGACTGTTCAATCTTCAACCCAGTACGCTCTTCAAACATCTGAGCATAGGCTGAAGTCTGCATGAAGTAGTTAGCAATGTCAGCCTTCTTCTTCATACGCTTGGAAGTCTTAAAGTCAATGACAGAAAGAACCCCATCAAACTCGGCAATACAGTCTACCTGTCCAGCCAACCCTAGTTCATGAGAGAACAAAAAAGACTCCAGACAGTGAATATTATTTATCTTATCTAGAGTCTTCTTCATGGCAACAAACACAGACTTAGCAGTTGGCATGACCTCTTCATTCTCATAAACAGGCTTATTACTTAGGTAATTCTCAACCAGTTTGTGCACAGAAGTACCGCGAGTAGTAGCCTGACGAGAAATCTGATTGGCTTTCTCTTCACCAACCCGCTTACGCCAAGCCATGATACCTTCCTTGCCATAGTCGGCTAGTACAGTAGTGACAGATGGGTACTTCTTACCATCCTCTGTAACATAGTAACGAGTACCATCAGACTGTTCCCTGACCAGAGTAGGGAGAGAATGACTGATGTGATTAAACTTAACTTCTTCTAGTAACACTTAATATACCTTTATTTCAAAGCCGACATACTTATTATACTGGGGTACAGCTGTAAAGTCAAGTATTGTTCGACAATTCATACTTCTCTACAGCAATCAAGAAATCCTTTACAAGACTGCTACGGACAATGTCATCTGTACTGAATTCTACATTAGTGAAGGATGGCATGGTCTTGGCAACATTGTGAAACTTGTTCAGACCAGACATATCACCCTTCTTTCTGTACAAGTCAGATTGCTTGTAGTCCCCACAGAAGATAATCTTGGAACGATTACCAACGCGAGTGATGATGGTGGAGAGTTCTTCCCAGTTCATGTTCTGACATTCATCTACGATTACAATTGAATCGTCAAATGTACAGCCACGAATGAAACTGGTGGAAACAAATTCAATCTTGCCGGATTCTTTTAGGGCTTCATAGGCATCTCTGCGATTGAACAATGTATGATAGATTTGCATATAAGGTTGCTCATACAGGCTCATCTTGTCTTCTAGAGAGCCAGGAGTAAAACCCACGTCACGAGACTGAACAGCAGAGCGTACAATAACAACCCGCTTAAAAGAACTAGTCTTGTCGTATACTTCTTGGATGGCTTTGTAGCATGCAATAAAAGATTTGCCAGTACCAGCTGAACCAGTAAGCATAATGAAATAATCACCACGGGCATAAGCATCGAAAAATTTACCTTGATTTTCTGTTAGGGGTTCAAATAATTGAAGTTCTGAAGGCTTAAGACGAGAGAGTTTCTTTTCCTCTACAATGACGGTTGATTCTATGTTTTGTGATGAGTTAGCGGTTTTTCTTTTAGTAGACACGTGTCACCGTTTCTGTTGTTTGTCTTTTTGTAGTTGAGCCTGTTTGGTGCGGTACTTCGCAAGTGCCTGTTCAGATTGAATGCGCTTGATTGATTTGTTTGTGCTATGGCGTTTTGCGAGTTCACTAACAGGATGGGCTTCAGCAATCTTAGACATTACCTCCTTCCATGTATTATCGGTTCTTGCGCCAAGAGAATCTCCTATGGTACTATAGGAAAAAACAGCAGGAGAGTCAATGTATGGCTCAAGATTCTTATTTGCTTTCAGGAATTCCTCCCTTTGCGAAATAGACATCCATTCCTCAGTCACTTCACCAGTTTCAGTATTACGAAAATTATAACTCGGCATATCACACCTTTGTTAGAGTACCATGATGGGCTTTGTAAGCCGTAAATTTGATGTCAGGGTATTCTTTTGATAGTCCCTTAAACATCTGCAGGTTGACGTCTGCATCATCAAACAGGGTAGCAAATTTGTACCCGCCTTTATCTAGGTACTTTTTAATAGTAACTCGCTTGCCCTCAGCAGTTGGCAGATTCAGTTTGCCTGAACGCTCAACATAGACATTCTTCATATCCAAACCGTACTTTTCAAATGTCTTGAGGAAGAGTTGCTTGTCATCAAAGTCGCCACGAGCCGTGACAACAATCATTTTGGAGCCTGGATTGTTTAGAGTTGATTGTAGCAACTTAGCGGCAATACGCATTACTGGCATGATTGGAACGCTGGTATCATGAAAGATATCTGCACTGCGAAATTCGCTAAAATCAGGCTGCTCGCCATTTTTGAACTTGTATGTGTTGTATTCAGTATTTGAAAGACTCTTGATGCGCTTTCCATTCTTAACAACATGAATACGGGCTTTGGTCTGGAATAGAGTTTCATCTATATCCCAGATAAACAAGTGTGGAGCAGATTGCTCTAGTATGAATGACTTGAATGTTTCCATTTCCTTATTTATAATAAAAAAGGCTGCTCACGCAGCCTTCAGATAATTCGCGTCCCACCAGGACGGTGTAGGTCGCACAGACCACTTAGCAAAACTCGCCTTATGAATCTTGTAATAATTGCGGTATGCTATAACGCTTGAGAGAATGTTCTTGCAATCATCAGGCATGCATTGTGGCGGCTCAACGAATGGAGCATAAGGTTGGTTGGAGGGAAACCGCCGGAGTGGTTCCAGCAACCCTTCGCACTTGTGAATCTTGCCGTACCTGAATGTGTACTCGATTAGAAGATATTTGAACAAATCATGGAGCCAACTGTAATGCTCGCTGGAAGTCCGTACCCAAACAGCAGATGGGTGGTTGACATGACTTGCGGAATAGTAGACAGAATCAAACTCATTATCAAGTCTCCAACGCTTAACATTTCTAAGACCAGAAACACTCTTACCTTGCACCATGACCCCGTCAAGCACACGATGAGCCGTGGAGAGCAACTGAGCACTCTCTAGAATCATCTTGACAACATGCTTGTCACAGTGGAACTGCGCAGCCTGTTCTGGGTCATGGTGAAGGTAAAAGATATTCATTAAGCGAAAACCTTCTCTAGATTAGCAGAACTCATACCCTGCAGGCAGAGGATACGATAACCCTTGCCGTGCTGCAGCATGCTGAAACGCATACCAAACTTCTTGGTGGCATACGCTACAGAATTGCGTGCACGCTTCTTGCTGCGTGCCGGGACAGAGATACTCCAGCCAGGCTGCAACTCGGAAAGACGGGCAGTCAACTTGCTGCGCTGCCGACCCGGACGAACATTTGTCTGTTCCTGTTCGACAACCGGAGTAGTGCCGGCAACCTTAGCAAGTTCCGAACGAACGATGCTGACGATAACGTTGCGAATTTCTTCGCGGACAATCTGTTCAATCATATTCATGATAATATTCCTCTATTAGAGTCCCAACTGAGCCTTGAGGTCATCCAACTCACGGTCGGTGACTTCGCTGATGTCAAGGTCACGGTCAAGCGTGGGAACATCGAAAGAGTCAGCCTGCGGCTTGCTCTTGACGACAGTCTTGGTCTTGGCGACCTTGGCAGGCTTCGCAGCCTTGGCAGCCTTAGCAGGCTTGGCGACAGTCTTGCTGCCCTTTGCGCTCTGCGTCAACTTCAGGCTAAGTGCCTTGGAAGGATTGGTCAGCACCCAACCGTCAACGACACGCCCCGTCTTGCGAGCCTCAAACTCGCAGCGGTTCAGCCGCTTCAGGTCATGAATGTAGGGAGCAACGGACTGCTCCTGAATCCCCATCAACTTGGCGATATCAGCCTTGGACACGTAATTGCCCTCAGCACTCTTAAATGCTTCAACCAGCATCTGGGTCTTGTACATAGACATAATTAAAACCTCACTAACAAATTACAAACTACAAATATATGATATGGTACTTCAGCTGAAAAGTCAAGCGCAAAAAACACTTGCTAAATCAATCACTTAACAATCCTTCCAAGAATTGTTGCGCTTTATCTGCTCAGAGATGATATCAGCCAAACTGGGACTGGCGACAGAGTATTCACCAATCCAATTCTTGTGTGGCAGATGCCCTTCACGCACCAGCCATTCGCCGACATCCTTGGCTTCCTTGAGCCCGATGCCATAGGTTTCACGCAGCCACTTGATGGCGCGAACCTTGTCACCAGCCTCGAAAGCACGCAGAGTGTCCATCTGCTTGCGGCTGATTTTGACCGGAATGCTGCCGTACAGCGTGCTGTTGATGACGTATTCCACGGTCATGTCTTCCGTCAGCAGACGGCAGAACATGTGCGGGTGCATCTCAGCGAGACGGTATGCGACCTGAATCAGGTCATTGTCGCTCATCTCCCGCACGCGCTGGAGGATGTTGACGCCATCAAACATGAAACTTGGAGTGTTCATAAATTTCCCTTTAAGCGTAATAAGCAATCATGCGTTCAGCAATCTCACGCCAGTCCACCTTGCGGAGGAAAGCGCAAGCCAAATCCTTGGCAAGCCCCGTTGCCTGTTCTTCAATCCGGTCTTCGCAGAGCGATTCCAGCAGCCCAGCCACGTCAGCAACGTCAGCGTCATCGCTGAAGCCCAGGTCATCCAGCGACATGCCATCAACCATCTCAAGATTGATGCGCCACGTCTCATAATTCGACCAACCATTATACGACATATTAATGCTCCCAAACCTGCTTAACGTACTTGTGCTCAAGAATCACGCGGTCACGCGTGGCACCGTACACCTGGATGGGCGCATCCAGCACGATGTGGTGAGTGATACCGCCACCATACTTCACGCGAGACAACTCAACCTTGCCAGACACCGGGAATTCACCCAGATACTTGCCAACAACCTTCAAACCTTCCAGATTCCAACTCATGATGATACCTCAGATGTACTTGACATTCTGCGGAGCAACGCTGTACTCTGCAATGACGCGCTGAAGATTAGCAGACAACTTTTTGGCATTGTCGCCGCAGCCGATGTACAGAACAGTCACGCCATTAGGATTGACCGCAGTGAACAACTTGGTGTCGACAACCGAAATGTTGCCCGAACGCACTTCCACGCGATAACGATGATTCATTATTTTGCGCCCTTTGTCTTGGCGTTCAACATCTCGGCAATTTCTTTAGCCAACGCTTGGCTGAATGCTTCTGCCACCTTCTTGCCCGTAGCATCTTGCACCCAAAACCTATCTGCATAGAACGGTGGCTGAAACCAGGCGTTGCCCAAAAAGAATCGCTTCATCATTTTTCCCTTAACTCTCACTATACCTATATTGTACTGAAATCTACGAAAAAGTCAATGCGAAATTTTCTTGTAAAATCAATAACTTAGAGAACCACTGGACCCAGCGTGAAGCCGGGCTTCACGCCACTCAGGTAGCCATACGGCACCCCCAGGTGGAATTCCAGGAAAGAGATGTCACCACGGCAATCGTGGGCGTCATCCAGGAAACGGATGGCGTCAGCGCGGGTGGAGCCAGCCACCAAGTCCAGGATTTCCTGGATGCGCTTTTCGGTGGCAGCAATGGCTGCAGCCTGCGCACGCTGTTCCTGCTCGATGCTTTCGCAGAGGTCTACGAACAACTCGTCCCAAATACGCTGCTTGCCATCGTTGTCGGCGGCATGCCAATCAGCCCAGAACCACTCGCGAGGGCGATACCCATGCGCGTCCTTGTGCAGGTCAGAAACAATGTTTTCATCAAAAGTGTATTCGTTCTTCATAGGTATAGAATACTGGATTTTGAGAAAAAGTCGATAGGAAAAACTTCTGTAAAATCAATCACTTACTTTTTGCGCAGATATTCCTGTAATTCTTGGAATCCGCCAATGAGTACACCATCAATAAGAATTTGTGGAACAGAGCGCGCAGCAGGAACTGCTTCTAACAACTGTTCTTTTGTGGCTCCTACGCCCACAACCTTTTCAATATACGGGATGCTTTCGCGAGTCAATAAATCCTTGGCACGGTCACACCAAACGCAATTTGGTTTACTCCAGATAGTTGCAACCATTAGTCATCCCTCTTGTTAGTCATAAACTGTTCAACCTTGACTAATTTCTTTTCAGCATAGCCAAGGATGCGGTCTTGGTCTAGCCCAACTTCCTCATCAACCAACTTCATCATCGCAAGGATGTCGCCAATCTCCCTTTCTAAGTCATCACGCTTGGCATCATCAACACCAAAACGAATAATCTTGGATGCGGCTTGGATTGCCTCACCGCACTCTTCCATGAAGATTGTCAGGACTTCTTCCCTACGATTCATCATGTTATTCCACTACCGGATAGATTGGAACTTCAACATTAAAGTCTGGAGCATCTTCCCAAACGATGTCAAACTGCTTGTCAGGGCAGGAACGCACCAACACCATAAGTACATCAGCAGCAAACAACTTGAACATCTCATCAGACATTAGTTTATCGCCATTGATATCAATGTTCTCAGTGCCAATGATAGGAAACTTCTCATCATCAGATGCGTCATAAACGTAAAACATACTAGCCATATTACACCTCAGATAAACAAATCGAAATCAGGAACAGAACGATAATGCCAAGTATTGGTTGGCATATACTTTCTACGCTGTATCTTTTCAAGCCACACTAGCGTTGGCTTCTCAGTATTAAAAAGAAAAACAGGATGCCAAGCAAACCAGTTCTTCCACTGAGCAAGTCGCTCGCACTTCTCATTATATGATTCAAATTCAAACTGCATTGGGCTTCTCCCGTGATTGCTTCTTCTTTGCCTTGGGCTTGAAGATGGCATCCCAGTTATCATCAAACTGTTTTTGCGGCACGCTTATGGGGCGTGGCTTACTACCTTTTCCAGACATAAAGTATACCTCAATGTATTTGTAAAGTCAATTCTGTAATAGTCGGCTATGCTTAGGAACACGACTGATTAGAAAGTCCATCTGGTCAGCAAGGATGTTGCGATTCTGTAGAATCATGCGCTCAAATACATTAACGGCATAAGGCACAAATAGCAGGTGCATACGGGCTTCTTCAGGTGTCTTGTTACCCTTCCGCAGATTGCAAGGTTTGCAAGCAGATACAGTATTTGTCCAAGTGTTCTTGCCGCCACGTGATTTTGGGTGAACGTGGTCAATAGTCAGTTCACGCCAGTTGAAGTGGTCACCGCAGTATGCGCAGATATGGCGGTCACGGGCATACAGCACCATCCGTTCAGCATACTGCGTCTCACGGTCATAAAACTTCGAACCAAGAACTGGACCAGACACGCCAATGATAGATGAAACAGTCAGAGTAGACTGCTCACCTGTTTTGTTTACGCCGCCGTAAAAAGTCTTGATAGGATTACCAATCTCCCATAATACCTTATCATTGACGTAATAGTTTACGGCTGACTCATGGTTTACCCAATCTTTAGGAGTACCCTGCTTGTCCGCAACAAGAACATAAGACATGATTAGTCCCAACCTTCGTTACGCATCACTTCTTCAAACTCATAAGTTGCATCAGCAATCTTCTGCCCAAACTTAGCAAGTGCCCAAAACAACTTTGCATCTACGGAATAATCGAATGGACGGTCACCAACAAATCGCAGATTCCAATTCTCTTTATCGGCATTCCACAAGCAAAGAGTGTAGCACCATTCCTTGGTTGGCTCTTTGGCATCTTGACGCCACTGAACAATCTCAGGATACTGCTTGCCAGCACCTGTTGCAGTCCAACGCAATTCTAAATTTGAAACTCGCTTGATATTAGAAACAGTCATAAATCACCTCAATCAGTAATCACTTATTTAGTCAGAACCAGTTACTGGTGCGGGCGAATGCCTTGCCTCTGACGCTGCTAATACCCTTGTATTGACTGTTGGCACAGAAGAAAGTCATCACGTCATGGCTATCAGGATTTTCCTCGATGTGGAGAAACTCAACAGTCTTGGTGTTGTGAGATTCTTGACAACCGTAGCAATAAACTTCAGTTTTCATTTTCTACCTCGAAAATATAATGTCCACCACGTTGAGATTGGTACCAAGTTGACCCCCAGAGTATATCGTTCTTTTCCATTGCCTTGATGATGGCTTCATTGCCAGACCATCCAGCAGTAGAAATAGCATGCTCCGTCACGAATTTATTTTCTCTAAACCGATGCGGTTTGACGTTGCTCTCCCAACCCCAATCGGCATAATACCACTGCTGTTCAATAAACTCAAACCAGCCAGTGGGGTCTTCCCAATGCCACTCTTGAATAAGTTGAAGACAAGCAGGAGTTGGATAGCCATCCTCATCACGCAAGTCGCAGTACTCAAGAGTGAACTCTTTTAGCAATTCAAACTGCTGCTTCTTCATTGTGTTATAAGCATCAGCCTTTTCGAGAAACTTATCGCGGTTCATTATTTTTACCACCAATTATAGTACGAACGTTATCACTAACAACAGAATCCTTATCTACTATGTAGTCACTTGTTCTCTCAATTTTCCATCCCTCTCTTAAAGAAGGAATGTCCATTGTTAAATGCTCTGTATTATCATTGCTATCTTTCTTTGCCCAAACTGATATTGTAATTGGAGTCTCAACAGAATATCTTTCTTTACCAGTTACCCATGCACGGATTTGGTCCCATACACCAAGCAAACCTTTTCGGTAGCACATAATGTAACCATTTTTTGTGTGTTGTTGCCAATTGTTTGACAATTTCATTTCTCGCCCCTCGCACGGATGTAATCAAGAACGTCACGAAACGCACCTTCCCGAGTCATATGCCATTCGTAAGCATCTTGCATTCGACCAGCATGATGCGCTGCTGCCTTTATCTCGCGGTCGCGAAGACGCTCTGTAGCACTAAGAATGGCGTCACGCTCCGCAGCGGCGACAAGGTTGGCGAAGCGTTCGTCCCGTATCTCTTGCCACTCGTAACTATCGTTTGTCTGGTGGCAGGCATAACGGGTAGCCTCCCGCGCCATGCGGATGATGTCATCGCGGTTCATTTAAAGACCCTCTTGGAACATTTTATGTTCTAGAACACGAAGCGTGTTTACTGGATTATCCATTGTTTTTATCCTGCTCATTACTCAACCGCAAAGCGCCATTGTCTTCAATTCCTAGCACAATGCGAAGATAGTCTTGCGACTTCATAATATACACAAACTCGCCATTGCCAATATGCTCAGCAGTGCCGTCAATAGTCTTGCATCGCATAATATTGTGCATGGTTTTCTTTTGAATCCAGATGCCTAGACACACACCAAGCATTGCGGAAACAATCATCAACGAAACAGTGTCAATCATCAGTAGTGTCCCCAAAAAGTTAATCACGCCATCACGCCATGCGGAGAATGTCATCGCGGTTCATTTCTTGCTCCTCGCACGGATGGCTGCGGCATAGGTGTTGGCGTAGTAACCGTCGCACATAGCGTCATATTCGCAAATGTTCTCGCAAGCCTTCGCACACGCCTCCCGCTCGGCAGCGGCGACGAGGGCGGCAAATTGGTAAACGCGCTCTTCTAGGTCGGTTGTTGGAGGTGCAAGCCATGCCGAAGGCTCAACAAAAACCCCTTCCTCCCGCGCCATGCGGATGATGTCATCGCGGTTCATCGCGGGTCACTCCCTGCCAGCCAAGCCACATACCAGGCGGCTTTCTTTGCCTCCTGCACGGCGTAGTCCTTCTGGCCCAGTCGCCACAAGTACGCCATAGCAGTCCCCTTGCAGTAGCCCCGAAACTCCTCGGGCGTCATGCAAGCCTTGAGTGCGTCTATACACTCCACATCGCCGCGCTTGTAGTGCGGCGGGTTAATTGCGTCAGTCATGCGCCACCCGGTCGGCGTAGCCGGTCTTGACCAGCAGTTCCTTACGTTCACGGCTGGCGCGCAAGGCGCTCAGGCGCTGGTGAATGCGGACGAGGAACGTATAGCGGCGCTCGCCTTCAATCTCTCGCGCCAACAACGTCTCCAGGTCGCGCTCGGTAGCAACGCCCAACAACTTCTGCAAAGCGGGATAGTTCATATTCAATCTCCTTTAAGTTCTTCAAGTGCAACATCAGCCACCGCCCGCTTATCTTGCAGGGCGGCAAAAATCTTCTCGTCCACGGTCTTGTTGGTCATCAAGACGTAGACCCAAACCTCATGGCGCTGCCCGCTGCGGTGCAGTCGCCCGATGACCTGCTCGTACAGTTCCAACGACCACGGCAGCGATACGAACACCATGCGACAGCCGCCGTGTTGCAGGTTCAGGCCATGGCCTGCCGAGGCGGGGTGTACCGCCAGCAACTCGACCTTGCCTGCGTTCCAGCGGTCAATCGCATTGGGGTCGACCAGCGTTACCAACTGCGGATAGCGGCGCTTGAGTTCCGCCAACTGCTCGACGAACTGGTACACCAGTATGGTGTTGGCACGCTGGTTCTCCTCCAGCACCTCATCCAGCAGGTCGAACTTGTGCGGTGAAAACCACACGGGCGTCTGCGTCGTCTTGAACTTGCCCGGCGTGTCAGTGGCAACCGTCTCGGACTGATACACAAACCCCGAGGCCATCTGCAGTAACT